GAAAAGCGAGTATCTGACGAACGTCTTAAATTCGCTGATCGAGCGTCAGCGATTGACAAGGAGATTCAAACGCAAGAACAAGTCGTTGCCCAAGCTTTAGACAAAACCAACGAACAAAAGCTTCAGGTTCTGAAAATGCAGCTCAAGGCCAAGGAAGAACTTCTCAAATCGCTTGATAACCAGGTCCAGGCGGCTCTCGACAGATACAAGGTAGACCTTAATCGTTTTGAAGCTGACAAAGCCACGTTTGAAGAGAAGACTGCTCAATTGGCCAGCATTAACAAAACCTTGGTGGAAGACAAGGTTAAGCTAGACGACATCGAGAACGCCATTGCGATCGTTCGCGGGTTCCTAACCGGGATTACCCAAGAACTTCTTCATGATGCTGAACAGGAAGCAAACAAGCTGCTTGGTCAGTTTAAGAACACCTCGAACATTAACGTGATGTTCCCGATGACCGAAAAGCTTCGGGACGGCATTCCGACATACTCGATTGACCTTCAGGTGGAGCGGGACGGTGTACCGTACTCGTTTAAGGGTAACTTAAGTGGTGGTCAGAGGACTTCTGTCCATCTTGCGGTCGACCTAGCGTTCCTGAGAATTATTGGTCAGCGACAAGGTGGTAAGATTCCAGGGTTTTACATGTTAGACGAGTCGTTTAACGGGCATGACGCCGCTGTTAAAGAAGCGTGCATGGAAATCTTGTCTGAAATGGCTCAGGACCGTCAAATCATTATTGTGGACCATTCAGCTGAGTTCAAGGATATGTATAAGGCCAAGGTATTTGCCGACTTTGATGGTCGCCAGACCACTTTTACGCTCCAAACCTGAAGCTACTACTGAACATGCAGTATACCTACTTGACCCCTCAGTTGCTGGATATCTGGGATAAGCTTGACGATCCAGACTACCGATACTACTTGGTAGGACTAAAGAACGACACTGGCGGCTATCAGCAGCTAACTGAGAGCTTTGAGAACACCGAACAGGAATACTACGTTACTACTCTCGCTGAAGAAGAGGGGTTGCTGTCGATCTATGGCGACTATGAGTCAGCTGAGCTGACCGTTCTAAATATCATTGCTCAAACCAAGATGAAGAAATCGGATTTTGTTTTGATCCGTGGAAACCTAAGTGAGATGTTCGGAATCATTGCAGACACCCAAAAGAAAATGATCGAGCGAGATGGACATTCTCTGCGAGTAGAAATTCAAGCTTACGATGCTAAGGGTGGACTTCTTGCTCGGGAACTGGTATACTCCCATCGGGCACCAAAACATTAAGGAAAACAACCAGATGGCCAAGCAATTTAAGAAAGCAAAGAAAGACCCATACGCAGACATCCCAGAAGACTTCAAAGACTTCGTTGCCAAAGCTAATTTGGCTGAACTGAAGGAACGTTTTGGTGAAGTCGCTAAAATGGAAGAGCAGAACGTTGCGGCATGCAAAGCTGATGCTGATTTGAATAGCAAGCGCGATGCCGTTAAAGTGGCAATGGAGCCATACAAGGACGCCGCAAAGCTTAGCCGCCTGAAAAAGAAGCTGTTGATCTCGGCTTTGTCAGACAAAGGTGATTCTGTGTCTGAATCTATTGTTCGATTGGATATCGCTGCCAGCGAAATGAAAAATTAAGAGGCTACTACCACGCATGCCGCTTATTACCCCTACCCCCGCGACGCTCAAAAAATACGGTTTAAGTCTCGAAGAATGGCAAGCGATGGCCGACGCTCAAGACCATAAGTGTTTTGTGTGTCAGCAGGAACCCAAGAAGGGGCGCTTAAATTGCGACCATGAGCATGTCTTTCGCTGGAAATGGATGAAACCAGAAGAGCGAAAGCTGTTTTGTCGCGGACTCCTCTGCTATACTTGCAATTACCATCACCTAGGTAGGTCAATGACGATTGCTAAGGCTCAGAGAATAATTGAGTATCTACAAGCTTATATGGCACGTCGTCCGAAAGAAATTCCCGTAGCTGTTAAACCAAAGAAGAAAAAGAAGATTAAGAAAGGCAAGGCAAAGTGAGCGAAATTTCAAATCTGGCCAAGGTAGTAATCCAACGAACGTACTCTCGTAAAAAGGAGAACGGTAAACTTGAAACCTGGGCAGAAATCGTAGAACGTGCAATTCGCGGAAACACTCGAAACTTCAACGTCTCCCAAGAGGAGATTGATCGTCTTTGGTACTTTTTAATCAATCGCAAAGCTGGTCCCGCTGGACGTGGCTGGTGGTTCAGCGGTACAAAAGCGCATGAAAAGCTTGGCGGCGTAGCATTGTCCAACTGTTGGTATTTGAACGCCGACAGTTGGGAGAATTACGTTCAAGCCGAAGATCTTCTGATGCTAGGGGGTGGTGTTGGAATGTCAGTTGAACACCGCTTCGTAAGCAAGCTTCCAAAGATCAAGAAAGGTGTAAAAATTAGCCACCTTCCGACTAAGGACGCTCAGTTTATCGTACCGGACAGTCGAGAAGGATGGTGTGAACTTACCCGAAAAGTTCTGGAAGCGTTCTTTGTGACGGGAAAGGGGTTCACCTGGTCAACAGTGTGTATCCGTGGAGCAGGGGAACCCATCCATGGATTTGGGGGCTACGCATCTGGGCCGATGCCTTTAATTACGTTTACCGACAAAGTGACCTCACTGCTACAGGCTCGTGAAGGCAAGTCAGTTCGCCCAATCGACGCAGCCGATCTTCTCTGCTGTATCGGCGAGCTAGTCGTGAGTGGAAACGTTCGCAGAAGTGCATTAATCCTTCTTGGTGACGCCTGGGACAAAGAATACCTAAAGGCCAAGCGTTGGGATCTTGGACCCATTCCTACACAACGTGCTATGGCAAATTACTCTGTGGTCGTTGATGACATGGAAGACGTTCACCCATTGTTCTGGAAAACATACGAACAAGGCGAGCCATTCGGCATCATGAATCGCAAGAATGTTCAAAAGTATGGTCGAATGGGAGAACTCAAAGCAGACAAGGCTGTGGGGCTCAATCCTTGTGTCCCGGCAGGAACGCAAATCTTGACTGACAAGGGGTATTTTGCGATAGATTCTCTACTTGGTCATACTGTCAACGTTTGGAATGGTAGTGAGTTCTCGCCAGTTCAACCCCAAGTTACAGGTCACAATCAAAATCTGGTCAAGGTTACGTTAAGCTCAGGTCAGGAACTCATCTGTACTGAGGCTCATAACTTCCCTGTGAAAATGGGAAACTCTTTCGAGCTAGTGAGAGCCAAGGATTTGCGTACCGGACTTGCTTTGGCAAAATTTGAATTGCCGATTGTTCAGTCGGGTACTGAAGTATCAGCAGCGCAAGCATACTCTCAAGGGTTCTACTCTGGCGATGGAAATACTAGCGATTCCGAGGCTACCCGCAAGTACATCCACATGTATGGAGAGAAAACTCTCTGTGCTGAAAGAATGAGCGGCAAGCTAGGTAGCTTCGATCCATTACAAGATCGAGCTAGTTTTGCGCTGGATTTCATCCCAGCTGCAAAGAATTTCGTTCCGCTCAGCTGGAACTTGACTTCACGCTTGGAATGGCTAGCTGGCGTATTGGATGCTGAAGGGACTGAACTGAAAGAGGGCGGTACTCAAGTGACGTCAGTCGACCGCGAATTTCTTATCCAGACTCAAAAACTTTTGACTACCATGGGGGTGAGCAGCAAGATCAGTAAGTCAAGAGATGCTGGTCCACGTCTAATGCCAGACGGCAGGGGCGGGAGTAAATTTTACGATTGCCAAGCTTCGTATCGTATTTGTGTTGGGGCTGTTCAGGTTCAGTCGTTAAAGAAGCTTGGACTTAAGTGCGAGCGTCTGTCCTTTGACAAGACTCCGCAACGTGACGCTTCACGTTTCGTTACGGTGTTGGAGGTTGTTCCAGCTGGTGTTGCCGATACCGTTTACTGCTTCAAAGAGGGTAAGAAAGGCTTGGGAACCTTTGAAGGTATTGTAACTGGACAATGCGCGGAAGCCACCCTTGAGTCCGGTGAGGCGTGCAATCTCCAGGATATCGCTTTATCCAACATCGACTCTGAAGAAGAGTTTATTGAGGCGGCCCGACTTATGCATCGGTGGGGCAAACGAGTAGCGATGGAGCGTTATCACTGGGAAAACTCTCAGGAAGTAATCTCTCGTAATTATCGAATTGGAACTGGGATCACCGGCTGTCTTCGGTCTCCTCTGTTTACGCCAGACGTTTTGGATCGTGCGTACGCCGCAATTCAAGATGAGAACGTTAAATATTCAAAAGAACTGGGTATCCCAGAAAGCATTCGCACAACTGTAGTTAAGCCATCCGGCACGGTATCGAAGTGCTACGATATGGCTGGATACGAAGGGATTCACGCGGCTTATAGCCGACACTACATCCAGCGAGTGCGTTTCGCAGCTAATGACGCATTGGTTCAAAAGTTGCGTGATGCTGGACATAAAATTGAACCAGTCATTCGTTTTGATGGCTCGCTAGATCACTCCACTGTCGTCTGTGATTTCTACGAACAGGCTCCAGAAGGATTTCCGGTTGCGGACGATGCCGATTGGGATATGATGAAGCAACTTGAAATCCTCAAGATGGCTCAAAAGCACTGGGCAGACCAAGCTGTTTCGGTTACAATTTATTATAAGCGCGAAGAGTTAGATCAACTCAAGTCTTGGTTGACTGAAAATCTCAAGGAGATCAAGTCAATAAGCTTCCTGTGCCATAGTGAGCATGGATTTATCCAAGCACCAAAGGAAAAGATCACCAAAGAACAGTACGATGAGCTGTCTTCTAAAGTTAAGCCGGTAAACCTGGATGACCTGACTGATGCTGGCGACTTATTGGATCTAGAATGCTCAAATGGTTCCTGCCCAATACGCTAAAGCGTGCCCAATCTTCACTCAATCTTCTGAGTATGAAGTTAAATCCATTGGAAAATCAAAAATTTGGCAGATATCTAGTTCTTAGTCGAGCGTCTAACGACAAAAATAAGATGACCAGGTATCACTGTAAGTGTGAATGCGGTACAGAAAACATCGTATACGCTAAGCATTTGCTATCTGGAGACAGCACCGGATGTTCTCAGTGCTCAATCAAAAGAGGTGTTAATCATGCGCTGTGGGATGGGTGCGGAGAAATATCTGGCGGATGGTGGTACAATAGGGTAACTAAAAGTCGCACGGGTAGAAGAAAGCAGCCAATAGTATCGATTGACGTTGTATATGGTTGGGATCTTTTTCTGAAACAAGAAGGAAAATGTGCACTAAGTGGAATGCCGCTAACATTTGGTAACACTGCCACGACCAACAGTGCTTCACTTGATCGAATTGATAGTGACAAAGGTTACGAACCAGGGAATGTTCAGTGGGTTCACAAGCACGTGAATTTAATGAAAAATGTATACAGCCAAAAATATTTTATAGATATTTGTCATAAAATAAGTGAGTTTACCAAAACACCAAAGTAACTGTAGGCGGAAGCTGTCCAATTCGATAGGAGGTACCATGACGCTATTTGTGAACTTCAAAAAGCAATCTCCAGATGTACAAACACCCAGCTACGGGCGGGACGGCGACTCTGGCATGGACGCTAGGGCGTACCTGGAAGAGGACGTCACCATTGAGCCTGGCTTCATTAAGGTGATTCCTACTGGGTTGTCATTTGAGATGCCGATTGGCGTGGAGCTGCAAGCTCGCTCCCGTTCGGGGCTTTCTACTAAGGGAATCGTGGTCGCCAATTCACCTGGTACGATCGACAGTTCCTTCAGGGGGAATGTCGGGATCATTCTCTGGAATAATGGTCAGACAGCTTTCACCGTTAAGAACGGTGACCGGATCGCCCAGCTGGTTTTTGCTCCTGTATTAAGAGCTAACCTGACCGAGAAAGATAGTTTGTCCGAAACTGATCGTGGCGACAAAGGTTTCGGCTCTTCGGGCGTCTAAGCTACTAGCTGGTATGTCATTCTTTAAGCGCCAACCAACCGACGAACAATCCTCTGAATCTGAACAGCCAACCGAAGACGAGACTTTGGATGAAGTGGAGGTCCGTCTTCATAAGGCCCAATACTATCGTGCAGTCCTCGATAACGACCTGTTTGGTGGCGACGAGTCAGACGTTGCAGCCCAGGTAAGCTCAGAATTCCGCGAGTTTGCGTTAACTCGCCTTCGAGTCCTTCTTGGTATCGAACAAGAACGAGTAGAGCCACAACCTGTAGAACTTCCGTTTTCGGAAGAACAGATTGAAGCTTTACAGATGTGGGCTGAAAAATTACTAAACAAACCAGCCCTGCTTCAGCAAACCTCACAGCAGCCGCAGGTTACTCCGGTGATGAGCAAGGTTGAGGTTAAGCCTCAACCAAGGTTTAGCTCAGTTCCACCACCCCAACCAGTGGCCGTAACCTCAAAACGTCCGGCTGCCAAAACTCCACCTAAGAAAGAGACTATCAAGTCTAAATCAACCGCCAAGACGCCGAAGAAGGTAGCTAAGCAGGAAGACTTGCCCCCTGGTATTAAAATCGACGAAAATGGCGAGAAATACTTCGAGCAAGAAAAGGAAGTTGTTGACCAGTACGGCACGGTGGTTAAGAAGACCGTCAAGATGAGCATCAACGATCAGGCTGCACCGCCAATAAACGACCCCAACTACAAGCCTATGCCGTCTCCGCAAATGATGCAGGCGGTCAGCCAACAGATGGCTCAAGCAGGCATGGGCTTTGCTCAGGGGTTTGGATTGGGGCCTGAGATCCAGAAATTCATGAACACTGGCGTAAACGAAGTCGGACCAAACGACAGCGGAATTTGATAAGCTATTCAATCAACAGGAGATTACCATGGCAGACAAACCAAAAACTATTCTTGAACGTGTCCAAAACCTTGAATCGAACGTCCAGTCAATCGCACAGGCTTTTAACCAGGTTGACGAACAACGTCAAACGCTTGGCGAAGTCATCGAAGTGCTTCAGACCGCACTGACTGAACTCGGAGATGACTTCGCTGGCAAAGTTCAAAAGCGCATTGAAGATCGTCGCGAAGAGCAACGCAAAGCTCGTGACGCTCGGGCAGCCGAAGCGGTTAGTAAGATGGTTGCTGATGGTACATTGACGGTAGTTGATGCCGTAGCTCAGGATTCATTCTTGGTTGGCCGTATTCTGGCCGCTGATGGTTCCGTTGTGTCTGCTCAGGCGCAAGGCGTGCTCGGTACCTTTCCACCAAACATGCGTGAGCAGCTGGTGGGCAAGACCGTAGGTGAGTCCGTGACTGACGCCGATGGCTCTAAGTTTGAGCTTCTTGAGCTGTACAAGTTCGATTCGCCTAAGACTTTGACAGAACCTGAAGCCCAGCCAACTGCATAAATTGCTTGCCACCGGCTATTAGTGTCAATAAGGTGGCATAATGACCGATTCAACTCTCCGTCCATCTTGCCCCAAGTGCGGCAAGCCAAATATGGTAAAATCAAAGGCGCAGTCAGGTAAAGTTCGATGGACTTGCCAGTCTGGCGGAACTAAGACCCGGATTAGATGCTATTCTTCTGTAAATCCATGGGCTGGGGTACGCAAGTCTGCCGATGGAATTAAAGAAGCGTACGGAGCTAATACCAAAACCCCGCCTGGACCACCAGAGATTGCCAAGAAATTTGTCAAAAAGCTGGTGTCACCAACCAAGCGGTACATAGTGACATCCGCCCAAAACGGCACACCGATTAACAAGCCCTTCTTTGACTCTATTCAGGTAGCATGCAAGCGACTCAAAGCGCAATTGTTGGTGATTCCGTACCGCTACAAAAACCCCACTTCTGAGTGGACCGAATCGCAAGAAAACCATGAGTGGTGGACAGAAGAGGTGTACCCTTATCTGTGCAACACCAGAACAAAACTGAATCCCAACCTATTCATCCTTGGAGAAGTTAAGGTTCAACCAACTGCAAGCTCTCCCTTAACCGGCCTTGAGGGATTTACTGGAGCAGAATCAGGGATTGTAGGACATCCACGAGTTCAAGTGAAAGTGATTCCTGTTCCATCGGGTAAGACGCCTAAGCTGATGGTTACCACGGGTTCTATTACCGTAAAGAACTACTCAGACTCTAAGCAGGGGGCAATGGGTGAGTTTCACCATTCGTTTGGAGCGGTCATTGTAGAGGTAGTAGGCAATACGTTTTTTGTTCGCCAGTTATTGGCCGACAAAGACGGATCGTTTATTGACGGCTCAACCCTATACACTCCCACCAAGTACGTTAAGGCACAAAGGGCCAAGTCACTGGCAATGGGTGACAGTCACGTGGACGTGATCGATGAAGGTGTCCTTAAGGCTACGTTTGGCAAAGGTGGGATTGTCGAGGAGTGCGAACCTGAATACATTTTCGCCCACGACCTGGCTGACATGGGAAGCTGTAACCCGCATGAAGTTGGGAACGTGTTCTTACAGATCGCCAAGAACGCTTCAGGCAAGAACAAGATTCGCCAGGAGGTTTTGGCGGCATGTAATTTTATTGACCGCTACATCCCGCTAACTTCAACCCCAGTCATCGTAGGGTCGAATCATGATAACTTCTTGTCACGTCACATCGTGAATACTGATTGGCGGTCAGATCCTGATATGGACAACGCCAAGTTCTACTTGGAAACAGCTCTAGCTATGTTGGAGGGCACCAAGATGGCTCCAGGTGGGGCTACCTATCCGTCTCCATTCGCTCAATGGGCCAAGAAGCTTATTAAGCATCCAAAGCTTAAGGTTCTTGGTACTGGCGAGTCCATGATGGTTTTAGACGTGGAATTCGGACTTCATGGAGATAAGGGGCCAAACGGATCCAGAGGGTCGATTAAGAATATCGCTCGAATTGGTGTCAAAACAGTGATTGGTCATAGCCATACGCCAGGAATCGAAGGCGGGTGTTATCAAGCCGGCACCTCTTCACGTCGTGATCTGACTTACGCTGCTGGGTCACCCTCAAGCTGGATGCATGCTCACGTCATCCAGTACGCCAACGGCAAACGGTCGCTACTATTCATTATCGACGGCAAATGGCGGTCAAGTGCCCTCTAAAGAGACATTAGAAGCCGACCTTCGCGATGCCATCCGCCTAGCATACGCTATTGGTTCGGAAATCGAGGCGATCCGATTCAGAATCCAAACCGAAGAGATTATCTCCAAGGATTTGTTGGCTCAACTCTGGAACAACAAAAAACAGATACAGGCCGAGTTGGCACAAGATGTGATTAATATGCTTGAAGTTAAACAGTTCATTTACGAACGCAAACACATTAAAGAGCTAGTTGTCAGGAATCAAACCCATCTAAAGGCTAGCAGCATGGCTTTAGACAAAAACATCGCAGAAAAGCGAGCGACAGAGATGAAGATGGAATCGATCTTGAAACAAATTGGCCAATTTGGTAAGGTAATGAACCTATGAGTGATTGCTCTACATTCAAATTCAAACTGAAGTCATCTGGCAAGAGCCTAAAACCTCTTGCTGCTAAGGTGAACTACGTTTGGAACTACTGTAATCGAACTAGCTACACCGCTATCCGTCGTGATTATAAGTGGTTGAGCGGATTTGATTTGAGCAATTTGACAGCCGGATCTGCCAGAAATCTAAAACTTAACGCCCAGACGATTCAATCCGTCTGCACGCAATTTGTTCAATGCAGAAACCAAGCGAAGAAAGCCAAGCTTAAGCCTCGGTACGTCACGGGCAGGAACAGGAGCCTAAGCTGGATTCCGATGAAATTCGATGGTTTCAAAATCACCAACGATTCCGTTAATTTCATGGGGAAATCTTACCGTTTCTACAAATCCCGTGAGATCGAAGGTGAAATTAAAACCGGGGCGTTCGTCCAGGACGCCGTAGGCGACTGGTGGCTAACAGTAACTTGCAAAATCGAGACGAAGTCAACCGGGAATCGTACGCCCGTAGGTATCGATCTTGGCTTCAAATCAATCGCTGTCACTTCTGAAGGTGAAGATTTTGTTAACCCTAAATTCACCCAGAAGTACGCTGACAAACTGGCTAATGCTCAGCGATACCGCCACAAAAAGGCGGTTACCCGACTTCATCGGAAAATTGCACGAAGTCGTGCTGATAACCTTCACAAAATTTCACGTCAACTGGTTGATAAATATGGAAAAATTTATGTAGGAGACCTAAAACTCAAAGCTTCTAAATCATCGAACGATTCAAGTTACCGTGGTTTAATTCAAATGCTAACCTATAAAGCCAGTAGGCTTGGTCAGCAGGTTCATCTCGTACCCGAGATGGGCACCACAGTAACTTGCAGTTTTTGTCTGGAGAGGACTGGGCCGCAAGGCCAGAGTGGACTCTCTGTAAGAGAATGGACTTGTGACGGTTGTGGACGAAGTCACCTGCGTGATCAAAACGCAGCTTGCAACATTCTCCGGTTGGGATTACAACTGCCTAAGACTTCGTGCCTGACTACGGTTGGGTCGAATGAGGGGTTTACTGCGAATAATGGTGGAAAATCATGAGTGATTTGAATGTAACCGCCGATGACGTCAAAGATGCAATTGAGAACGATCCGGATTTTATTGCCTTGGCCAGGTTCGATTGTTCCCTAGCTAAGTTCGTTGAGCGGTACCCTGACGGGGCTCCTTCTAACGTAATGATCGCTAAGGCGCTTTGTACCTCGGAAGAGGACGTAGAGAACATCTACCAGGAAGCTATGAAGTTCTTGAAAATCGCTTTCACTCAAGAAACGGACATTGACTGAGATGTGGTGGCAGCCGATAAACCCTAGTCTTTCCGGGGCATCAACAGGCTGGGGTGCCACCGACGAGGGTGAACAAACGCCAGAGATGGCGTACTGGGACGTGCACGACTGGACGGGGCATAAAATTGGCCGAGTGCCTGTTCCGAGTGAAGCTTTAGGTCCAAAGCTGGACGATCTGTGCATGATCCCGGGGTTTAAGGCTAGCTGGGCTAAGTACGTTCTCATGTACCGTCCTGAGACCAAGACATACGAAAATATCGACGGCACAGTGGAGTTTAGGCTGTTCCCGGCAGCAACCAAACCTAAGCTAGCGGCTGATTGGTGCAAGAAGTGTGAAATGCAGGGGCAGTTCGAGCGTACAACGCTTATGTGTCCTGGGTGCCGATGCGTGATTGGAGGATTCTAAGATGACGGTTGAGCAAGTGGTTATTGATTACAAACACTGGCAACGCATGACTGAGTTTGGCTCTGACACTAAGTTAGATTTCTGGCTTGATATCCTGTGGTCTGAATTGACGGATGAGCAGATTCAGGAAGTTCTGCTATTGCTTCATCCAAGCAAGAGTGCTACTGTCCAGGAATGAGTCTACGTAACTTTATTTCCCCACATGTTCATCAGATGTCGTTCGATTCGGCGTCTACCCCTACAGAGTTTGCGGAAAAAGAGATTGAGCTTGGAACTGGTGCACTTGTGTGCACAGACCACGGATTCATGGGAGCAAACTCTGAAGTCTACGATCTAGCCAAAAAGCACAAACTGACCCCGATCTTAGGGATCGAAGCGTACCTCAGAGACGACAATTGCCCCATTCTGGAAAAGCGTGGGATTGAAAAGGAGAAGGGCGGGTATTCACATTACTCCAAGTATTGCCATTTCTGCATGCATGCGATGGATGAGACCGCGCACAACCAGCTGTCTATTCGATTATCAGACGCATTTTCGGATCGCGGCGAACGCCATGGTTCCGAGATTAAGCCAATTTGGACTTGGGCTGATGTAGAGCATCTTGGTCAATACAACGTAACCGCCTCGGCGGGGTGCCTTATCGGAATCGCCAGCCGTCATCTGATGAACGGTCGAGCGGATATTGCCGAAGATTACTACACCAAGATGCGCGGGTCCGTTAAGCCCGGGAACTTCATCGTAGAGATCTTCCCTCATGATTGCTCGACCTACTATGAAAAGGGCGTATTCCTTACGTTCTCTGATGGAACAAAAAGCAAGTACAGTACGACCAAAAAGCTGCGAATCAATTTAGACGGAAAAGAGCTGGAGTTGCCAGCAGCTGATTTTGACTCAGGATTTCATAAGTTCAAGACTCAACCAACTTTAATCGCCTATAAGCACTACCAAAAGTGGATCGATCTTGAGCCAAAGACAGTAACAGCGTGCCTCTCAATCGAGGGGTTTATTGAGAACCCATGTACTGAGTGGGCGGGAGGGACGGATTATCAAAGAGGTGCGAATCTCTTCATGATGCGTATGGCCGAAAAATACGGCGACAAGATACTCCTGTCTGACGATGCACACTTTACCGATCCGTCTCAGCATGAGATTCAAACTATGAAGCTGACGTCAAGCGGGGGAAACTGGAGGTTCCCTTTGTCGTACCATCGTCAAACTTCACAGGAAGCTTTTAATTTCCTTAGCAGCACACTAGGCATCTCCGAGAAGACGTTCGAGGGATGGGTTGACAACTCTTATGAGTTTCGGGACAAGTTTAAGGATTTCAAGTTTACTGACAAAATTCAGCTCCCAACATCTAGGTACCCCACAGATACCGTCGCTCATTTGAAGAAACTAATTGAGAAGCACGGTCGGATGCGCTGGAACGATCCAGCATGGGTAGCTAGACTTAAACAAGAGATCACTCTTTTTCGAGACAATGGAAAGCAAGATCTGCTTCCGTATTTCTTTTTGGCCGAGGAATGCGTCTATCAATATGTGAAGCAAAGAAAACTACCTGGACCACTTCGTGGAAGCTCCGGTGGGTCCGCAATCGCATTCCTTCTCGGGATCACTCATCTCGACCCTATCAAGCATAATCTGTCGATCGATCGCTTCATAACTTTAGATCGTATTCAATCAGACAAATGGCCAGACGTTGATATGGATTTTGGCGATCCAGACTTCTTTAAGCACCCAGAGACAGGGTGGCTTTTTACTGAGTTCGGGGAGCGTGCAGCCGCTATTGCCACCAAAACCACCATGCGTCTGAAGTCGACAATCAAAGACGCAATGCGCTCAAGGTACGGAGAGGTTGCTTATGACATTCAAGTGCTGTGTAAGAATTTACCTGACCCGCCACAAGGCGTAACGGACGAAGATTTTCTGTGGGGGTACGTGTCAGAGGACGAAAAAGAGGTTAAAGGACTATGGGAAGAGTCAAAACCTTTAAGAGAGTTTGCTGAACGAGAACCCCAGGTCTGGGAGGTGGTTAAGAAAGCAATCGGCCTAACTAAGGGGTTTTCCCGTCATGCTTCTGCCTTTCTTGTCTCTGAGATCCCGATTAAAGAGTTCATTCCAACTATGGTTGTCAGTGGAGTGCGAACAACTCAATACAACATGACAGGAGTTGAGGCTCGCGGCGGCCTCAAGATGGACTTCCTTGGGCTTTCCACCTTGAATGACCTGGAAGATTGCATAAATTCAGTACAGGCTCGCACAACTGGACTGATTACTGAAGCTGCCACACTTGATGAAATCAAAGTCCCCGCTCACTTCCTGGTTCCCTTCAAGAAGCAGCTTCACTCGATCTGGGATCTCCCTGAAGAGGTGGAGGTGTTCCGCGATTTATGTCGAGGCGATACAGAGACAGTATTTCAGCTATCCACTGCGAGTGCTATCAAGTGGCTGCGTGAGTTCAAGAACCCTTTAGAGGATGGAACTCCTGCCATCAACACAAAAGAGGGGATCGCAACTTTTACGGCACTCGACCGCCCTGGACCGCTAGACGCTTTTGTTCAGACTGACGACGAAAAACAGATCAACATGCTTCAGGAATACGCTCGCAGAGCAAGAGGGATGGAGCCAACAGGCGAGATTAAGGCACTTTCCTCCTTGCTCAAGGAGTCTTTCGGCATTCTTATTTTTCAAGAAAGCTTGCAGCGGGTATATCAAGAGCTAACCGGGTGTGACGGAATCAAGGCAACAGAGTTCCGTACAAACATTGCAAAAAAGAAGATGGATAAGGTAGAAGCTGCATACCCGTTTTTCATGGAAAATGCCTCACCCAAAGTCGGACGCGCCGAAGCTGAGAAAATCTTCCAAAACCTTAAGGTTTTTGGAAGATATGGGTTTTGCCGGGCCCATGCACGCGGCTACGGTGAGATTGCTTACGCTTGCGCCTTCCTGAAACGCTTCTATCCGCTTGAATGGTGGACAGCAGTTTTGAAGAACGCCAAGAAGGACAAGATCATCGAGAAGTTGTGGTCACACGCAAGTCACATGGTGCTCCCACCAGATGTCCAGCTGTCTGGCGAGTTCTTCCAAATCGAAGGCACCAAGATTCGCGCTCCATTGTCCTTCCTCAAGGGCGTAGGCGAAAAAGCTCACGAAGAGCTTGTCAGAGGTCGCCCATACGCTGACTTCAAGGATTTTGCCGACCGTACCCTTCAGACCAAGCTCAAGGGCGCTAAGCCTAAGCTGGAGGATGGCCAGCCGGTCATCGACAAGAAGACTGGCCTGGTCAAAATGGTGGCTGGACGCTCAGCTGTCGGTCAAACGATGGTGTTTAAGCTGATTGCAGTTGGAGCTATGGATTCGTTATTTCCACCATCCACGCCTAACCAGAAAATGGAGATGTACGCCCAGTACCTGGCTGAGATTACCGCCCCTAAAACTCGCAAGAAAGCGGTTGTGGCTAAAATTCCACCAGAGTGGAAGAACCTTGACCCACTGATTCAATTTCAGGTGTCAAAGCAGATCCTACCAGTGCACCCTCAGTCACTGTCTGAAATCGTTCACGGCTACTCACACCTGCACCTAGAGCGCCGTGAGAAAGACAAGCAGACCGCGTATATCCAGCACTTTAAGAATCAAGCGCTGGCTGATGCAATGCGTGCAGAATCCCTTGACTTAAAGCCAATTCGGCTATTAGATGGGAATCAAGTTCGTTACTTTAACGATCAATTCCAGATCCCAGAAGGTTCCGGGCGGTGTTTATATGGAGTGTACGGGTATGTCCTCGCAGAACGTCGATTCAGTTTCCCCAAGAAAGCTCCCCGTGAAGAGCAAAAAGACGCGCTCAGTCTCACCTTTGATTCGTGTGGTGAAACGTTTGATATGGTTAAGTGGCCGGACAGGAAGACCGAGCAGCTTACTGCGCCATCCGAAGATTTAACTGGATCGGTTTGCTTTTTTGTGGTCTCTAGGTACACGAACAGCAAGCCAGCTGTCATTGAAATGATTTATGTCCTGAAACCCAAATTGGAAAAGAGTAAAGATGAGTCAGACACAAACGGAAGCACTATCCCTGTTATTGAGTCAACTGAAGCAGGTTCGGACGCTAGCGTCGACGGAGCTTCACAACTGGCCCCCTGATAGCCGTCCAGGAATGGAGATGGCGGTCAATCAAGCCAAGGTGGAGATTGGTGGATTACTCAAGAAGTACCGCCAAATTATGGCCGATAACTCCGCTGTTGTGTTCGTTACTGGGAGCGACGCCGCTTGCGCTAAGCTCGAAGAGGAAGGCCGGATTCAGGGAACTATCGTGATTGACGGCTCTGGATTGTTCCGTTCAATTGGCGAGAACATCTTGAGCAAGCTTGGGGATGAAAAGCGCCTGCTCCCAGGGCGAGTAATCGAGATCGAAGCTCAGCTTCACGAGGCGGCGAATTCGTTTGGATTCAATGCTTCATGGCTGCGAGTCGATACGGCGGCGTACAATACGCTCACCAAGACGCTTCCTGAGGTTACTAAGGTGGTTCGTGATACCGCTCGAATGTCGACTCCAGGGTACGTACCTCCGCTAGGTGACTTACTGGGAGTTTTGGCAGCACGAGAAACATTCTTTACGGAGTGTGAGAAAGCAAGCTATGCTGAGCTGCCAGTTGCAGTTATGGTATCACGGCTTCAGCCAGAAGAACTCAAGGGCTTTCAAGAGAATTTTATGCCAGGGCGTCCATTCACGGTGGTTGACGCTGGCAAGACCAAATCGGCTGAAAAGTCGCTAGTTGACGCGAGTAAAGAGCTTGCTAAAAAGCTCGGTTTAGACTCGAAACAAACCCAGAACGGGAAGGAATAACATGACAGTACAGATCGGTAAACCTCAGTTTCGTAATTCAGCGCCTCGTAACATTTTTAAGATCAAGGATGGGTCGAACCTGTTTCGCATCTTGCCTCCGATCGGAGCCCTGGCTGAAAAGGGCACTTGGGCGGTGTACGCCAAGATCCATTGGGGGGTAAAAACCTCTGATGGTAAGTACATGAATTTTTACTGCGTAGAGAAGAAGGACAACAAGACCAAGATGGTCACAGAGCGTTGTGCTTTGTGTGACGCAATCGCCGAAAAGAAGGTCGAGCGTGACGCCCAGGTCAAGAAGTTCACTGACCAGGGGCTTGGTCGTGAAGAGATCGTGGTAAAGACCAAGTTCTTGGAAGACTGGCTTCGCAAGTACAATTTAGAGACCAAGTGGAACGTAAATGTGATGAACCGCGAAGGTGAAGTTGGGCTGTTGAAGTTTGCTCACTCGTACTACAAGGATTTGGAAATTCACATTGGTAACCTGATGTACCCAGAGAAGGGGCCAGACGGCAAGCCACGTAAGCCAGTTGATCCAATTGGTGCGGAAGACGGCGTTCTGTTTGACTTCCTGTACAAGGAAGGAAACCAGAAGACACGTGTTCAGAAAGTGAACATTGTCAAAGAACAACGTGACGTTGGTGGTGAAATCGTTGAGGTGACCAAGCGTTTTCCGTTGACGGAGGCAATGATTACTAAGTTCATCGATGGTCATTATGACCTATCTAACCTGGCGCGCATTTTGACACCAAAAGAAATCGAATCGATTGTCAGCTCGAAGTTTAGCACTGACGTTATCGACTCAATTTATACAGCTGGTCGGGCAGTTGCTAAGGCCCCAGAAGTGGCTAAGGTAGTCGAGGCTGAGGAAGAAGAGCCAACCGAGACCGTAGCTACTTTGCCGGTTGCTAAGATCCAGGTTGAGGAAGCTCCAGCTCCCCAAGCTGCTCCTATCTCGGCTGCTGCATCGTCCGATGACGACTTCTTCGCCCAATTCCAGAAATAATCACTTTACAACTTAACGACTAAGTAAGAAGCTTACCTTCTAAGGAGACACGTGTATGGCTGCCAACAAGTGGATGACTCGGCTACAGAAACACGAAACCGCACGCAAAATGGAGTACAATCCGTTTGCCCATGTGATTCGTTATAGTTCCCCGTATTTGAACTGGGTGTTTGGTAATACTCACGGCATCCCGCTTGGGAAGAAAATTGCTGTATGGGGGCCAGATAAGGCAGGTAAGACAGCGACTTGCTATGACCTGATTGGAAACATTCACCGGGAAGATCCGGACGCTATCTGTGTACGATACGACACTGAAGTCCGCGATGACGTTCAGCTAACCCCGGCTATGGCGGCGGCGTTCGGAATCGATATGGATCGGTACATCTGCTATCTCGGGAATGAGCCTGAGAAGATTTTTGATCATATCAACAACGAAATCCGGGCAATGTGCCAAGACGGCGCCCCTATTCGAGCCATCTTTATTGACTCGATTACTGGCATCATTGGCCGTCGAGCAATGAACGCTGAAGGTATCATGACCCAGCAAATTGGCGACGATGCCAAGACACAAGCTGATGGCTTGAAGATGATTCTGGGCACGCTGCATCAGAATAAGATCGCATTGATTTTGACCGCTCAAGCTCGTGCCAACCTTGACCCACAGACGGCTAAGTATGTTCCGTACAAGATGGCAGGGGCATGGTACCTGAAGCACTATGTTGAGTATACCCTGAAGCTTGAGCCAGCTGGCGGCGAGTTCAAGAACAAAACTCTGAGCGGCGCCGAACTAGTTGACGACTCGCTAACTGATGTTCTTGGTAAGTCTGATAAGATCGGTCACCGCATTCGTGCCACGATGGAGAATTCATCCTGTGGTCCAAAGGGGCGTAAGGCAGAGTTTACGTTTAGCTATCGTGAAGGTGTCATTAACCGCCACGAAGAAGCGTTTCAGTTAGCCATTACTCGTGGCATCGTAGACCGCCCTAACAACACCACATATGTTATGCCTGACTTCCCCAAGGGCACTGGCAAGGATATGAGTTGGCGTGGGAAGGCGGTGTTCTTGAAAGCTGTTGAGGACAACACTGATCTGTATCAGCAGATTATCGAGCGAGTCCGTGAACAGGACATCGACCTTCAAGAGAAGGGGGCCAACAGTCGATTCTACATGCCTGAAGAGTCTGAAGGTTCGCCTGAACCGCTAACAGCCGATTGACATCCCACTAGCCGTTTGTTACACTGATACCGGACGGTAGCTTAATACAAAGCCCCAGCATTGTAGTTGAGAGATGCTGGGAGTACGGCCAGCCCGTCTGCTTAGGTGCTATGTCTACTGAAGAAAACATCCGCAAGCTTGTCAAGGATAATGGTATCTCCCATTGGGAGACTAGCAATAGCTACGTCTTCACCTGTCCCAGATGCAACAAGTCCGACAAGCTCTGGATGTACAAAACCAGCGGTTATTTTAAGTGCTGGGTATGCGCTGAGAACAGCAACTACAGGGGCAAGCCAGAGTATGCTTTCTGTGACCTACTAAACCAGCCGATAACTCTCATCCGCCAGGCTATCTATGGAGCAACAGACGGTCCGCTTCAAAGACTCACCATTGAGCTAAAAGATCATTGGGGCGACAGAGACGAGGACGCCGAAGAGGTATTCTGGGTTGAACAACAAAGAACTTCTTTTGAGTGGCCCCCTGACTACGTCGACTGGCAGGATCCATGTTTTAAGAAAGCTCTGGAATACCTTGAGTCTCGTGGATTGACCATTGAAACCGTCAAAAAGTATGACATCCGATTTGCGGTACCTGAAAACCGGGTGGTGTTTCCGTACGTACTGAATGGCGTATTGGTCGGGTGGCAAGGGCGTTGGTGTGGAAAAGCTGAGGTTGTCGACCTGGACACTGGCGAGATTCGCTCAATCCCTAAAGCGCTAACTACAGCTCAGGATGACGTTATCAAAAACAACGTTATGTTTAGTTCAAACCTAGATGTTGTCGATCACTGCGTACTGGCCGAAGGTCCACTAGACGCTCTGAAGTGCGAGCTGGCTGGTGGTAATGTTGCGGCTCTAGGCAAGGGCGTATCAGATAGCCAGATAGAGTGGATTGGAGCCAGAGTCAGCAAGCTATACCTGGCCCTAGACCTTGATGCTGCTGCTGAAATGGCACGAATCAAGAAGATCGCCTACAAAATCGGGCTAGAGGTCTATCTGATGACTCCTCCTAATCACAGAGAGGACTTCGGCGACTGCACGTTCGAGGAAGCTTATGAGTCGTTCAAGTCGGCTCAGAAGATTAGGGCTGGGCATTTATTGGTAAGCCTAGGCAAGAGAATGGTGTACTAGCAGTATTCGTTTTCGTACCGACCTTCAGTAGCGCTAGACGTCAGACGCTGACTAGTGTCAGCAACACACCGTACCGATTTCTTAATCACCTTGTGAGCATTCTCGTTCATTCGCTGTTTCATAAAGCGGTGAAGGTTACGGCCATCTGTCAGGTCATCCCCAGTCATGTATTTGTGCAAAAACGTACACAAGTGAACCAAAGCAATAGATTTGAAGTCGCCTTGTTCATATCCAAACGAATTTAGGTGTCGAGCATAGCGGTTATAAGCTGCACAGGCGTGTTGGTCGGCCACCTTGCGCCACTTAAGCAAAAGTTCATTGGATGGATTGGGCGAGTTCTTGAACGTCTTCTCTCGAAACAAGATCGCCTCAAAGTTATCGGTGATGTTAGATCGCTTAATAGAGCCCTTGCGAACCTCAATCTGGATGTTGGCATCCACTTGAGCGTACTGAAGAAATTTGTTGATGGCTACTTGGAGTCGGGTTAGCTTGTTAGACCTGAGGTCAGAAATGTCGATTTGTCGAGTGATATCATCGTACCCAGCACCTAACACAATTACTCTTTGGTTGACGAGAACATCGGCCCCACGTAAGCTTGCCTCGACGGAGCTATTCTTGAGATACGATAACAGAACATTCGCGGCCTGAAGTTTCTCGGTCGTAAAGCGATCCATGCGTACTCCTGCTTAAATTGTTCATAGGATGTCACATAAATGAATCGGATTCAAACATTTTGAAAAAGCAGACTGACTATAAACAATTTTTCAACGAGTCGGCAATACCATTTGCGGACCATAAGCAGTCAGCCTTTCTTGGCTACCTGTTTGACAATAACAACGGATTGTTCAAGCATTACGCAGTGCTGATGGAAAAAACGTGGTTCAGCGATCCTGACCATGGGACCATTTTTGAACTAATATCCGAATACTACAAGACGTACAAAAAAGTTCACTCCCACGAGGAGATTAAGAACAGTTCACGTCTGGCGGTTAAGGACAACGATACTCAGCGGCGTATTCGCGGTAAGATCGATGCAGCGATCATCAATCGCTCGCAGTACGGAATGCAGGGGCTAGTTGACGAGCTAAACGACTGGAAGAACGCCAAAATCCTCGAAAAGACGATTACCGAATCGTCAAAATTGTTCAATGCCGGTAACTTCTCTGGTTCGACCGAGCTGTTCCAAGAAGCCATCAAAATCTACAACGATACAACGTTTGCTAACTCAGACGTTGCGAAGCTGTCTGACTTCGGTAGCCTGATTGACTCACTGTCAGGGAAGAACTCGGTTCAATTCGGGCTTCCAATGATGGACCGCCACCTGGCCCCAGATAATCCAACTGGTGGCTTGATGTCAGAGATGACGACGTTGTTTATTGGTGGATCGAACGCTGGTAAAACTACGTCAATGGTAACGTGTGCCATTATCAACGCAATCGCCCAACACCGTGTTCTGCTGATTTCACTAGAAGACTCCTCCTCACAGCTCCGAACTAAGATGTTCCGGTGTGCTTTGGGGATGGTGACAGTAGCCGATATTCAGCGAATCTACCAACTTGACGAAGTATCAGGTAAGCGTATGTGGGACATGCTTCGCCAAGCTGGTTCCACACCTAACGAGCTGATGCGTCACATGGCGAGCCCTAAGTACGCCAGTGCATTGCAAAAGTTCGCTGACTACTTCGATGATTACATTGAATATATGCCGTACAACCGTCCGGGGATGGAAGTCGAACAACTCACCCCGCTAATCGAACGTCGCCAGGACGCTATGGTCGACCGTACAGGCAAGGGTTTCCAGCTTCTGGTGTGCGACTACCCCGCCCTGTTGACAACCTCCAGGGCATCTAAGGGGCGGATGGACCACCGGCACATCCTTGATACGGTATACGGGCACTTCACCCAACTAGCCATCCAACATAAATGGCACTCATTGGTCGCTATTCAGGCTAACCGAAACGGAGCCAAGCTCGGAAACCGAACCCACCAGGACGAAGACCGTCTGCTGGAAATGACCGATGCCGCTGAAGCCTGGGGGCCGATTACCACTGCATCTACCGTTATCACGATTAACCGTCCACCAGACGCTCAGGCAGGGAACAGAACCTTGTATAAACTGTGCAAGTCGCGTCAATCGCGTGTCGGATTGATTGTGGCGGCTACTAGCAATTATGACCGATTCATCGCTTACGGGAATACGTCTGAGTTCGGCTGCGTGTCGTATTATGGCAACCAGGACAACACACGGATCCTGGAAGACAAGCTGATGCCAGGAATTCACCGAGAACTAGGAATTTCTGAGCAATTAGGCGTATTTGGAGCAGAAGATGAAAAGGCCGATTAAGAAAAAGAGCCAATTAAAACAACTGGAACAGCACATTTGGATTGCTGGCGAAATCAATTATGAGTTGGCAAAAGCATTCTTCGCCACCTTGGCAGAATGCAGGCCGGGTGTAAAGTTGGTCGCCAATATCTGTTCGGGCGGTGGGGATGTCGAAGTTGGGTACGCGATCCATGACGCATTACGAACCTGGCCCTGGGGATGCACCACGGTTGGCTTTGGTATGGTTGGGTCAATAGCAGCTGTTATTTTTTGTGCGGGCGAAGAGCGTCTTTTGTCACCTAATACCATGATTTTGATTCACCCAATGTCCGCTGAGTTCGGTGGGACTGTCCGCCAGATTGGGCAGACCTACGATAGCCTCAGAAAAGCCCATGAACGTATGGTCGGAATTATCGGTGCACGCTGCCTGAGCCCTGGAATCGTAGCTAGTTGGGCAGACGATGAAACCTACCTCACCCCCGAAGTATCCCTAGAATGCGGACTGGCTACTGGAATTATACAATTCTCAAATAAGTGATTGACACCTAACCCTACATTAAGGCATGGATAATACATGAACTTGCTAAATTTGTTCGCGAACGTCTCACCCCTAGTCTTAAAGCACCCCAAGAAGTTCTTTATCGGAGCTTTGATTGGTGACGCTTTGCTAGTGCTTGGAGTGTCGTTGATCATCATGAGCTTTCGCGATCCATCAGTAACCTTCTCTGAAGAGGTAGATCCAGCCACGCCGTCAGTCTGGGCATGCCTGTATTCTCCCCAGACTGGGGATATGAAATGCTCTAACTTCCTTGGTGTGGTAGTTAAGCTGTTTGGACCAGGGTTAACTGGACAGGGGACAATGTGATTCCAGACTTCATCAAAAACAACAAAGTCGCAACCGGGCTGGTAATCTGCCTTCCGTTGGCGTTTGCCGCTGGTAAGTACACAGCAAAAATCGACACCAAGGAAGTGATCAAGACGGTCGAGGTCACCAAAGACAAGATCGTGGAGGTCAAGGTGACCGAGTATGTCGATCGGGTTGTTGAGAAAGTGGTTTACGTCAAGCGAACCAATATCGACACCAAGAAAGAGACCACGACAACCAAACTGCCAGACGGAACGGTTACTGTAGTAGTGGTGGAGACTGACAAGTCTAAGACCGAGACAGCGTCTAGTCAGGAGACTACTAAAGATACTGCTGTGGTGGTCAATGAGGCTAAGCAGACCGATACGTCAAAATCCCTAACCTTGAAGTCTTCCAAGGAGGTCTCGTCACAAGAGCCTCAGTGGAAGTTTACCGTAAACGCACAGGCGGGCGGTATTTTGGGCACCGAACGTAAGCCCTTAGTTGGGTTCGGATTGTCAGCCGAACGTCGAATCTTGGGGCCATTCTGGGTAGGTGTGGTAGCGTCAGTAGACCTAGGTATTGCTCTGACCGGGGTTACAGGGGTACATTCAGTCAAGGGTGGGTTAGTGTTTGGGGTAGAACTGTGATTTCGACACGTAAACAACAGCGTCTGTACTACAATTCCTCAACAGATCGCGTCATTGTGACTATCGAGTCCATTCCATGTGTCGTTAGTACACAGGAGTCTGGGCAAGTTTTCATGAAAATGATGCAGGAAATCCTGGATGACTCTAAAATCCTGAATACGGGAGGAGACTTCCCGTTCGATAAGGCCAGTATTATTCACACCGGAGCCTGCTGGCAGTTCAAGTCCGAAACCTTAGTAATCAAAGGGAATCTAAATGGAGCTGTTTAAAAAACTTGAGAAGATGTCCGACAAGCTGGAACGCAAGCTAAACCCTGGCCGCGAACTGAAGATGGTTCCTGCAACAGATCCAATTTTGAGCCAACGAGCCATTCCGTATACTGGAGATGTGGTTACCGATACAGCCCTTCAGCAGTTCGTTGTAGACATGATTTACACAATGAGCAAGCACCGAGCCGCTGGGATTGCAGCTTGCCAGGTTGGCTCGCCATTGGCTTTGATTTTGGTGTACAGCGAAGAGGGTCCAGTAGTGATGCTGAACCCAGTTATCACAAATTTAAGCGAATCCAAGACGTATGAGCGTGAAGGTTGCTTGACGTACCCTGGGCTGTTTGTCTCGTTATGGCGCTCAACTGAGGTTACGGTTCAATACCTGGACCTAGACGGCAAAACACAAACATTGACAGCAGGTGGACTGACAGCTCGCGCTATCCAGCATGAAGTAGATCATGTCCAAGGTGTTGTTTTTATTGATAAAATGCCTAAGGTTCAGCGAAGTCAGGTAGGTAAGAAGCTGGAGCGAGTGCGTCGACGTATCGCTAAGAATGCGAAATCACTTAATCGACAGTAACAATTTGACGTTCTTGTTCACACGGTTAGGTACTTGCTTAGCCATTGCTGAGTTCATCAGACCGTCAGCCGCTGCCCGCCAGTCACCTTTCTCAAAAGCTTTTAGAGTTTGCTTGAATTTTCTGATTCCAGAATTTCCCAGCTGGAATCTCATATCAACCAAAATCGCCTTAGCTTCGTCTGGCATGGAGTCAAAACCAGACACAAAATCTAGGTCTTTGATGCAAACTTCAAGCTCTTCCTTAAGAAGAGCTTCAACTTGTCCATCATTCAGGAGCGGAACTGTTTTAGATTTTCCCGCTTTCTTAGCTTCCTCGATTGCTGCCCAAACCATATCTGGGTTGACGCCGACCGCCTTGAGCTTATCGTTTGAGCCTGGTGCCTCCAGGTTGTGGCCAACGGCACACGTCCACAGACCAACCGAGTCCTTGTACGCACAGTACCGTACACCCTCGTTTTCCTTCAACATTTTGATTAAATCGATTGCCATAGTGAAGAAAAGATTGTCTTAGCGTGACGATTTGTTTGACATCAATACACAGTTCCTGTATTCGTCTCTCATGAAGACGAAAGACTTAGTTGTTGGCGAGATCTACGTAGACAAAGATGGTCGCAACGAATGTGTGGTGGTTGGTGCTGGAGTGACCGCAAGACAAGACCGTTACACTGGTCAGATAACGGTGTCGGACATGGATAATGGCAGGGATATCGTGGTTGCGTGTTCGTATCCGTACAACACCTTCGCTACGATGGACATTCGCACTCCACAATCGCTGGCCATGACCAAGGCAGAATGGCTGGATTTGCAAGCTCAACAGCGGGCTCGCCAGGCAGAAAAAGAGAAACGCCTCGCTGACCGTCAAGCAAAGCAAGACGCTTTAATGCCAGCGGTCAAGGAAGCTCTCGAAGCTGCTGGGGTTGTACTGTATGTTTCCAATTTTGCAGGAGCACGAATCGACATGGATTTTGAGCAGTTGTGCAAACTTCTGAAAATTGATATGGGGTAGGGTAAATTGAACAAGAAAAAGAAAGAGAACTAGATAATGTTCGCCATCGAATACAAACACAAAAACGTAACCCGTGAAGAGCCCTGGAAGCCACTTCGTACCTACGTAGCAACAAAGGAAGAGGCTTGCCGCTACGTTCAGCGGCTGATAAAAATGCACGAACAGGATGGGTGGGAGTTCAGGTGGAAGGCGTACGTGAGAGTCAGTGAGTGACTTATTGGTCGCCGATGACCATGAAGGTTATCTTCAAAGCAGAGGTACTTATAGTTGTGTTAGTGGAGGAATCCCAAAGCACGATAGAGAAGCCGGTAGTTGCCTTTGCTGTTACATAAGAAATAATCGGAGCATCAGTGTAAACAAAGACAGCATAGGTAGAAGATGCCATTTGAGAAGCTGCATCGAAAGTGATCACCACCTCAACAGCCGAGGCGCCATCGGCTGCTGACCATCCACCAAAACCCGCTTGAGAAGTGGGATCACTAGCGCCGGCACCCGTCATCGTTCCCCAGTGCTTAATGAAGCTGGCAACATTAAGAGAGTTATTGAACGGGACGGTTGGTCCGGCTGGGGCCTGTCCGGCAAATTTAATATTTTCATTCACTTGAATTGAAATGTCGGTATCGGCAGCTCCGTTTGTGCCCCCGCCTTTGAAGAAAATTCCACCACCGCCAGTTGAGCCGCTGTTTCCGCTAGCCCTTATGCCCCACCCTCCAGTGCCGCCGCCATAAGCTTCAACGCCGTTACCACTAGTTCGTCCTGTAGCGATCAGTCCGCTGTTAGCGTTATTGGCTGTGGTGTTACCTAGAGTCCCGGCGCTTCCACCGATAGAGCGGATACCTAACCCACTTGTAGCACCACCAGTAGACGTAAGGCCATCTCCGGTCGCGCCACCAAGGAAGGATCCACCATCAAAGGCGCCAGATCCTTCGCCGTAGATGCCAACGCCAAAACCCTGGGAAATACCATGGACGCCGTGACTAACCGTTCCACCTGCCGATGAGCCTTCTCCGTACACCCCAACACAATTGGTATTGAGCCCTCTACCTAAAACCCCACTGTTTCCTACTCCACCGCCATAACCAACAACTCCGGCATAAGCCGATCCGCCCGCTGAATAGCTAGTGTTGCCCAAAACTCCGAATCCACTGCCGGCGTTCCCCGAAACCCCTACCCCATCTACACCGCTAGCTTGACCAAAGACGCCAATCCCCTCAAGGATGTTGGTTGCGTACCCTTCGATTGCGGACGTAGAGGCAGTTGGCGTATTAACCGTCAATCCAACCCCGGAAATTGCGGTGTAGGCTGCTTGTCTGTTTGTATTAAGAGCGACAAATCCAAACGCAACGTTAGCGGCACCATCGGACATCACGATCGGAGCAGCTGGAGTAACAGCTGCGTGGCTGAGCTTAACTACACCTAATGTGCCGCCCGCTGTTGCGCCTGGAGTTGTTACCTGGGTAGCTACGCTGAACGCACGACCAATTTCGTACGAACGATCACGAACATAAATCGAAGTGCCAATGCGGTACGCAAGAACAATTCGTGACCCTGGAATAGCTGGAGAAGGTAGATCGTTCAAAAACGCTACAGCTGCAACAATCGGTGTAACAGTGTCTGTGCGATTAACGTCAACATATAGACACTGACCATCGCTTAGTGGCAGTGTACCGTCTGTTACGGTGTTGTAGTACCCACCAGAGGCATTCTCGAATGTGACAAACAGGTTAACCCAACTGAGGTTTGGCAATGTCCAGCTGAAGTTATCCCCGCCGAGCAGAGCGCCTGGTCCTGGGGCGTAAATCACCTTCATGATGTCGCGAGACGTAGGTGAGTACCAAGACTCGCCAGACTTAGCTTCCCACAAGACCGAAGTCACCGCATCCATCCACTCTTTCATGGACAGAATTTGCTTGTCGCCACCACTGAACGGATCGTCGTTATAAGTTGCAGGGGCGTACGTAATCGGGTTTTCACGACGGTTAGTGTCACGCCAAATGTACGAGCTGATAGCACTTGGAGCGTCGCCACCAGAGCCCAAACGGAACATCATTTGGCGGGCGTCAGTAATCGACACCACATTACCGTTGCTGTCAGTCTGAACCTGAGCAACCGGACAGATGTTAGGGGTGAAGCTAAACGGAGTCACCGAAATATAGATCTTGTAATCCAGTACACGCGCCTGAGGGACTACGCGAGTAGTCTCGGCTTTGGTGTTGGGATCGTAAAACTTCGTTGTGTCAGCGGTAGTGCTGTCAGCGGTTCGAGTGAAGTCGATACCAACGTAATTGATAGCGGACGAAGTAAACGCCCCACTAACTCGGCTATTCCCTACGTTGAGGTTTTCAAGTGTCCGGCCAACAGTAACAGGGAGAACCGTCCCCGCCTCTGTTCCGTTATAGTGGAACACTAACCCGTCAGTCACGTTCAGCTGTAACGATGAGGCTGGATTACCAAACGTTGACGTTACTGGGATGGTAAATCCACGAATAATCAGTGACTCTTCACCGGCCCAAACTTGACCAGCTAGTGTGTCAAAATCGTTAGCTATTCCAGACTCGATTGCGCGAAGTTGTGGAATATCCAGGCGTTGTTGTCCTATGAAATTCCCGGAACGTTTTATTGCCATTTGCTTTATCCTTAAAATTCGTTATTGTAGCCAATACCTTGGAATGAAAACGACCCAGACACTACGCCCTGAGCTGGGACGTTCCAGTCCTGGGACGTAATAGCGCATTTGTCGCAATTGAAAATGATGCTGTCAGTGACGCGATCGATGACAGTGATACTGAAGTACCGAGACCGAGCAAGGAAGGCATCGCGAGGAGCTATGCCTGCCCCCTCGATGCCGGCTGTGTTGTGCTTACGGTATAGCGACACAGACCCCGACACCTCGTGTGAGCCAGTAGCTATCTCAAATGGGAACACGGAGTCGATTCCCCGAATGGCACGAGTACCGCTGTTAACTGTCCATCTGAAGTCGCTTGCCACACCAAACAGTTTACCGTTAATGTAGACAGAGCAATCAGTTCCTGCTATTGTGGAATTCCTCATTGACCGTCACCTTCTCTTGCTGCCTGAAGCTCATTTTCGATGTCATCGCCAGCGTAAACGTAGACTACGTCAGACAACTTCTGGGCTCCTTCCGTGGGAAGACCATTGCCGCCAAGCCCGGTATCACCTGGGTACAGAACTTGCTTGTTAATGTGCAGGCCGACAGCTTTAATTGAGTCAATGTCATTGCCGGCTGCAATTCGACCAGCTGACGAAGCTGTAAGATACGTAACACCAATTCCTAAACTTGACTCTGGAGCATAGGGTGATGTCGAAATCAGAATACTTCCAACCGTTCCTATTTGATATCCACGGGGGAACGTGAATGAGCGGTCAAGCCGAAGGTCATTGCCAGCGACACCAAGATAGCGGATAGGTTCTGATTGAGTTTCGTATCCAAAATCAAGGACAATAAACCCTGGAGCGTCAGCGATCCCGTCAGTTGAGGTCAGTGACATTGTTGCTGGAGCTTGTCCTGGTGGAATCGCAACCGTCAATTCAGACACCAAGTTACCAATTGTGACACCTTCGGTCGTATCGAGAATGTAACCAGACTCAACCAGCCCGGCATCTGCATCTATCGGCGTGATTTGCCCAGATTGCCAAGTAGTGATCCATTCGTGCTCTGGGGTGCTGAACTGAATCGAGGTCGGGGTAGGAACGGCATCGATCTTAAACGTCCCACTTACCCCGCCGTCTGACACTTGCTGAAACATATTAAGAATGTGATAAACAGGCTGCGTTGGCGACACGACCAGAACCCGACCGTCATCTAGCGTACATGCCGGGGTGGTCGTCTCATAGTTGAACGTTGTTTCATCTCCGATTGACCAGAAGCGCAAAGAGTTAGTGAGACCGTGGAAGTTTACAATTTGTGGCGGCGGCCCAGCTGAGAAACCAAACGGCATTGCAGCTGTGCTTAAAGTCGTTCCGTTGAACAGAAGGGCAGTTCCGTTATTTAGAGGCAGAAGCTGTCCATGTCCGCGCGCAAGTCCGGTGTCGTACCTATCAACTACTGAGCGTGAGCTGATGTCGAAAATGAGTACGTTGCTTTGTACTGTGGCCGACCCATTGTACCCACCAATATACCAGAGCTGACCACCAGGACCACGCTTCACATAGGTGAGGATCCCACCATTGCGAGAATCGCCAGCAGCAACTCGATAAGCGTACCAGCCGTTAGCTGTCGTTACAGGATCGGACGGGAAATTGACTTCGTAGACAAAGCGGTCAAGCCATATCCAGATGTTGTCGTTCCCATCGACAGTCATCCGAAGCTCGGTAGAGGCGGTTGCGTCAAGAACTGGGGCGACCATATCTGTCCAGATAGACGTATCTGGATCAAACTCCTCCACAAAAAGATCAAGCAGGTCCGTACCGGCTACGTAAACCTTTCCAGTGGCTCTTTTGACTAGCTGAGGGATAAATTGAGGATAGGGATGATTGGTTGCACCAGCTGGCGCAATCACATTTTCAGTTGGATCGTAAATTTCAGACGTCGACGCTCCACCAAGCCCCCCGACAATGAGCACTCGACCACTGTCAAGGGTGATAGCCGCGCCGCCATATCGATCGACTAGGCTGCCATCGAAGGTTTCTGACCACGTGTTAGTGTCTGGGTCATAAATGACCCAAGAGGATGGCTTGCGGACAAAAAATCTCCCGTCAAGCAATTTTGCTGATGGCTGGAGCGCAAAGCTGTAAGTGTTGTCAGTGTTGGTGTTTGCCATCGAGGCGAAGTAGTTGTCACGATCGACCAACGGGCTAAAATTCTCCAGCTGGACGTATGATCCTGCGAGCAACCCGTGGTTCGAGTCAAACCCCATATCGACCACGCCATCAGAGCCACGGAATATGTCGAACTCTGTTGACTCGATAAGCGTTTGGCCATTGGCATAAAAGGCGGTCTTCTCATCACGAGCGATTGCGGCTGCTGTAGCTGGAAGTAGAATGTCTGCTTGGTTAGGATATGGCAATGCGGACGTAGCGAAGTAGTTCGAGGTCTTAGACAGAGTGGTTGCGCTGTCATCCAAGAACAAAACCGTATCAGTACCTACCTGAACTACCGGCGATTGAGCGACCGCGTCCGGGTTGTAGATTTCGACGTATTTATTGCCGAGATAGATACCCACATCTGTAATCTGAAATGAACCTCGATTGGCAGCGTTGAACGCTGAATCGTACAGGCTCAAGTAGTCGTCAGCGTAAACCTCTGTCAAGACTGGGTCGGTTCCGCCAAACCACCGCAACCAGACTTTGTTGTATGGAACCAACGGGTTGACCGCTTGGGTGATAACTTCCCATTCGACCCCTGGTACCGATACCGTGTCGATAATTTTAGGGAAGCGGAGCTTACTGACTGCCGTCCCGCCCGTTACTAGCAGGCTCCCATATAGGCCAAGCCATTTGTTAATCACCTGGACAGATTTCAGGCCAGTTGCGGGATCACTAACGTCTTGGGCATACGCTGACACAGAATTGGTCAAAAACGCCCGATTGAGCACCTGTGCCACTTCAAACGCTGTAGCTTGGCCGATATTGGTAAAATCGTTGCTGGCAAACGTCACGGTGACCGAGGTGTCGTTAATCTGTAGGTCTAAAGTGTCGTTGGCGCTCAAAACGAAGGGTTCGTTCAGCTCAGTTCTAAACGTAGCTGTTACCGCTTCATCCCCATAGTAGGCTCTTAGGACTTCAAGGAAGGGGTGGTTAACAACTCGGTTGGCATTGATAGCAATTGCGAGCTGTCTGAGGGTTTCATCAGACAGACCAGTATTAGGCGAGCGATCAACTGATATAGCATTTGTGAGTCTTTCGAGGTAAAGCCCGGACGCTGACCAAAAAAAGTTCTGATAAAACGCGGACTTAGCGGTTTCTGTCAAGATTTGGTCAGAATAACCAATAGCGGCGGCCATGGCGTTCCAGCCCGGCCCCTTGAAGTTAGGGTTCAAATTAGATCGATAAATGTCTTCTGCGGAGAAAGAGCGCCCATTTTCTGCAAGAAATGCGGACTTCCCGGTGATGTCGAACTGCAACGGAAGCGAGGAGAAGGTGTCCCCTGACGGGGTTTCAATAACAGGCAGAATTGTCAGCTGCCAGGTGCCGATAGCCAGTTTATCGCTGTAAACCAGATCGACCGAGAATGGGTCACCGCTGACAGTGCGGATTTTGACAAGTGTGACACTTCCTGGGCCAGACAGGGTGTAATTTGCCTTGTAAGTAGCGTCATAGGCGACGTTATCGCGTGCCGTAAACGGGATTTTGGTGAATGTGACCCGCAAAACGGCTGGAGCGACAGGCGTTACGGAAGCGGAGAATGCCATTAGTTGACCACCGGGTGGGAAGACTGAGTGAAAGATTGCGGGCTTGTATAGTCTAAGCTATAGTAGCCGTATGACGTCAAAATCGCTTACAATTTGCATGATTTCGGATACGCATTCCATGCAGGATAACCTAGATATGCCGTTTGCGGACCTGCTTATCGTAGCTGGGGACATCTGCGGGCGTGGGACGGTCCAGGAGGTCAAGCAGTTTAACAGATGGCTAGGCGACCAAAAGCTGACCTACGGATACAAAAAGGTTATTTTTGTGCCAGGAAACCACGATGAGCCGTTAGTTAACCCAGACAACTACTCACTCCTAAGCGAATCAGAGGTTCTGGTTAACCGCCGCTTTGAATACGAAGGGCTGGTGTTCTATGGCTCCCCATACGTTACCGTCTATGGGGATTGGGACTTCCAGCTTGGGCCAGTTCACTTACGAGACAACTGGGCTAAAATCCCAGATGACGTCAATGTCCTGGTTACTCATATGCCGGCTTACGGAACGCTGGATAACGTCGAACAAGGCCGTCGTGGACAGGTTTTTGGGGTTGGTTGTGTTCACCTTAAGGACAGGATTGAAGATCTCCCTGATTTGAAGCTCCATGTATTCGGTCACCTGCACCTTGATGGCGGCCAAATGAAACAGGTTGGACGTTACGTCGCCTGTAACGCTGCAATGGCCACGGAAGAATACACTGTTGGAGAAAGACAGCCTCAGCTAATTATTTTGAAAGATATGTGACCAGCCTGTTGACTTTTAATTCAGTTCTGATATTGTTGCTTCATGAGCAACCTTCTTCCTTCTCAAAAATCCGTCCAAGCCGCAATCCAAAACCTGGCCAAGAAATATGGCGATCAAGCTCGTACGAGCATGTACGCCAAAGTGGGTGTAAACAACGAACGTGCATGTGTCACTAACGGACACTCCGCTTTGTTCTGGCCATGTAATTTTAAGTCTGGTGTGTACACGCTCGATGGCGGCGCGCTAGAGGGGCAGTTTCCTGATGTCGATTACGTTGTTCCGCGATTGAGCGAAACTCAATCCTTCTCTGGGGTATTAAATTTGCCACAAGGAGATAAAGATAACTATTCTCTCTTGGTCGCCGGTGGCACGCCATTTTGGGCGATCCCAGCAACATTCCGTACCTACAAGGACCAACACGCTTCTTCGCTGTTTGGTGGGACTGGACCAACCAATACGTTTGACGGGAAGTACCTGCAACTTCTGGCAAAATTCTTCGAGTCCACTACACTGTACTTCACCTGCTTCTCCGAAGTGTCTCCGGTGTTGATCACGTTGTCAAAGCCAACTGAAGACTTCACCAAAGGCAAGTTTGCAATTATGATGGGTATGCGCGTTTAATAGTGCTTGATTTTAATTTTCACCAATGATACACTGACCTCAGGAGATACCAAATGATTATCAACCTCGAAAAAGCAACCACTGCCCAAGAAGCTCTCGAAACCGCTAAGTTGAACTGGACCGTCAATGTCCAGCCAATGAACGCACAACTTGCTAACGGAACAATCGTCAACGTTCCAGGCAATAACCTAGTAGTCCGTGAAGACAACAAGGTTTTGGGAGTCGTTGGCTCCCGATATCGCTCAGCAAACAACGCTGACATCTTCAAGGTGGCGGATGACGTCATCGCCCAAATCGGTGGGTTTTACGACCGAGCCCTGGTGTTCAAGGGTGACCGCCAAGTGGTTTTGCAGGTCAAACTGCCAACCACCTTGACTCTTGGTAAGGACGTGGTGGCTCGCTACCTCACCCTGACCAACTCGTTCGACGGCTCGATTGCCTTGAAGGGCTTCGTGACCCCAGTGCGTATCCTGTGCCAAAACATGGTGGCAATGGCAATGAAGCGTGCCAATGACTCAATCACGATCCGTCACTCGTCACAGGTCCAAGACCGTCTGAATGATGTGGGTCGTTTGCTGAAGCTGACCGCTGACTACCACCAACGCTATGACCAGTTGGCTGGAGCATTGTACTCAGCCAAGTTCTCGTTCGGTCAAATGAACCAACTGGCGTCCGAGCTGATCCCAGTCAAGGTCAACGAAGACGGCGAGGAGTTCGACTCGACTCGTGCCCGTAACAACCGTGACCAGCTCGTGGCATTGTTCGAGGGTGGCCGTGGTCACAAGGAGTCTGAAATCGTTGGAACGGCATGGGCGGCTTACAATGCTGTCGCTGAGTACGTTGACCATGTTCGCTCTTCCCGAGTTGGTGCTGGTGGCGACACCACAACCAAGCGTTTAGAGTCTGCATACTTCGGTTCTGGACTGGCTATGAAGACCCGATCTTTAGATTTGATTCGTTCCGCAACTGGTGTATAATCAAGTTGCACATACGGTGGACGCCGCCGCCCTAATTCTGGGGCGGCGGCGAATACTGTCGGAAAGAACTCTATGGATGACAAGACCCTGGCCCAGATGACTCAGATGCTAGAGGCAAAAATCACCCATACGATTCGGACATCTAAGCGGACCAAAAACTTTAAGGTTTACTTGGACCTGCTTGGTGTGACATACAAGCAGGCGGTCATGCTTAGCGATTTAGTAAAAATGTGCGAACGAATTGCAAGCGAATCAGATCCGTCTCATTTTGAAATCACGGATGAGGTTTAAGTGTCAGAAATTGTTCTAACCGAAGCGCAGCAAGACGGCGTCGACATGGCCATGGCGCTTGCGGCCAGTGGTTGTAAAATCGGTGTCTTGGCGGGCGTAGCAGGATCAGGTAAGACTACATCACTAAAGCACATCACCAACCAGATTGAGTGCCAGCTTATCGCGCCAACAGGCCGTGCCGCCTCCCGAATGTCTGAGTTGACAGGGAAGTCAGCGTCCACCGTCCATCGTTGGCTGTATGAGCCTGAGGACCGCCTAGATGGTCATGTGACGTTCAAGCGACGTGCGATTGACAAGGTACCTGTTCCTGCTGGCAAGCTGGTCGTGGTTGATGAGTCCTCTATGATCAACGAGGAGATGTTTCGAGATATCGTCGACACGTGTCAGGCAATCAATTGTGCCGTCCTGTTTGTCGGTGACCCGTTCCAGCTTCCCCCGGTCAGCAAAGACAGGAATGATGATTTCTCCATCTTCTCGGACAAGTTCAAGTATGACGCCAAAGTCAACTTGACAGACGTTATGCGACAGGCCGAGAAGAACCCTATCATCAGGATGACCAAGCTAATTCGAGAGGGTGAGCTGTCGGACGCGATGGAGATGGTAGACCTAGTTTACGGTTCACCAGACGACAAAATCATTGAAGTGGTTGAATCTGGTGGGATGGTCATTTGTCATACCAACAAAGCCCGTCTTCACATGAACAAGTATTACCGGCAGTTGGCTGAAAAGACTGAGCTAGAGATAGGCGAACCCCTGCTTATCCTTAAGAACTGTTACCGACTTGGGGCTATGAATGGCGAGACGTATCAGTTCACTGGATACGGAGACTTCCTTGGTGAGAAAACGGTTTACTGTCCAATCTCTAAGAAAGAGGTCAAGTTGTCGTTTTTTATGACCCAGTTAGCTGGGATGGACTGTATCATGTCTCAAGAGATCATTGAAGGTCAGCATCAAGAGGTAAGCATTTCGTCAATCGAGCGAGTCCTGAACTACTGGGTGCGGAATGGCACCCCTTACGTCCATGCAAACTACGGTTACGCTCTATCTGCCCACAAATCGCAGGGTTGCCAGAGTTCCAAAGTGTTAGTCTGTCTTGAACCAACCGTTGATCTGTACTCCAGCTTTGGCCAACGATGGGCATATACAGCGTTCACACGGGCGATCGATAAAGTGTCAGCAATGTACTTGTCTCGCAACCCTGAACAAGATTTGCCATTGACAACCAAAATCAAGTGATGATAAATGTTAACTATGGTTATCGACGCAAACCACTTGCTGCAATACATAGCCGAAGAACGTTACTGGCAAGCTGCCTCTATCGCTAGCGTCTTGCGTAAGCAGGCGTACGAAAACAACACACATCTTTTAGCGGAAGAGCTTGACAAGTTTATCGACTTAGTTGTATCAGCAACAGGGAACCCTGAACGGTTTGCTGCAATGCGACATGAGTGGAACCTGGCAATTCTACTTCGTCGCAGGCCGATGGATTTGCTACCAAAGCATTCTAAAGTACATGTAGACCCTGAAGAGTTTGAAATCACGTTTTGATGGAGAGTTAAATGATCGATGACCTGTGTATTCGCATCTACCTAGCTTCGCACGTTCCTAGTGGATTTCACACTTACCTTCCACCTGGAGATAGTTCGATTTTCTGGGTAGCATATGTACCTAATGTTTTCAAGAATACTCATATCAGTTTTCTTGAGTCGACCTCTTTCAGCCGTGACGCAGTGTCAGAGGTTATCGAAGTCCCAGATGGTCAGCTGTACCTAGGAAGGAACCCACTGTGAAGAAACTTGTGACTAGTTTTGAGGAACTTAAAGAGGCGGCCAAACTGCTTGTTGGCGAGTGGATCAATCGCATCGAACATCTCGGTTCCGACCCAGAAGATGATGCCGGCTCTTGGAAGATGAAGATCGGAGCAAATCGTCATGGACGGTGCGCTGTCCTGGTGGGGTTTCGTCCACAGGGATTTACGTTGATTTATTGGGGGATTTCACTCTGCAAGAAAGGCGATAAATTTGACCGCGATCTGGGCTTTTCAATCGCCAAAAAGCGAGCAATGGAAGCGTATCGTGATAAGGTGATGACAACCAGTGACCAAAATCGAGCACTGTCAATGACTGACGACGGGCTGGCTGGGGTTGTTCGATTGGAAAATCACAGCGAACTTCGCCAGTATTTCCGCGAACGGGCAAAGCTTATTAACTAAACCGCGATTGAGATTTGAACGTCAACGTCCGGATCGAAGATAAACGGTTTTTCGTTCGCCTGAACTGGAATCAAGTCAGATTCAGAAGAGTAGGTTGGGCTCAACACGCTAACCGCTGCTACCCCAGATACAGCTCGTGCTGCCGACACAATCCGAGAAATATCAACTGCCGTTCCAAGTGGAATGGAATTGACGGCTGTCGCAACAGCGTTACGGACGCGATCGATTGTAGCTTGCTGGGTAGCTCCAGTGCGCAAGCGAAGTTGCAATGAAACTTGGATTCGCTTAACGTTTGGTCCACTGATATTGACAGACGCTCCAGCAGCCACGACACCTGGATAGATGGTTGGGGCGGACAGGTCACCGTACAGAACCTTGGTGACCTCTCCAATTAGCCCTGTGCTGACGTTGTAGCCGTTAGCTCCAATCAGTGGGGTAGTGGCAAAGTCAAACCTGGACAGAGGCTGAATGTTGCCACCGAGTGTTTCGCTAATGCCCGACAGCAGAACCCCAGAGTCAAAGATGGCCCAGGATGTTCCGACTACAAGCGGATCAATCGAAGAATCTGGGTCAATACCGATACGGCTCAAGAACTTGATTAAACGTAGCGGCGACTTAATCATACGGATCTGGTTAAGGTTAGTGCCGAGAGCGACAGGACTGACTGCTGTAAACGTAGTGTCTACAGTGAAGACACCGCTGTTGGGTGTAATCGTTTGGACTTCGTAGATACCGATATTGCTATCTGTCCCTAGCTCGTACGCGATCTCAAACAGATCGCCAGGCAGGAGAGAGTTTGCGGTGTAGTTGCGGCCCGTGTCGGTTCCTGGGGTAATCACCTCATTAACCGCATTGGGGTTTTCTACCCAGGCATACTGGAAGTTAGTTCCTGTGCTGGTAATGCTTCCAGAACGAACAATTCTGAAGTATCCATTGTTCGACGATGAAGCATTTTCATAGTCCGTAAAGATAAAGTCACCTTCTGGACCAAAGGCGGTTGCGGATTTATGGAGGTATAAGGCAAAGTTACCAACTTTGTGGACAATCAACTGGCCACCACCAACAAACGACGTCGAGGTGTTTGCTTGGGTGCTGAGTGTCACTGTCCCGTTGGAAGCCAGGGCGATAGTGGTGCCACTTGTTGCGTTAGGAACACTAGATACGGTTTGGTCAGTGTTTTGCAAAGCAACGTAGCTGCCACCCAATAAACTGTAATCAAACGCTCGGCTGAAGTTAACCTTCTTGAGCGTGACATCCCCGGCTCCGGTGACCGGAACGATTTGGCCATTGAGCGAGTTGGATGCCATTTGGACGCCGCCAAGCTCACCTGGGTTTTCTGACGTAATTTGCAGCTTGCCATCTAGGCCGGTAGTTTCGAGGTCAGCAACCTGTCCAAGTCCGGTTACCGCTGGTGAGTTCAACCAAGCGCTAATGGTCTCTGAGGTAACAGGGACAAGGCGAGCTGGTTCACTAGTGAAGGTTGACAATCCGCCATCCGTTCCTTGCTTGAACCGAATGGTGTTTGGCACTACAGTCAGGTCTGACGTTCTGACGTAATTGACCCCATCTTTGAGTGAGAACTTATCAACTGACGTACCAGCATAGTTGATTGTTGGAGTGAAATCTTCGTCAAGGGTGGAGCGATCCAATATCCCTGTTCCTGGGTTGATGTAGGCTTCAGCAGTAAACAGATCGGCCAGGTCAGACGTAACAAACGCCACAACGTCGTCAGCGGTTGAGTTGGCAGTATCTATTGGGTAAATAGAGATGGCGGTTGCCGAGCCTACCATTGTAGGTGCTGGTAGGTTAGTAACAGATGCCGCTGGAACAAAGAACTCGATTGAGGTCGGATTTACGGTCGTGATCCGGTAAGTGCCGTTCAGCGTCCAAGCTGTATTAGGTGAGGCGATTGAGATAATGTCACCAGCAACAGCCGCCGCAAACGAAGGAGGAGACAAAGAGCTAGCAGCTAAGCCGCCAAGCGCAGCAGGCGCAGCGGCTGTACCAGCTTCAGTGTAAGTGAAGGTAGTTGCACCGGCAGTAGTTACGATCTTTGGGCCAGGAGGGAAATCAACACCGCTTACCCCACTGATGTAAACTACCTGCCCTACTGCGAGCCCATGAGTGCTACCAGTAACAACAGAGACTACGCTTCCGGCACGACCAATCGTTGAGATGTTTGGAGTTGCTGTGTAGTAACTCATGGTCACTGAACGTCCATTCCCGGATGCAATGTTGGATGACGTAAACGCAGTGTTGGCGAGAATATTCAGCCCCGCTCTTGCGGCTCCAGATGGTAGGGTGATCTGAAGATCGGAACCATTGGCAATCTCGTATGCCATTGTTTGGTTTGCTGACTCTGGATAGGTGTAAGCAACGCTCCAGTCGTTCCCCTCTGAACCGTAACGATTGTATCTCCAGAGGATTTCCTTAAACGCCTCACCGAGATGACTGATGACCTTTGGCTTCATGTAACACCAAAAATCATTAAAGAACGGCGTCACACCAAAGGAGTCGTCAAGTGCGGCTCCACCGTTATCGGTGTCGAACACGTTCATTGCGGCGCCCGTGCTGCCTGTCAAAGTTACATTGCGGTACATTGGAATATTGTAGGTCTGGGTCAGTGAGTCATCGTTCATGACAACAGACAGCGAGTCGTAAGGGCCAACTGCATATGGTTGGGCCAGACAGAACAGATCGCCGCCATCGTTTTCTTGAGCGTCATCCCACAGATTGATACCGTACGATTGAGCGCTAGCCACAGCTGATCCGGACGAAGCATAGGTCAGGGTGGTGTTAGTGGGGGTTGAGGCGACTGCATAGTAGTCCGCAAGGAAATTCGCATCTGCCGTACCGATTGGACCAGAGAAGATGACATCTCCAGTTTTGAACCCATGCGCGGTCGGGGTAGTAACGGTAACGATATTGGCAGCACGAACTAACCCGCCAGCTGCGACCGTAAATTGAGTCACGGCGGATGAAGTTTGTTTTGCCCGACTGGTAAAGTTCGCAATAGACAAGACGTTCTGACGTCCTGCCAAGAGCTTGTGACGTCCAGCTAGATGTGAAGTGTTGCCAAGAAGCAAGGCGGCTCGCTGGTAGCTAGGTAGACCGTACAGAAATCGCCCAGCTTCAGCCCGAACTGGCGTAGAGAACACTAGGTCAGTAGTAAATTGTGGGAACGCTTGATTGGTTGTGTTGGTCAGGATGCTGCCGATATTTCCAAACGAAGGCAAGGTCACTTCGGACGGTCCAGCAAGCAAAGAAGCCAGATGTGGGACCGAGCTTTGATTCAGAACCCCGGTATCAAAACCTAGCAGTTGGGCAGATTGATCGGCTGTCACCACCATGATGTCTCCACCACGATAGTTATTGCTGGAGATCCGCAAATATCGTCCACGGTAAATTGATGCAGTCGCCCCGGTCAGCTGTTCGTTCAAGCAAGTGACGATTGCGTCTAGCGTTTGAACCCCAGCTGGGATACGCACTTCTTGGATGTACGAATTGGTGCGTGCAAACACCATACCAGAATTAAGGAGTGAAACGCCTGCTTGTGCTGCCGCTGACGCCATTGCGTATCGAAGCGCAAATCCGGTGATTGTGCTGGGTTCAGTCACTCTGAACGCACCATGAACAGTAACAGCTGTATCCCAAACAACAGCATAATCGCCAGCAACCAAAGCGCCGTTAGTGGGCAGAGTTGCCGCAACTACACCTGTGCTGTGGGTGAATGTGTATGTGGTCGACCCCGATACACCGATGTCGAGAATTTCTGTCGCCCCGTCAACTGCTACCCACAATTTAGCGATACTAGGGAACGTAACCGAACCCGAACTCAAGTCGGCAGATTGTGCAGCTCCACGAGTATTTATCGATCCAACGGTCAGGCTGTCTCCAGCTACCAACGGCTCAAACAGCTTCACTTGGGCGGTGTTGCGGTTCAGGCTGTAGTCACGGTTAAGGCCGGAAGCAGACAGGCCGGAGGTTGGAGTGAACATTCCGGCTGTAATTAGATTCGGAGATGAGACTGGGGCACTTAGAACAATGCTAGCACCGCTATCTGCACCTTTGTTTGATTGCAGGATGAGGTAACCGCCGCCGTCAGAAGCAGTAATACCTGGGATTTTGTCATTGAAGACTTGAGCCCAGGAAGCGATACTATTGTTTTTGGAGACTGTCGTGTACCCGGTGTTTGACGCCACAAAGTCAGCATCAGTGAACGTGTACGTTGCAGCTGGAGTTCCATCAACAGCCGCCTTAATTTCGTATCCTGTAGCGATGGTTGCCCAGCTAGACTGAGCAGCTGAATCGATGGCCGCTATTTGTCCGTCTTTGTACAGCAATTGGTCGTTTTTGTACAGTTTAAGAGTGTAGCTTGTATCAGTGCTAAACCCGAGGTAAACGTTAGCGTCAATCCCGGACGATGGAACTGATACTTGGATGTCGTCGTTTGTATCACTTCTCGCGAGAAGTGATACTTTGGTTCCGTTGTCGGACGTCCGAGCAGAAAACAAGATGTCAGGATTGGAATTGATCGAGCTGACAACTTCAACAGCCAAAGCAGAGCCGATAGCGGTGAACTCATCTGGACTGAACGAGTGCTCAGTCAAAATGCCACCAACCACAACAGACAGCTTGGCGCCAGAGACCAAAGAGAATGGTCCTGTCAAAGTAGTCTTAGTGAACGCCCGGCTAACTGGACGTTGACCGGACAGAGCAAAATACTGCTCACCGCCAGAGGCGTTATCAACCAGAACTTCGTACGGAATGCCTTCGTTCAGCTCTTCATACCCTGTACCGTCATCGATATAAACGGTTGCCGGCTCGTCAGCGGGTTCAACGATGGTAACCGAAGATACTCGTTTGTTCTCGTCTGGGGAGAACACACCGGACGCTGCCGACAAGATAGCATACGAAGTTCCACGCGATTTAGACGATTTGACTAAAACTAGTCGCTGAACAAGCTGGTCATCTGACTCGATATCGGAGCCGGACGTCAGGGGCTGAGGGTTGGTACATGCTGCCCCTGCAAATGGGAGGCTGGTAAATGAAGTGATCGAGCCTCGTGGTACGTTTCCTTTCGAGCCAGGCTCTTGGCAGATGATAGGAACGTTAGATACGCTGACTTCACCGTCCAGAATTTCAGCATCCGAGGTCGTGCTGTACTGAATTGGTTGAGTGCGAGCATCACGGGTGGTTGCGACTGTAGTTCCAGCGGGAATTGGGCGCGAACCCTTTTGGGCCAAAACTACGTCTTCGTTGATGTTGTGGAAAGTCGCAGTTGGAGTGGTCAAGGTCAAGGTCCAGAACCCGCTGAACTGGGTTTTGGCGGAATAGCTAATCGGACCTTCAACGTTGATTGTGCCACGGCCAATGTAGATTTGGCCCGTAGCTGGAAATTCCACAGCAGATACAACTCGCAACGTGGACGATCCAGCGACTGGAGCTATAGATCCTGAGTAGATTGAGGTCGAGATCCGCTGAAGGGTAGTGTCCGAGATATCGACCTTGCCTGAGGCTGGAAGGGCGGGGTTCTTGGTCAAACCTTCTGAACGAGCTTCAAATTCCAGCGCTTGGCCGGACAGGCGGGTGACGTCACGTAAATCCAGGGCGTTGAATACGTCCTGAGTGGACCGTAGGTCAGACTGAGCAGCAGCCTCCAGGGCGGTCAAAATAGAGGAGCCAGTTTTAAGCTGACGGATGCCGAACCGGGCTTTGAAGGTCAGGACTTGGTCAGCCAGGATTTGTTGGTAAGAACGTGGCTGTGGGACAGTGAATGCCATGAAATGCTCTCCAGAGGCAGGGAAGGTGCCTCAAAGATTGTCTATGGGGTAGTAGCCAGACGGCTTAGAAGTTGAGAGGGAAGCTGACCGGGACGTTTTTGTTCGTACCAGCAATACCAACTTCAATATTCAGGCGGTATTTGTTGCTCAAAATGCTGATATCTGCCCGTTTTAGGCCGGAAAACGTAGGGTCGGCGTTGATGAACTCTTCGGCTGACGCTACGATGTCCTTGGCATTAACGTCGGATGTTGAGGTACCCGGCTTAACACCTACACCAAACCCTGGGTGCTGTTTGAGGGAAGCGCGAGGGGTAGTAAACCCAATTTGGAGCGTCTGAACGATGTTTCTGAGCCCGTAGGACAGAGGATTATCGCCTGTTTCAGTCACAACTAGGCCGAGTTTGTCGTCCAAAAGCCAATCAACCCCGGCTACCTTAAGCAGAGGATCGAAGACGTCTACCCCCGGAATCGCCTCAATATCTGAAGGATCGTCTGGTAAACCCTGGGATGGGATGTAGATGGTCTTTCTGGAATTGACGGTTCCAGGAAGGAAGGCGTCGACCTTGGCGTTTTCGGCAGTCGTGAAGCGGTCCAGGTCTTTATCGCCATCCAACGTAACCAGGAAATTGGTTGGCGAGATTTCAGCGATATCGATGACGTGTCGGGCTTCTTTGTTTTGGCTGTCGGACGATAAATACACAGTCTGTTTAAGAAACAGGTTGGTAACGTCATTGACAGCAACGGTATTGGAGTCACCGTTCGATTGCATGAATAACGAAACCCCGACTTCGTCAACATATGGCGCCCTGAGCCCGTTCAGGGTAGCTATCTCGTGCCAACGATTAGCGTCGCCTAGGTAAGTTAAGGCTAGCCCCTCAAGGGTAGCCCCGTAAGGGAATGGGACAGCGAACTTAGACGACGGCACAGTAAAGGCGATACCTGACGCTTCGGCAAGTCCAGCAACATATTCAAGTGATGTTGGAACCTGTTCGATCTGATTGCCACGCTCTTGAAGGTAAACCGTGAACTTGTCTGTTGCCAGGATAATTTCATTCATTGCAGCTAGAGCATCGAACTCTTCTTGAGCCGGGGCTCGTTGAGTCGAGGTCGGGATTGGCAGGTCAAACAGCTCCTGATAGTCAGTCGCCCAGGCTCCAATTAACGCCGCAAACTGGTCTTGAGCTTCCTGGACCTGAGCCCGGTACAGTCGCAGGTCATCGGCGGTCATTTTACGACCAGTTGCAACCTCGGTATCCAGCTGTTGTCTTAGCGCTGGTGCCGCCGAAGCTTCTTCTGCCGTGATTGCCCCAAAAGCTTGGAAATCACGTGGATCTGGAGCAGATGGGTCATTCGTTTCCGCTAACTTTAGCTGGTTGTGTAGGTTGCTGGCTAACTCGTTTGCGATCTTATTTATATTATAAGCTAGATCGCGTGTAGGATTGGCAAGACCGAAGGTCAGGCTAAAGTCAGCGTTGCTGAAGTCTGTCGCCAAATCGTCATAGAGTTTCTTGTAGTTTTGCGCGACTGTGTTGGCAGCTAGGTTTGTAGCCGATGACGCTGCCTTCATTTCGTTCAAAACCCCACGGGCGAACGAAGCGGGCATTTCCACTATGTCACGGGCAACACCAGCAATATCTTTTGCTGCCCCAGTAACCTGGCGGCTAACTTCGGATACAATGGCCAGTGGGCCGAGCAGTGCTGTATTGAGAAGCTTCTTGGACGCAATGATGACTTGGCGAGCAGCCTGGATGCGGTTCAAGACGTCGTTGACGATATTTGGGGATACATTGTCGTTGCGCTCAATTAGAGAAACCGACCCAGCGGCCGCATTTAACGCAATCCGGCGAAAAGCACGCAAATTCAACGAGTACATGTACTCCATCGGTGAATTTGCTGAACGCTTCATGTCAAAATTCTTGAGGGTACACAGGTAAATCGAGCTGTCTTTCCAGTTGCAGAAAGCCAACCGGATATCCTTGGGATTCAGGCCAGTCAAGGTGCCGTTGGTTGAGTTGCCAAAGTCATCCTTTTCCGGGATAGCTGCGGATTGCTTGATGGCAATGTAGCCTTCAAGGAAAGTTCTAAGCCCATGAAACAAAAGAAAGCCAGAGGTGAGGTCTTCGCTTCCGGTGCCGCTGGTTGGTAATTCGTTTTTGACCCGAACTGGACCACCGAATACCGTGGCAACTCCACCGGCAATTGAGCGGGCTTGGTCAACGAATGGGCGACCAAAAGATCCACCCGGAGCTGGGGTGCCGCCAACCGAACCCTTGCCGATATTGACGCCAGTCGTACCTGAGAAGCTGATTTCGCGGAATGGGGCACCGCCGAGCTTTTCAGTATATCCGTTCAGTGTCGCTTCTACCCGGTCTGCCGATATTAGGGTGATCGACATTGACTCAGGCGGGATAGGTAGAGTGTACTTCCAAAGGGGAATCGGGGCATAGCTACCGTCATGCAGAACTCGAACTAAAAGGAGTTGGTAAGGGTAGTATTTGTCCCAGTTGTCGCTGCTATTGACGTTGTTTTTCCACGTCGATACAAAGGCATCGGCGTGATACAGCGGAAGCTCGTACTCCGTTGGATCTGTCGAGATAATAGTTGGTGAGGATTCTGGTTCAGACAAGGTGAACTCCCTGCCCAAAGATTGTTTTCAACAGCAGATTAGGTAAATACCGAACAAAAACGGGAGAGTAAGAATGGTGATTACCTCGATTGCTAGCCGGATATGGGTGTTCATATGTCGATTGTCTCATATTGTAGGTTGACTTTCAATTGGGATCTGATATTATTGGGTTCATGAGCAACTTAAACGAGATTGACGCTTCGGTTTTCTTGGAACAGCTGGCTCGTGAGGTCTTGGCAAACATGGATGTTGTCGAGCCAGGCACCACCTTCACTCCGCAGGGTGACAAGGTGGTTTACGACAACTTGTCTGGTATTTCTGTTGTGTACTGCCGTGAATACCCCAATGATCCTGTCGTCATTTTGTAGTGTTGGTTTTTGATAGGTACGTAGCCGACTGGCCAAAGAAGGTTGGGAAAGCTGACGGAATAAGTGAGTTCAAGGGGATGCCGATAGCGTCAAACCCCGGCTGCAAGTGAGCCGTGATGGGGATGGCAGCTGCCGACTGAGACAGGACTGTCATGCCGGCAGCGATCGTGGTCAGCATTATCATGATTTGTTGCAATAGGGTGTCTTCAGCAAGACGGTAAGTATCCCCTAGAACCAAATGCTCCCCACCACCTAAAATGACACCATTGGTAGCATTGATGTTCACCTTCTTGTCACCGTGGCTCAGCTCCACCACTTGGTCGCCATCACCAGATTGGAACTTGGCTGACCCATCTTTGGTGACCGTGATCTTAAAGCCAGCAGTAGATGAGCCCTCTTTTGAAGTGCCGTCGTTCTCAGTTGGTCCACGGCGAGTAAGGCTAAGCTGACCGTCACCATCGATTTCAATATTGATGCCGTTGTACTCGAACTCAAGGTAGGGGCCAGTTTGAGCAGACTCGGTTTTCTTTTCGGTATACAGAAGAGGGTGCTTGTAGGCGCCTATGATGACTCCCTTTTCGGAGTCCTTGCTTAGACATTGAACTAAAACACGACTATTGAGGCTGATAGCTCCATCTGTGCTTTGTTTTTCAAACCTAGGTTGCCACCGAAAAAAATCAGCTGGGGTTCCGAATGAGCACGCCATGATGCAGTTACGGAACCGAAGGGTAGTGTTAATGCTAGCCCCTTCTGTATTTGACGTAAGTACGTCATACTCGTAAAACTTTTTCGATACGTTGGATTCATCAGTTGGGGCATGGATCTTTACGATTTCCCCAATCAAAACGGCGTCTGAGTCAAAACGATCCAAAAAAGATGACTGGGTCCGAGGGCCAGAGACACCAAGGAACGAAGGGAGGACTGTTCCGTCTGATAGCGTAGGCATAATTAGACCTTGTTGATCTTAACGACTTGGCTCGTCAACTGTTCAAAGGTTTTAAGATCGGTGCGCGAGTTTCGGGCTTTAGACAGGCTTTCGTATTCTGGTGGGCCGAAGGTGATCTCAACTGAAGGGTCAGTTTGGAATTTACCGGGCGCATCACCGGACTGATCAAAGGTATCGAGGGGGACTCCGTGTGAAAGAGAAAGCGAGGTAGAGAACATCTTCTCGCCTCCAGGTATGATTCCGCCAGAATGAGAGACTGATTCAATGTGAAACATAAGGCCATTGATAATGGCATTATCGCCGTGAGAAATCGGAAGCTGAACACCCTCAAGGTCAACATTCCCCGACAGTCTCAGATGGGAGTCAAGCAGGATGTCGCCCATGATTGAGGTGTACACTCTGGAACGATTCTCTTTAGCGGTCACCGTTCGATCGAAGGCTTGAGCGGTGACTTTTTGAACGTATCTTCGTAATCCGTTACGTGCGATATCAGCAGGGATGGATGCCGGTGGGGCAAAAATTCTCTGGGAAGATAGATTCTGTTGCTCGTTAGACGAAAACTTATCCCCAGACTCGATTTGTACCGAGTTAAAGCGAGCATTATCGGAGCGACCAACATCAAAAGATGTCACGCGGGCCATGTCAATCTGCCATGCTGGGTAAGCAGAGAACGGCGTAAGCTTAACTCCTTTTGGGGCTAAATTGTTTGTCAGGTCTTCAGAGGTTAAGGGGTTGGTCCTGATCACAATAGACGGCAAGAGTCTGCCGGTGCCTGGCTCGGGGCGAAGAGCTGTGTACATCTCATTGATTGGCTCGTTGATGTAGCCTCGCATAATGCTCCAGCAACTTTGCCCAGAAATGTCGAAAGTTGACGGATTAACCTTGTCGTTGAACTCTTCGGTGGTGAGATACGTATTTCCACGAATCCGATTAGCCAGCTTTGGGATAAGCGGACCCCATGGAGTGGGAGTTGTGAAGTCGGCACCGTCACTTCTGAAGGTGTTACCAGGAGAAGCGTATGTCTGACGTCCCGAATAGTACCTGTGGATGTCATCTACCGAACTAGCCTGAGGTAGATTAAGTATGTCGCCGAGGATTTGAGGGATCTTAAACTTTGTGACCAGGGTAGCCTTAAGCGGATCGTTAGTCTTACTATCGATTGTCTTCGGATCGGATCCAAGAATAATGCTACCGAGAGTGGGGACTAGTTTCGTAATGTTAACAAACCCTTGGTTGTCTCCCTTGCCAGAAAACAAAACATCAAGACCTACGCCAAAGTCTTCAAGGAACTGAGTGTACGTCTGGTAGCTAAACGCCAAAACCGGATCATAGAACAAAACAGAATTCATTTCAGTAAATGAAGCTGCACTTACAGCATAGCTAGCTTCAATTTCACCACCTGGTGAGCGCTGAACAGATTGACGAATAGATGTCAACCGACCGATAAATTTTAAGCCGGAGTCAAAATCGTTCAGACTGAATTCTTCCTCTGTGGTACCGAGGTCGGGATAATCTGAATCAATTAGCAGCTGATACTTTGAGCGAATAGCTCCAAGAGTTTTTTCGTACGAAGCTTTGTCCTCAAAGCACCAGAATAGGCACCAGTCGCCGGGCATGATCTTCTGAAGCCAGTTATGTTGTCCGTATCTAAGGGTCATCGACAGTCCACCCATTGGGGAAGACTTGTTGGTTGTTACAGACCACCGATTGATTTCGTCATCAAGAACGTAGATGCCGTCGATTTTGGTGGGATTCTTTTGGGACTCAGAGGTTCCACAATCGAGAAAAGTAGGGCCGCCCGTATCGGCAAGTTTTGAACGAGCCAACGGATCCACGATCGCGTATGGAAGGATAACTGCCAACCAGTACGCTTGCTGAGTGTGGACATCTGAATGATGATTATCAATCTGGATGACGTTCATTTATTGTCCGCGCGAGCAGGGCGATATGGTTGCCCCTGTGGGGCCGCTTGAACATCAGCCGGCATATTCTTTTTCATTTCGTTAATAGCCTTAACAGCTTCCTTGCCAGCCAATCTAGCGAGGGCATCTGTCGCCATATTAGAGGCTGAGGTCATTACAGCCAATTGAAGTCCAGCAGCTGCTGCGTTCTCATTAAGGATATTAAGCATTTTCTGATTTGCATCACCCGGAGCGCCAGCTTCTTCTGTTAGTCGTTTGTAGCTAGCCGCTCCAGCCGCAAAAACATCCCCAACGGTTTTTAGCGTAGTCGATAAGGTCTTCAGGTCTGTCATCATGTTCTGCACCTGCATATTGATAGCGCTGGTTGCAGTTCCTGATACCTGATTCTTAAGACCTCCCTTACCTGCGTTAAAGGAATCAAGATCCGACAATCCACCGATTGAGCGCATCCCACCCTCAAAGTCCATTAGGTCGCCACCGCCGAGCCGAGACTTACCAAGAGCCGCCGCATCGCGTTGAGCGCCTTCGTTCCCCTTAAGGGCTGCAAAGAGATCGCCACCTGTGCCTTCAAGGAGTTTAGCGAGCCGTTTAGCTGGAGCCGAGTTGCCGGAAGAAAGAACAGAACCGAGTCGCTTAGATCGATCGGCTAGCGCTTTTTGTGCCTGACCTTGGCCAATGCCAAAAATAGACAGGGAGTTATTTGGATCTTGCTTGCCACTAGCCGCTGACGCAAGATCTGCAAATGAAGCATTAGCAAGGGTTTCGATCTCTTCAATTGAGGATCCGTCACCCATGATAGTTGACGCCGAACCAAGGTTGCGAGACGCCATGAATGGGTTTGATTGTTGGATTCTATCCATCAAACCAACACCGCGAATGTTTTCGTCGATTCTTCGGCCAGCACCAGGACCACGACCAACGTCAGAGGAATACAGTGCCCCCAGAGTATTCCCGGTCATGCCGTTTGCGCCAATAGTGTTGGCGGCGACCGCTTCGCCGATCTTTTGAAAGAAGGTGATGTCCGCTTCCTTCAGGCCATTCTTCATGCCGGAGGCGATTACTTTTTCAAGCAGTTGGGTTCCGGATCCACCCGTTTCGGCCATGCGGCCAAGAATTCCACCAGCCGCCTGGGAATCAAACCCCTTATTGGTTAACCCCATCACTTGAGGAGTTAGGTGTTGAGCTTCGCGATCTCCAAATTGACCACGTAACGCCCCGGACATTGCAACTGTTTGACCAGCGTCAAAACCCATCCCGCCGCCACGTGAAATCATTCTGAGAGCAGCAGAATCACCGCCCATTGTGCGAGATGCATGAGCACGAAGTCCGGCAGTGGCTTTGCCAACCTCCAATCCCTCAATAGCTGCTCTATTTTTTGCCGTTTGTGACATCAGGGATAGTGAGTGACTACCCTCTTCACCGGCCATAGCCATAGCTTCGCCAGATTGAATTTTTTGCTCAAGCATCTGTTGTTGTTGCTTGTTGTTGGCTAACCCGGAAAAGCCAGAGCTAGCTAGCCCCCCACCTAATCCGGCTGCAAATGGAGCCCCGATACCTGTTGCTGCTCCAGCTGCTCCAATCGCCACTCCACCAACTATTTTGGCGGCATTCATTATGCCACCTGAGGTGTTCTGCATGACAGCGCCCTTGAGCTTGTCATCAATATTCGTTGTATCGTCAAGGGTTCTGTTGAGAACTCCTAATCCATTCCCTACGATATTTCGCTGGACAGAACCGTCTGGATTTAATCCTTGTTTGCCGTCACCAAAACCAACGGTATTGCCCATGACAATACCTAGTTGGCCAGATTTAGCCATTGCTCGGGCGCTGTTGTACCCACTTTCGGATCGGTTGGAGTTTTCTAGTCCCCCAAACTTAGAGGCTGTAGCGTAATCACCGGCACCACTTACTAAGCCACCAAAGGTTCCCCATGCCGCACCAACAGCTCCAAGGCCGCCAGCCACATTCGCCCAATTTACGTTAGGTTTCCAGGTGGGTGCGCCTGGACCAACGAAACCGTTACCCATGCCAGAGCCGAGGTTCCCCCCGCCGCTACCATTAGCCGAGATAGCTCCTGGCGGCGCCCCGTAACCAATCATCCCGCCGCCACCACCATATCGGGCCAAACCCATCCCGCCGTTGGATCCGGCGCTGCCAGTCCATCCGCCAGATTGAGGAATCCGAGCTAAGGTGCGTGAGTAGTTATTGAGGGTCGCCTGTCCGCCCTGGCTAAGTTCCTTATGGAATCCCTGAGCTTCCTTAGTTAGTCCGGCAAGTGCCCCACGGATACTGTCCAGATGTTTAGAAAACGAATCTGGGTGGTTCTGGTTGGATTGTTTGCCGATAGATACCGTAGCTAACGAGGCGGATAATTTACTGGCTTGCTGTGTCAGAGCCGCCATTTGAGCTTCTAGGTCTTTGAAGCCCTTATTGTCGGACTTCATGACGATATTTAGTGATAGTTCTTTTTCTGACACAGGCTAACCTCGGGGTGGGGCTTAAAGATTGCTTTTGGGAATGCTCAGGCTATCCTCATCCAAACCCTCGCCAGATATGCTAAAGTCCTCAAACTCAGGGGGTGGGACCGCTTTTTCCACCAATGGGGCCGATTCCACCGCTTTTAAGGGGGAGGGCAGGGATTCTGGTACCCCCTCGAACGCTGTTTCTATCGCCTTGGAGATTTCGGCCCCGTCTTTGGCATTGCTTACAATTTCTTTAAGCGACGCCTTAGGTTTGAGCTTTGCTGCAATGATCTCCATTTGAGTCGCGATTTCGGAGTCTTCGTCCTTGAGGCGTTTTGCTCTTTGTTCTGGGGTTTCCAGCAGATCACGGACGGTTTTGGCCCGTTCTTCGTGCTCCATTGACGAGTAATTCGATTCAAAATAATGGGTTAGGACGAAGTCGACAGGGAGGTCGTAAACAACGTGTAATGGGGTGTTAAACGACTCGGAATACCAGCGATGGACAGACCGTAAGAAAGCAGCCGAATCAGGCTGAATGACTGATTGCAGGGCCTTGATTTGGATGGTCTTGAGAAGATCGCTGGCCATTCAACTTACAAAGCTTCTTTGGTTGTTTCTGCCTTTAGAGCTTCTTTTTGTTCTGGGGTAAGCTCTTTTTCACTAACAGCGTCGTTCTGGACCTTTTGAATACCTTTCCACACTTCAACCAGAAGATTCTCATCCACGAGGTCCAGGCCATTGCCGTATTCACTCCACCATGACGGAGCCTTAGTAATACTGACGTGACAGTCAGCGAGTGCGGTTGCTCGGGACTTCTCTTCGGACGTCTCAGCATTTGGGCCGAGATATTCACGCTTCCAGCGGTCGCGTGCCAGCATCTGGCGATGGCTAAGGAAACGTACAGCCCGGAACGAGCCCTTGTACGTTTCCTTGGTTTTGTCGCCTACTACGTGGATGTCAAATGGGGAATCTTCGGTCAGTGCAGCCATGATAATTTCCTTGATTGTTGAATTAGCTCTAAGCTACAATAGCGTAGAGTCAAAACTGCCATTTTAATGACAGATAATTGCGTAAATTGGTTGGAATTGTGCCATTAAGATGGCAAGAAAGAAGATTGCGTGCGAAATCCAGACAGAATCGGACCATTTGTCGCTAAGCTGGCTGAGCTGTGGGCGGATTCACCTGATTTGCGGTTTGGGCAAGTTGTATCCATGCTTGAGTGCTACCTACCTAAGGGGGTGGATGGATTCACCTGTGAAGACCCACAATGGGAGACCGCGATGCAGGTAGCGATTAACCAGATTCGATTCAGCAAGGTGGTTTGAAAAGTGACTCATTCCATCCTTCTAACTCGATCTGAGCATCACTCGTTGCGTTTCCTGGTGGAGTATATCCAACGGCTGGCCATCGGGCGTTTCATTGATACTGGAATGTTGGCCTTTGAGGACAAAATAGAGCTGATTATTAAGGCTTGCGAAGAGACAGGTCAGCTAAAGCAAGCCTTGAAGCAGAAATACGGTGCGTCATACCTATGCGACTTCGAGCCCCAACAGATATCTAACTTGGTTGAGATGATTGGAACTCTGACCCAAGAAGAAGTTGCAGAGTTTGTAACGCCTGAGCTAATTGAAGTGCTCGGAACCAGAGAATCCAGGCTTCAGTTCATTCAGAAACTGTCAATTGAGCCGCCAGAAGCCCCACCTGTCCGCCTGGATTAGAACTCGAAGGTAATGACGCCACGATGCTCAACTGGCAAGTCTGGCTTGTCGGTTGGAATCTCTTCTAATGGCGGCTGTGGCAGTGGAAGCTGCAAGAACGGACGATCGTCTTTCTTGGGGCGAGTTCGCTCCAACCAGTCAATCATTGCGTCCAGGTCAGCCGCGTCACCCATAGATCCAAGATTGTTGGCCATGGCTAATAATAGCTCTTTATAAAGACCAAAGTCAATACCCTGCCGAACTTATTTCAACAAACTTGTTTGACATTGAAATTTCTATGTGGCAGGATGTCTGAAGTCGGGCAATTAAGCCCTTGGAGTTACGAATGAATAATTATGTGAAGTTCCCAGTCTCGAAGACGTTGTTGAACCGCTTGAATGTCACGGAAGGTAAGTTTGTTCAGTTGGTGAACTCAAACAAGCCAACCCGTGAATTGTCGAGTCAAACTGGTGCGTCGCAACGTACCATTCAAGAGAAGCGCCAGTTGGTGAAGCGTGAGCGTCAGAACCGCAAGAGCACGCCAACAACTACGCCGACCTCATTCTAAGCTATCCGCCTCTTCCAGCCCACGCTGACGAGTCCATTCGTCATACCCTTCGTACTTATAAGTCAAGTTGCCAGCTGAACTAAAAGAATAGTTTGGTGGGCAGATTGACGGAGAACATCTACAGTTAGGATGTTCGCCCGCTAAACTAGGGATACCACTACCCTTTTTGTGGTACCCCTTGGAGATTTCAGACATCTTCCAAACTCGGGGTGTGACGCCATCAGGGAGCATATGCAAGGACAAGCACTCCCCGCAGCACTTGCCGTCACGGACGATTACAAAGAACAATGTTGGATCATCGATCCCGATCTTGGCAGCTGTGTGAACCACACCCTCAAAAGCCCCAGTCGACCGAGCCCGTTGAGCCTCGCTGTCAACTACTCTCTTGACCTCGAACTCAGCCTTATCCAAAATCCCCTGGACCATTTCGGTCAGGTTGACTTCGCTGTCATCTTTTTTAGTCTTCTCTTGGGTAATCAGGGTGTGGCGAAGGTCAGCTTCCATTCCGGTCTTGACGGCATCAAGGTAAGCCTGAGCTACCTCAATCAACGAGTCTTCGGTAGTTGGGTCAGGGTAACCGCCATGAGCACGAACTGATTCCCGGTACAGAGCGGGCAGAGAGTCGTACCCAATGTTCAGGCTGTTCTTCTCGGTCGGAAGAAACTGCTGGGTGATGACATCAAACATGTCCTTGATATAGCTGACTACCTTTTGGAACTGATGGCCTGGGCGTGGGTTTTTAGGTGGCATAAGTTGTAATAGCCCTGAAACGATTTATTTTTAAATTGTTTAGCAATATTAACTAGATAGCTAGATTCGTGAATAGATACTTGAAACGATTATCGTGGCCCAAATCCACCCTTACGAACAGTCGGAACATCACGGACAGAGGCGTTCTCATCGTCCTTGGCCCGGTCTTCGTTCTGAAACACCCATTCGCGCTGAAGCTCTAGCTGGAATGGTCCACGAACCAGATTGACTTCACCAGTGACGACATTAACGTCTTTGTTGACTCGAATCTCATGCAGGATGCGGCTAACCGAGTAATACGGAATGTATTGGTAACGGATTGAGCAGGTCACACCCCGACCGAGAACAGGGTCATACCCAGGGGATTTACCTGGGCGCCAGACGATGTTTCCGTTGGTGACTTCAAAGTCAACCCCTTGTCGGTACTTCTTGCCCCTAGCGTCCTTAAGAAGCTGAACAGATGTTACAGGGAAAATCATCCGGTCAGTACCAGACTGGTGATGCTCGAATTTCTGGCTGTTCGACACTCGGACAGGGTTGTCCTTGATGTAAACCCGATCTGCCACCTGGAACACAACCGGACAGTCGCAGTCGTGACCGTCAAAGCGCTTGTTGTAAAACCTCTGGACGGTCAAGTACGCCTTGGATTCATCGAAGATGCCGGCGTCCTTCCAGTCCTGGGAAGTTCCGTTGGAATAAAACCAACCCTCGGTTTCGCCAACGGTGTCAAAACTCATTCCGCCTGAACAGGTAGAGTGATTAGCATGAGGGCGAATGTCATCTGGAGATATTGACTCCTCGACACAGTAACTCATTGCTTCGTGAATGATTTCGACGCCATGAGACCTGATGAGATTGTCAAAAGCGTCGTTGTCAAACGAGACCGCCTCGAACGGAATTTTTATATCGTGTCTTGTTGGATCTGGACGTTTCGCCATGGCGGAAAGATTGTCTAAAAGACTTAACTATTGAATATTGTTGATGTATTTATCGGAGGAAAAGTACAGTGTGGGTATTGACATGACCGGCTAGGTGCGATAGAATGACGACATGACAAAGCTCTTTAATCTAACCACGACGATAGTGCAAGCAGCGAGCGAATTTGTTCCGGCAGGTTATGTGGTAGAGTTCGAGAGCAAAGTCAGTCGCTTGACGATTAAACGCGGCGAGTTCCACTCATGGATAACCTTAAATATTCACAATTCAATTGATTTGAAGGAAATCGTAACCGAACAAGTCAAATTTGTTGACACGCTGTATATTCATGCCAAAACAGAGCACGAGAAAACCGGCTTAAAACTTCTTTCTTACGAGATGGCAGCAGAAAGTGAGCCCAAGTGAAACCAATCATAACCGATTCGTTTGGCACCCGATATTACTCCCACGGGATTCCACCTATTGAGCTGACAGTCAAGGGTGAGGATAAAGTCGTGGCCTGGGCCTGTGGCAAGTGCAAGAACGTCAAGCACGAAGACTTCGTACTAGCTTGCTGTGCAGAGGGGCGCATTTGCTGCAAGCCGGGATGTGACGAAAGCACTGAATACTCACACCTTACAGTTTGCAACAAGCACCGGACCGAAAGTGAACGGGAGCGAGAGCAAGAAGTCTTCGATAAAGCCACCAAAGTGTCTTGGAAGGATTACCCAGACGGCTGGCTGTACTCAGAGCACTTTGGCAAGTATTTTGCCAGTTTTGAGGACTTGGCAATGGAGTTGTCTGACACAGACCCAGAAGACTGGCCAGAGTATGTTTACGGATGCGACAAAATGACGCTTCATATTGATGCTAGGGATGTTATCGAGAACGCTACCCAGGACTTCTACGAAGACGCGATTGATGACCTAGACGAAGATAGTCTGCAAGTTAAGCTTGATCAGTGGGTGGAAGCTCAGAAGCTAGAGTCTTATGAAGCTAACTACAACGTCGCTGTCACTTTGGAAGGCTTTGAAGAGATGATCGGAGACTTGGACGTAGAGTAATTAGATCAGTGCGTTCATGCGGTCGGTCATTGCGCTGTATTCGCGAACAGCCTCAGCCGAGTGAGCTACAACTGACGCTTCGCTCTTGCTCAGCTCAGTAATCTCCAACTCAGGATGACGAGTTTTGGCTACGTGCTTGGCGATAGCTGGGTGGCCACCGATTCCAAGGATTTTGCCCACTTTGCCATCTTTTAGGCCGGTGTGAACGACGCCAAGGCCGCCCTTTGCCATCGAATAAAACGCTTCTTGGTTGCCTAACATACCGATTTTCTTCGGTTTATTTGCCATTTGTTTGCTGTCTAAGTCCATGTGATACCTCTGTCGAGAAAGATTGCTATGGAGGTTGACATCATAGTGGGGTTTTGGTATTGATTGGGAATGAGCGAAACAAGTTTCAAATTTGAAATTACCGAAGCTCGATCGGGTAAAGTTGTCGATCATTGGGTTTGCAAGACCCGTACGCCAGAAACCACAATTGACGAGACGCGATTACTTTATATGGTAAAGAGTCGAACAACGTTCATTCACACATGCCGACTGGTCTCTGACCTTGAGACGGTTGATATGTACTGGATGGTCGATCCAATGGGACGAATGACGCATTATTTCAGAAAGTTGGCTGCTAGCGCTCCTGAATCAGGCACTTGCCCAACTTGCGGTGATCGTGGTAGCTTTATACGCATGGCTTTAACCTGTCCAACACACGGAGTTTTCGGTGGCTGCTAAGACTTGTGAATACGTGACCCATTGGGGCGGTCGACGACCAGAAGACGAGTGCGGAGAGCCACGTGTTGAAGGCTTGGTTGTCTGCCTCAGGCATGCATCCAAAGACTCGCTATACTTAGTGATTCAGGACCAGGCCAAGGAGCTTGAGCGTCTGAAACGGGAGTCGCAGGAGATTCAAGAACACTTTCGTGAAGCTACAAAAAAGTTTGGATGGCGGTGACAGTATGAGACGCTATCTGGAGATTCCAAAATGAAGGCATCTGATGTTTGGTTTCATGTATTGACAGTAGACGAGGCACCGCAAGTTGTCTTGGGCTTCCGTTGGTTCGACGAGGAAAGGGGAGAGTTGTTTGCTCACCTTCATGTGCCGTTAGCGAATTTTCAATTGGACTGCCTATTAACGCAAGGGCCCATTCCATGTGTTTCTGGGAAAATTAAACAACCTGCCCCTGAGACTAGGGGTGAGTATGTGGAATCAACTCGAAATGAGCTTCGCCTCTGGCTGGACAGAGATGAGCTTGGGACTATCCGTCTCAAGGTAATTGACCTGATTAGTCGTCATGAATTTTCTGTTGTGTTTCCTGGTCATGGACTTTTCACTGGATTTTTTTCTGAGCTTTGCCAATCACGTAGTCCAAGAGGATTTTGCTCCTTGCCTGACCTTACTAAGTTCTTGGTTGGTGAAGCATGAGCCTACCCGCCCTGTTCATCATTCTCTGTCTTAGCGCAATGCTGCTGGGTGTAATCTGGTTTGGTGTGACGACTTGGCAGTCACCAGCTACGGCAAACGAATTTGATCTCGAACCGTTCTTTGCTGAAGACGCCAAGCGAAAGAAAGTCACATCCAACTTAAAAACCTGGAAGACGGATGGCGTCACTAAGCTGGTTTACGTTGACGACGGTAGTCAGCACAAAGGTTTGGCCCGTCTCATTTGGGAGAAAGACTTCTTCACCCTGGTTGAACTTCCCGATGGGACAGAATACATCCTTCTCAGGGGTGAATACACCCATACCATCTACCCGAGAAAGCAAGAGCCAGCCCCGGAGGTCACAAATAAGTCAGTCGCAAAACAAGTCGATGAAGTGTGCAAGCTGGTCCAGGAAGTGCTCAATGATGACTCAGCACGTGAAGTTCGCTGGACACCCACTCCTCAGCCAACTAACCCGCTGTACGTCTGTCCGGTACAGTGGTGTAAATCGCAATGGGATTGGAGCTTGGCACAGTGCTCTGGGTGTGGTACTACTTTGGCATGGATATTTAAAATGCAATCTGAAGGCGCTGATGGCGAGCTGCTGGTTAAGCGACCAAGCATGAATAAAGTTATCAAGGAGATGAAGTGAGCGCATTTGAGGGATATCTTTTGGGGTTAGCTGTTGTAATGTTTTTGGCAAAATTTGCCGTTTGTGTCATTCAAGCGGAAAACGGCGGATTGAACGAGGCGCCTGGCCCTTTCTTCGTCTTGTTTTTGATGTTTGTGATGATTGACGTGCCGTTAGCAATTGTCGCGACCCAGAATGTAAATCTTGTTCGGGTGCAACGATGAGTAAGGATTGCATCTACATGGTCTTTGCTGTAACCGAGCTGAAGAGTCGGTACGACAAGCCTAGAAAAGGTAGTAATAGCAAGAGCACTTTTGTTGGTTTGTTTTCGGACAAAGCTACAGTGAAAAAACTATTAAAGACCAACCCCAACCCAGAATGCTCTCACTACCACGTATCCTGGTGCTGGCTAGATAGCCATTGCCCAGACCCAACCGACTGGATTGTTACTAAAGATGGAGAGTGGATTTGAAAAAGACTAAGTGGCGAGTTGGTGGCGGCGTTCACGCCAGTACATATCTTGGCGAAGTAGAAGCAGCGACGGCCAAAGAGGCGATTGAAGAAGCTTGGAAGATCGCATTTGTGTCAGTTTGTCACCAATGCAGTAGCGACGTATCGGATCCTGAGGTGACATCAATCTGGGTTGAAAATGAAGACACCGGCGAATATTCAGAAAGTGGTGACGAATGAAAGATTACAATAAAATACCAATGAAAGATTACAATAAAATTTCATTTAAGTTTGTCTGGGTAGTGAACACTTATTATCAGTTTGACGGACGTTGCGATCATCCCCCCGAAGCGGTCTTCACCAGTAAAGAAGCGGCATTGGCATATTGTGAGGAAAGAGGATATCACGGAATGGGACAGAATGCTCCCAACATTACCAAACTGAGAGTTCAGGAATGAAACTAATCATTGCAGGACTTCGTGACTATACGCCGACTGACTCCGAAATGGACGAAGCGGTCAAGTTTGCGTTAGGCGAGACATACAAGTGGGGCAAGCCTTCGGCGGTCACCGAGGTTGTAAGTGGCAAAGCTTCCGGGGTTGATGCCGCTGGGGAAGCTTGGGCTAAGCGCAACAATTTGCCAGTCAAAGACTTTCCTGCTGACTGGGACAAGCACGGTAAGGCGGCTGGACCAATCCGCAACCGAGAGATGGCCAAGTACGGCGATGTTCTAGTTGCTTTTTGGGACGGAAACAGTAAAGGTACTGGGAGCATGATCAAAGAGATGAACGGGTTGGCAAAGCAGGTCTACATCTTTAAGCCTAAGGCTAAACAAGCGGACATTCCTAAGCCTCGGACCGGCTTATGAGCGACAAGCTCCCTAAAGTGTACGAAGAGATTGGGGCGCGCTTCAACGGATACGAGTGGGAGGCGTGTTTTGATGTCGTGGATCCAGTAAAGATCATGAGGCGACTAAAGAGAACTGGCGCAGACATCAAAAGTGTGGTTATTGACTACCGTTATCAGCCGCTGACGTTTCAGGGAATATGCATTGTTGAAATGGTCCCCGTTTATCCATATGTGACGACACGAATCACCTGGACAATGAATAAATGAGCGACAAAGACTTCATCTCCGATATCGATCTTAGTCGACTACAATTCCTCGCGGATGCAATTGTTTACGCTCCGAGCGAAGCTGAGCGGTTCAGTAAAACGATTATTGAGAACGGTGAGCTTGAAGGGGAACTAGCAAGAGAAGTCGAACAATCGCTTCTTCGCTCCGCTAGTGACACTCGTCGGTTCGTATCTACCATTGCTATTAGTAATGCATCAAAAGCCGACAGAGTTGCCGCATTCATGCTGTGTACGTCATTGGCCATAGTCCTTCCTGGGAGAATCTGAATGAAGATTACAGCCGAAGATTTCCAGTTGCTCATATGCGGCTTTCCTCCGTATGAGGCTATCTACTCCAGAGTTCATGCGTTCACGAAACATAACGACCTGTCAGTGTTTATAGAAGCTCTCAAGCAACACGATCAGGTGTTGAGAGACGCCGGGTGCACCAACGTTAGCTTGGAAGCTGTTGATTACGGCAGCAGTAACGTGCACCTAGCTATATATGGTCGGCGCCAGGCTACCGAGAGCGAGCGACTCGCTAAAGAAGACTTAGAGCGAAATATGCAGCAAGCCAAAAGGGCTAAGCTTAGGGAAGATCTATTTCGCTACCAAAAGCGGATTGAAGACATCAAGCGCGAACTGGGGGACGAATGAAGGTTTACATCCTTTACGGCACCAGATGGGATACCGATTACGATCCTATAGACACTCTCGGGGTTTATTCTACTTACCAGAAGGCTTTATTGGCTGGTAACAAGTGGTTTCTTGGATACAGCGGATGGAAAGTGAATGACGATCTGAGAAACACCAAAATCAAAGAGATGCATGATAACTCCCCAGGGCTAAAGAAGCTTAAATTCAAGGAGCTTGAGCCAATTGTGTTGAACGTAGCCGGCCCGTATGTTCCAATGCCAGAAAGAATGTGGGAACACAACTTTGACATTTTGGAGATCGAAGAAATGGAGGTCGACGGTGAATAAGTGGACTTGGTTGGAAGAGGCACGCGGACTAGCCAGAATGGTTGGCGACACCGGATCGGTTAGCGGCAAGGACTTCAGAATTGCTGTTCAGGTGATTGATAAGCTGATTGAGAAGTATTTAGAATACAGGAATGATGACCTTTCGGATTGTAGCGCTCATGATGCTGAAGCAGCGATACGAGACGATCTCCGTGAATTTACGGACAAACTCCGATGAGTATCTTATCAGTCTACTGCGACGGCTCTTCCCACGCCAAAGGCGGACTACCAATCGGCTGGGCGTTCTGCCTAGTGGTTGACAACCAGCTTTGGTATGCTAGTACCGGATGCTCTGAGTCTGGAACCAACAACGTAGCAGAGTTGACCGCTGCTATTGATGGCTTGGAAGCGGCTAAGCAGTTCCGCAAGGAAGGTCAATTAGTGGAACTGGTGTCTGACAGCCAGTACACACTAGGCAGCGCTACTGGGGCTTACGTAGCTGTCAAGAACGTTGAGTTGGTGCAGCGGCTTCAGGCCCTTTACAAGGAAGTATGTTGGCGGACGAGGTGGGTCAGAGGGCACGATGGTGATGAGTTCAACGAGATGTGTGACGGACTAGCTAAGGCCGCCAAGCAAGCGACAGTTGACTCGCTTAAGGTGAAGAAATGACGCCAACTATATGCTACATGATCGTGGAGAATTCTTCGTGTGAACCCGTGACAGCCTGCGTCTGTACAACGATGGAAATAGCTGAGCGAGAGCTAGAGAAGCTAGAAGCAGAGACTGTGAAAGAATTGGGTATACGAGAAAAACTTTACCACAAACCTTGGTGGGTAATTGAAGAATGTGCACTATATACCGAATAAAGGTGAAGAAATGACTGACAGCGAAGCTTCTGGGTTAGTTTACGGTTCAGCAATCGTGCTGATGGGCTTAATGTTTGCAGTCCATGATTGCCAAAACAACAGCATCCAGTCTGCTGAAGATACGCTCGCAGAAGCAAAGAAGAACCGGACAGAAGCCGAGGAGAAGGATATACACTGGGAACTGCTGAGGTGTAAAGCTAAGATGACCGAGAGCGTAGAGGTTGGCGGACTGAGTACGTTTTGCGCTTTCAAATACCAAGAGAACGTCACCAAAATGACCAAAGCTGGGTACGCAATGGAGAAGTTTGGCCCTGGGTACTGTAACACCAAATTTCTTGACTGCTACAGTGTGAGCTGGGCAGCGGTCACTGACTCAAAATGATGTGATTGACCTGGATCTTGTCGGCAAGTGAGGTCACTAGCGGAAACAGCTTAGGATCAGAAAACCCGTCTACAGCGTTACGGTTCTCAGCTTCCTTAAAGTCTAACCACCAACTCTTACCCTCGCCTACATACCCAAAATACTGCTCACGGGTCAGACCCATCCGTTCAATCACGATTTGGGCTAGCCCCGAACCAAGAGCGTCAAGCACCTTGGCCATGTTCTTGAGATCGGTTGAGTTGCCACCGTCCAAGCCTTCAGCGATTGGCTCGTGAGCCATCAGGGTGGAGCGGGTGGTCATTAGGCGGACAGGGCATGCTTGGAGAAGGAAGAACCCGAACGAATAAGCTTTATGGTCAACCACACAGGTCAACTTGACCGTTTTAAGGGATTCGATGGTTTGAATCAGATTGAGACCGTTCTCAATCGAGCCGCCAGACGAGTTGATCTTGAGCCAAACGTCAGTTCGACCTGACTTTTCATAAATCACCAGCTGCTCACGAACTGCCATCACCTCCTCTAGCCGGAATGTCCGTAGTTCGATCATGACGGCGTTATCGGACGGGGCAACAAATGGCAGGGCGGCAAAGATGAGTGGTAGTAAAAACAACATGAAAACTCCTTGATAATTAGTAGCTTTTTAGATAGGCTACGCGGATGAGTGACTTTGTGGCTTCGCGGTATGTGGTCAGAAAAGATTACGAATACGGTGAATTTGTCATCGGAAACAACGGGTACTTCTCTGTTATCTCGTCCTATGGCAATTGGGCGTACAAGTGGTGCGGGCCCGGGATGGAGTTTAAGAATTTCCTGTGCAAACTCGACAATGAATACGTGATGTGTAAGCTGGGGAAACAGGAGCACTACAACTCAACAGCCACGCTAAAGTCCTTCGAGCAACTACTTAAGAATTTCGATATCCCAGATGAGAAATGCAAGGAAGTGCTCAATGACGTTTCCGAAGATTATTGCTCATTTGACACCGAGCAGGACTTTGAGCTTTTCTACAGTGACTACATAGATTCATGTATCCCAGAGCTGGACTATTACGACGTAGCGGGGTGCGTCGTAAAGACGTTTGGTAATCAGATGGAAGGGTTCATGAAAGAAATCTGGCCGTTGTTTGTTGCTGAACTTAAGAAGGAATTGCTCCCTAAGGAGTCCCCATCGGAAGGGGTACTACCCTTGCCTCCGCGAGATGTAGTGTACAAAACCATTCTTGAGCGCTCCGAAGAAATCCAACGAGGAGACAAGAAATGACCCCTGAATATCTGCGTAAGCTAGACGCGCTCGTTGACGAAGGTTTTCTCTCTAAGTCCGTAAAGGGCGATCTGGTGTCCTACAACTACACCAAGCGGTGTCAACATGAACGGCACTGGACGCCGCTGACCCTGAATGCTCGCGGAACCATCTATAATTCCAAGACTGGCCAGATTGTAGCCCGAGCATTCCCTAAGTTCTTTAACGAGTTCGAGCCAGAAGCCGCTAACATCAACTGGAACCAGGAGATCGTGTCGGTTGCGACTAAGGCCGATGGCTCCCTAGGGATCGGCTACGTAGACGGGGACGGGCAACTATCCATTACTACCCGTGGATCTTTCTACTCTGAACAGGCTATCAAAGCTACCAAGATGATTCGGACGAAGTACAGACACACCCTATTCGGTAACGTAACCCCATTGTTTGAGATTATCTATCCAGAGAACCGGATAGTCCTGGACTACGGGACAGAAGAGAAACTGGTACTTCTGTCTGTTCTTAACTTAAACGGCGATGCAATGGATCATGCTTTCTGCGAGGAATACGCTGAAGCATGTGGTTTTGAACTAGCTAAGCAACACCCAGACAAGTACAGCTGGACCCGCCAGCAGTTCGTTGACTACGTTAACAGCTTACCTTGGACCGAAGAGGGCCTAGTCATCCGGTTCGCTGATAATACTTCAGTCAAGGTGAAGAGCCCCGAGTACATGCGAGTAGCTAAGGCCAGAGCTAACCTGAACTACCTATGGCTATGGGAGTGTGGTCGAACCAACTGGAAACAGGAGGTTCTGAAGCTCCCGGATGAATTGTGGCCAGAAGCAGACAAGCTGGGAGATGACATTGAAAACCTCATGGCTGACCTGATCGCTAAATGCCTTTTGTTGCGGGGGCAGTTAGATTTGATTGGCGAAACAGACCGCAAGGTATATGCTGAGAAAGTGAAGAAAGCTCCAGACTTCTACCAGAAGTTCTTGTTCAAGATGTTTCCGCTTACGGGCTGGTTAGAGGGAGCGCTTGACATGGCCTGGAAAGCTTGTCGACCAGTTGGCGGTAAGTTGCCTGAAATTCAAGATATAGGAGTGAAGTAATGCAGGAAAATATTGAATCCCTCAACCTTCGGATCGAAACATTGAGCAACCGTCTTTCTTCAGAGAAGGATCCAGCACAGAAAGAGAATCTTGAAATCTCATTGATGCTGCTCATTGACCGTTTAGAGCGGGCTACCAAGCGGGAAAAGAATCGCAAACGTGTAAAAGACATTCGGCAGCAACGTGTAGGTCGCGTCACCAAGCTTGGGACATTTGAGGTCACAGGAGATGAGCTTCGTGTCACCGATCCTTGTTACAGCAAGGACACTACTGGGTGTGCCGGAACTCTGGAGAACCCAGCCAAGGGCACGTGGCATGCCTACATTCAGTACCAAGACGAAGGGCCTGATTGGGGTGTTCGTAACTCCACGATTTTTGCTGTTCATGAATCCTGCTCCCAAAAGCTGAAGTTTGAGCATGGGTGGTTGTATCAGAATCACATGAGCAGCCTTTCTGGCATTGACGTTGGCGTCGATTCTGGGACTGCTGGGATTTTTGACGACTCGAAGTATCCTGACAACCCTCACGAAGAGAGGGAAGATGACGACCAGGGGTTTTACTATCGCTGTGGAGTCCAAACCATTGGTGACGGCATAAGCAGCCGTTTCAACGATGACGGCATAGACACTCTTGGAGCTGGGGTGGTAGCCGAGGGGTGCGTTTCTCGCTCAGGCGACGGTGACGGCAGCTACCGTTGCTTTTACGAATCCAACGATAACGGTGAGGTGGATGCTGTTGAGATCTCATTTTACTACCGTGAGGATGAAATGGAAGACGAAGAGGATTTTGAATGAAGGCACTGTTCCTCGACGTGGATGGCGTCTTAAAGACAACTGACGAGCAGAACCTTGAGAACTGGCATAACCCCGGTCAGTTTAACCAGGACGCATGCCGTAACCTGTCCATAATCATCCGGGCAACTGGGTGCAAAATCGTTATCTCATCTTCCTGGCGTCGATACCATAGTCCAAAAGAGATGGAAGAGTTCCTGCACCAAAACGGTGTTCTGGAAGCGGAAGTGATTGGAGAGACCGAGTCCCATATGCCGATTCGCGGGCTTGAGGTCAACCGATGGGTACAGCTCAATAAGCCTGAGCGGTACGTCATTATTGACGATTACAGCTTGTCGGAATGGCTTGCAAGTCAGACCGAACATCTGGTAATTACAGATCCAGATCGGGGTTTAAGTGACCTTGATGCGATGCTGGCAATTGCCATTCTTAATGGGGAACAAGCATGACGTTTATCGCAGGGGTATTCGCGGGTTGGTTGGCTCTTTTTCTGTTCAAGCTCGGAATGTCGATTTTCAACCAGTACATGGCTCACAGGGATGAAGAATGAGTGTCGCTTACAAGGACGTCGTTGTTGGGCAAGTGTACAGCTACAGCCGTAATCTTCAATGCATCCCGCTAATTAAGAACGTGGTGGTGTACGACACCCAGACCGGGGAAGTCGTGACTCACAAATCAGGACACTGGTTTCTGGCACTGGTTCATCCAATGAAGTTTAAGTTAAGTCAGGACAGTTACCAGCGTATTGATGGATCGGAAGATGACTTCGATGGGTTTTGGCGGATTGAGTTGTTCAAAAACTATTCAGTCAACTCGACCTGGGATGACCACCTAGCTCAAATAGAAGCAACTGCCAAGCAAAAGCTAAAGAATGAGAAGGAAGCGGAGTTCCAAAAGATTCAACGCGCTTTGATTAACAAAGTCCTCATAGACGACTTTGACGTACACTGTAACTGGGTAGAGGATGCGTGGACACACAAGGTCGAGATCCGAATGAGTGCGGATGACATGATGAAAGTCCTGAGGCTGAGGCTGGAGGACAAATGAAGACTGAATACATGGGCTGGGGTACATACAGGCATTACGACAAAGAGACAGATTTAGTCTACGTTGTCGATGCAATAGACTCCCTCGACCTTCCAGAGGAAGCTATCTTGGCTGAAGTTGAAGAGAAAATACGCAATGCTATTCTGTGTGTGAAGACGTCAATGTCAATCACTACCACAAGAGCCGCCGCCAGGAAGGGTCGATGATTAAGAAAAACAGCCTGAAGGATAAAGTAACTCAGTGCACTCAGAGAATGAGCGCTTTGTCTTTGAATGATGTACAGTACCCAAGGTACGAAAAGCTCAGGAACCTGCTGAGTTCGTCTAAGTCGTTTGAGGATGCGGTCAGGGTTACGAACGACCGAGCTTTGCGTAAGTTCTTTATTAGAGCCACTTCGCCAGAGAATACGGACGAAATCCTGTGGTCGCTTATGATGCTGATTGACATGACTCTGACTGACCTAGATGCGGCCAGAGAGCGAAGAAATGCTAGGGTGAGAAAGAATAGGAAGGCTAGGATTAAGAACCGACACGGAACCCGCAAATCTCAGTAAGCAGCCCACGCAGTGTCAAATTCGCCACACTCCATCCCGAAATCAACGTCATCGAAATCTTCGGTTGTAGCCAGAACTTGCTTCATGCGACGGCGGTAAGCTCGTTTGGTTGCCAGCTTAATGTCGCGAACATGGCTAGAGTTCTTCAGGGTTTGGCGAGCTTTGCGGAGCGAGGTCATCGTGGTGCGAGCGCTTGAACCGTGAGCCATGGTAGCCTCCATGCAGAGACAATATCAGAACTTACTTATTTGTCGACTTCTTTTTCGGGCGAGGTCCACTTTTCTTGCGGCGGTCGACCTTGACTTCAACTTCAGCCATCTCGTTCTCGGGCTGGCCTTCTTTGGTCTTGCGTTTGAACTTATCCATGAAGATTCTTGCTAGGTCGATACCTGTCACGTCACGAATGTTTTCAAGGATGCTGACCGCTTCTACGCTAGCCACCGAGGCAGCAATCACCCTGGCGATAATCGGGCTTTCGTTACCAACCAGGCTATCCATGGCGAAACCAACTAAAATAGCCAGTTGGTAGCCAAGGGTTTTACCGATAGTGTTACCTAGGGCTCGTGAGCTGAACTTCTCTTTTTTGGAGCGAAGAACCTTCCACACCCCAGAGAACAGGTCAGCAAATACCAACGCACCAACAATCAGCAGTAGCGATTGAATTGGAAGCACAACGGTCCAGCCGACCGCCAAAACTGCGGTTCCCAGCTCCCAGAACGACTTGCCGAACAGCTCAAGAAGTTGCTTCATTGTCGACCCGTTATCGCTGCTTACGGACTTTGACGAGTACGGTTCCATCAGTACCCTCAACAACAACTCTCATGAATTTACCGCTTACTGGGGCGGCAATACGCAATGGAGCATTGGCGTTCCAGGAGTGTTCTTGTTCGTATAGTGGAATGGTAAGTTCTGAGCCGGATGGAGTGGCGCCGGTCGAATACTGAACAGGGTCAGCTGACCAATGGCCGCCAGTTGCCGCCGTGTTGTCTGAGCCGATGCTATCGTCTGACCATTGGATTTTGACCCGAACGGTTCCGGTCATCCCAGACGGACAAACCACAACCATTGCTTGGACCCAAGTGTCAACGTTAAGACCGTCTGAGCTAACAGGGGTGCCAGACAGCGTTGTGCCGTTGAGGAGGATGTAAACGTTATCAGGCATGTTAACAATAGCCATAAATAGTCCTTAATTAAGCAAAAGCTTGATTGAAAGTTGCAAGGTAGTTGGTGCCGTCCCAGTAGAGTCGGATGAGGTCCATTGCGTCGTTGGCTACGGAAATTGTAGGAGCTGTACCGCCAGGCCATTTAACAGTGGCAGGCCAAGTGATGTTTCGGGCAACAGACCCTTGGGTCACTTTGACTGTATAGAGCCCGCCAGAGATTGGGTTAGATAGCGTAACTACAACTGTACCTGTTGCGCCCTGGAGGTCGATAGCCTGGGAAGCACCGTTATTCCAGTTTAACGTAATTGTGGTACCAGCAGTAGTTTGTGTGGTGAACTGGGTAAGGCCGAGATTCCCGGCAATAGTGCTTTGGAGACCGGAAGCTACAGTGAATGAACCACCAACAGAAACGTTTAGACCGTTAAAGAAAGCCGCTACGCCGTAGAAGTTCCAGAAGTCACCAACAACACGATTAACGTGGTCGGACTTACCGGATGTCGATCGCCACTGACCGGACCCTAATGAAATATACTGGATTGGAGCGCCAGCCGAGGTGTAGTCACGAACGTTAACGGCATTCGGAAGGATTGTTTCGCCTGAAGCCGGATAGACGTTTACAATGTTTGTTAAGCCAGCACCGGGAGTTCCGGCGATTAAGTTATAGACTGTCCAGATTTCACCAGCTGGGCGTCCGGCTGGAAGTTTTACGCCACCAGTCCCCGAAGAGACATACGCCACCTGTGTCGTTATTTGAGTGGCCGCTGCCTGATCCGCCCCAGCAGCGGCAATTACAGCATATGTCCCGCCGAACCCTTTGCTAAAGGATACTGACTCAGCATTGTCAGTTGAAACAAATCTAAGATAGCGATTGGCCGCTTCCCCAAACCACAGAGCTTCCGCTAGGTTGTCTGGGAAAAGTACGCTGTTAGCGCCGGTTGCACCGTTGAACGTTTGTGAGGTTCCGGTGAAGGATGTAGCTGCCCCACCTCCACCGCCACCAGTGTCAAACGAGACTCGAAATCCAAGATTTCGTAATGGTATTGGCATTCAAACCCCTAGTTGTGCCCGGTAAAGATTGCTATGGGGGTTACGGGGCGTCCGTTACGATATCACCCGCTACCATATTAACCATCGTTCCGCTGCTGGATGTAAGTGTCGTATCAAGGAGGGTGTTGAAGGTGTCGCCGTCACCGAATTTGTACCAAGCTTTTAAACCTGAAGCTAAGGAGTGAGTGGTTGGGTTGCTTGGGGTACCGCCGTTATAGAGTTCGGTAGCGGTAGCGTTACCGAAGTTGACCCCGCTCCAGAACGTCACATTGGTGACCCGCTGAGGGAGAAAACCCGCTGGCGTTCCGCCGTCATCAGCCGCCCCAACGTACCAAGAGGAAGCAGTAGTGACCGCAAAAATTGAAGTGGTGCTATGATCAAGGACGCCATCTACCCACACTCCAAGCGTAGGGGTTCCGGCGACGTCATGGACGGCAGTCAACAAATGGTGCCACAATCCGTCATTGTATGTGCCGCCATAGCTGATTCCGCCACCACACCAGACAGCGAGTTGGCCGAACAGGAGCTGGGCGCCCCACTGATATTCGGACAAATCTAGGTTTGCTTTTGAAAAAATCCAGTTACCAAAGGCGGCGTCAGTGCTTTTGAACCAAACCGATATAGCGCGACCTGTACCGTCATTCACTGCCGGGGACATACCGACAGGGTTACCCAGGTTGACATAGTCATTAACCCCGTCAAAGTCGATTGACTTAACAGCGGTGTAACCACTCTGAGGAGGTACGCAAACAGCTAGAGCACCTGGCAGCATTATGCCCCCGTGTCCCCGCCTAGGGTTACGATTGCACTGGTTCCACCGCTGTTTGACTTGCAGGACAACATACCCATAGCGTGGATGCCGGCTGACTTAGTATGGGACTGTCTATTGTTTATGGTTGCGCCACCGCTAAACGTGATTTGGCCAGAGCCACCTTGTTCCCACGAACACTGAAATCCCGCCACCAGCGTGTTGGGGACTGTGACAGCGATAGGGGAGCCGTTGGTAAAGGTGATGTGTCTGCCGGCATCTGATGCTGCGATTGTGTACGTGGTGCCTATTTCTGCACGGACGTTAGCTATGTGACCGCTAATTTGATTAGTGTCAGAAACCGTTATGCCAGAAGCTTGAACCGTCGAGCCGCCAGTTCCATCAGCACGCAATAGCACGTTATCCGTGCCCCCCGTCGAACCACCAATGGTGCCCCCGCCGCCAGCACCACCACCAGTATCAAACGAAACGCGAAATCCAAGATTTCGTAATGGAATTGGCATTATTGCCCCTACTTGTAGGAGCTAAAGATTGTTTGTAAGTAGGTTAGGGACAAATGTCCGTAAAAGAACAAAAAACGCCACAGGTTGAACTTAAGGTAGCCGCCCATGTACTTGATGTACACGTAGTCAGCAAACAGCTGTTTCTTGGATAGTGGCCAGGTATTTACCTTGATTTTCCACAAATGCTTCCTTTTGGGGGAGCACTTAGACAACCAGAGCTGCCAGGCATGGACTTGACGTTTTAGCATCAGGTCACGTCTTTGGTGACGTCAATTCGCTCAGATCCGGTCATATCCGCAACGATACGGTCCTTGGTGTCACCAAGATCACGGAATGTGACGATAGCGTTTCCGCCACCCAAGTCTTGGATAGTGGTCTTGCCAGCAGCTACAGCGGCCAGGAGCCGCATGACTTGCTCAAAGGTGAATCCAGACTCAGAGATTGCGCCCCAAACGGCATCGGCTACGTTAGCCGTAGTCAGGGTTCCACCTGTCACACTGATGTTGGCGCTAAGCTCCCCGCTAGCAAACGGAGTAGCCGAAGTTGTGCTTGAACCAAGTAGACTGACAACCATGTTGGCGATTGCTTCGGTAGCAGCAGTCAGGTTGCCGGAACCAACCAGGGCTGCTGCGGCTTGAAGTGTACCAAGGAGGCTCGCAGACAGAACGCCCGATCCAACCAAGTTAGCAAGAGCGTTAATTGTGGCCAGAAGGGTCGCTGCTGTAATCGTACCTGAACCCGTCAAGTTGGCAACAGCCGCAAGCGTCCCAACCATACTTGCACTCAATGTGCCAGATCCGGCCAGGTTGGCGAATGCATTGATAATGAGTTCAAGAGTAGCTAAGGTGATAGTGCCGTTGCCGGATAGGTTGGCGAGAGCTTCAATTTTGCCGACAATATCAGCCGTCAAAACACCAGATGCAGTCAAGTTGGCGAATGCAAAGATAACTAGTTCGAGTTCCGCCTTGGTAATGTCCCCTACACCAAGCAACGCAGAAATAGCATTCAGGCCACCAGCTAAGTTAGCTGCCGTGACATTGCCCACACCTAAAATTCGATTTCGTGATGCTAGGCCGCCAGATTTTTGTGCCAGCTCTCGGGCGTACGGATGAACATAACCTTCAGGTACGGCAGCTCTGTCGGTAACTCCGGTAATCGAAGCTTGACCGTAAGCAAAACGCCTTCGTGCACCCGGAGAGTACCAGGTGTTGGGCGAAGCAGTGTAAGCGCTGGCCCCCTGCATAAGCAGGGGGCCAGCGCTTAACTTCATACCATTACCGATTAAGGCCACTTAGCCGCCCCAGCCGTATTCAAGAGTACCTAGGAAGGGTGACGCGGTTGTAGTTGCGCCAGTCCCGAACAATAACCAAGTCAAGCACGCACCGTCTTCGATCTGAGGCAAAGACACAAGCTGTGACCGCAAGTCCCGTTCTGCGAGCAAGCCAGTTACAGGTAACACAATCTCAGCAATAGGTTTGACGATACACAAGGCGACGACACCAGTACCTGTATACGCAACGCCACCAGACCAAGTGAAAGATTCAATAGATTTGATTCCTGTGTCCGCCGCTTGCTTAGGCAGGAAAGCGCCGTAACGACCCGTTGCGTTGCCCGAGTGCAAAATACGTGTCGCATAGGCGTCAGCTGCTGCGCCCATTGATGGCGTCCCCTGGAAAGCCCGCGTGTTTGTTCCGGCTTGATTTGTGTAAGACGAGGCGGTCAAGTTCGGGCCGCCAGCCGTTGGTGCTGTCTGCACAACAAAAAGAGCTTCGCATCCAGCTCCGTTTGGAGAACGCTGCTGAATCGTCAATGTATGGGTACCAGTACCAGCATCCGTAAACGCAATAACCGTGCCAGCAATTGCGTCAGCCAACGAAGCAGCTACACGAGCCGTAGTCGCCGAAACCCGAACTAAATAGTAGTCGGTAGCAAGTGATAATCCAGTCGGCAACGTTGTAGTGGTCGTGAACTGAACTTTCGTAAACGTACTAAAATCGTTCGTGTAGGTTAACAGCAACCCACCAGAAGACGAAGCCGTGAAGGTATTGGTGTTAATCAAAACACGAGACCCTGTGCCGGTCACGTTGGTCGTGCTAAGACGATAGTACCCTTGAAGATCCACGAGCATCGCAACCCAAGGCGCACCTGCGGCTGCAACCATCATGGATTTCATTGATAAAAGGTGCTTAGTTGCCGAAGGTCCGACAACACCACCATGCTGTGGTCCGATAACGACGGTTCCATCGCCGGATGTTTCCCAGCAGGATTTATACACGAGATCGGTCCCCGGAAAGGTGCCTGCATTGGGGTAACCGTTCAACCCGGTTAGCATATGCCAGCCGCCAGCTGTATGTACAGGAGCAGTGGATTTGAATGTATCAATCCGTCCACGCTTAGCGTTAACGGTCATTTGATTCAGCATGTCGTCGTCAGAAGTATAGCCCATGGATTAACCCCAAACAAAAGTGGCGTGTGCCGTTAAAGTTCCCGCAGCCACAGTTGCAGCGCAGTTCATTATGAAGTTGAGATACGCACCGTCTTCGATACGTTGCGACATTGGACGTAAGCCGCCGTATTCAAACTCAGAACAGGTGTTAATTTCGTAGATAGCAGCGTCGACAATCGGCTTGACTAAAACCAGCGAGGTCAACCCACCGTTCAGCACGATATTTTGGAACGACGTGACCGAACGAATCCCGGTGTCCCCGTCAGCTAGACGCAAGAAAGGGCCCATACCGGCAGCAACAGCTGGTTGCGACGTAGCAATAGAGGAGATACCAGTGCTCGCCGTTGTGTACGAAATAATTGGTGACGTTTTTGTTACGCCGTCTTGGTTCACATATGTAAAAGTAAATCTGCCACCACCAGTTGTAGGAGCCGCTGCAACAAGCATCGCCTGAACGCCAGCACCGGACGTATAGCGTGGCAAGGTTACGGTATTGTCCATGATCTGTAAGTCACCGTCGTCTCCGTCGATAAACGGGTAGTACAGACAGTAGTCAAGCAATGCGTACCGTCCCACAAGCCCAGCTGTAGGCGTGCACAAAGACAATCTCTGTAGGTAAGTGTAGGCAGGTGATTTATCACTACCGTGGTTCATTCCTCGTAGGCCATCGAGGGTTGCGGCCACTAGAGGTGCGGAGGCGTAGTAGTTAGGTGGGGGATTACCAGACGACATGGATAGGTCCACCCACCACCCAGCAACAGTTGCTTGAGAAGGAGTCTTGCGGTAGGATGTGTATGAACAAGCACCGCTGAGAAATGCGTCCCCGTACTCTCTCCAGTTTGCAAACCCAGCCACAGGTTACTTCCTGTCCCAAAGAGAGGAGAACAGCTTCACAAAAGCGTCTTTGACACTCTTGGTGTCGGTGCCACTCGCCCCGCCTTCGCCATATGCCGTGGCAACCATGTGGGCCAGAACCCCAGCGTCATTGTGACCGCAAGTTCGGGTTATCGAGCCGTCAACGTAACTGACAGCCGCTCCACATTGTCCACAGGTATACTTCATGAGAGGTAATAGCTCAGGACTCTGTTACGGTGAGAGCAGTTGCCGAGAATTGAGGCTGAATCGTGTTCGCAACAGCCAAAGAAGCGGACAAGGCGCCAGCATACAAGACGTTACCAGCACCAGAAGATGCGGTTCCGATTGCAACATGAGTCACGGTGCTGCCTGTCACACCACATTGTGGGAATTGGACCAGGGCGACGTTTTCTGTTGAGCCAGACGACGGAACAGCCCATCCACCAGTGGTGCGTGCCACAGCGATTCGGGTGTAGTTGGTGTAGGCAGTCTCGTTGGTCAACTGACTGTTGCCAACGCCTGGATCTGCGGTATGAAGCGACAGATACAGGTTAGTTAAAGGAGCTGACGTGTCGTTTTCGGCAATGTCAGCCCATGCAGTCGCATTGAAAATAAGAGCCAGAATTTTATCACATGTTAACGTTGATTTTGCCATTGTGTTTCCTCACCACCCGGAAGGGTTGTAGCTGTTTGACGATCCGCCGCCGCCACCAGAGGCGGTAATTCGCAGTTGCTCATTGGCTCCGGGATTGAGCTTTGTAATCGTGACGTTGGAGCCGGCCACGATCTTGTTTTCGAGGTAGTTGGCGGTTGTATCGAGAGCGCTGATCTTGACCAGTACGTCAGTTCCGGAAATTGCCGCTGTCGAGGCTAAGGTGATTCTGCCTTGTTGATCGACCGTAATGACAGGAACAGCAGAGCCAGAGCCGTAAACCCCTGGGGCAACAGCGGTGTCGGCCAGCGAGATGGTGGTTGTCCCACCAAGAGCGGTGGCGTTCATTCCGGTTGTGAAATTCAGAGTGTCCTGAAACGTGCCTACATCTACCCCATCTTCCTGGGTGGTCAGTGGGTCAGAAGACACTGTAGTAATCGTAGTAACTGCTCCAAGACTAGCAACAGTAGTGCTAGATCCAACCCAGTTAAGGGTGGATTGGTTGACCCCAGCTGTAACTCCCTCTTCCTGGGTGGTAACCCCATTCTTAGCTAAAGCCTCGATTGCATTGAGTTTTATCTTGTCAGCGGCGGACATAAGTCCACCAACTAAGGGAGTTGCGCCAGGAATCGGATCGGTCCCGTTAGAAACGTGAGTGTTGGCGTGAGGATCGGGCGGACCACCGCCGCCGCCGCCACCGGTGGACGTTTCCTGAGGTCTAAACCCCAATAATGTGCGAAGTTGCATAGCCAAGGTTGGCTAAAGATTGTCGTTTGATGGTTGACAGTTAAGTCAGGTGTGGTAGAATCAAGTCACCGAGGTTGCGACGAGAAAATTGCATACATCGTCGACAGGGTAGCTCCCTGGACAGGGTTGGTAATGTACCCTACTTCGGTCATTGCTTTCGGTAGCTTAACGGTAGAGCAGTCCCCTTAACTGGGCAGGAATGTGGGTTCAACTCCCATCCGAAAGCGCATTTTGAGATTCCACCGGACCAAGGCCGGTGTGTGCTGGAACACTCTAAGCTCCAACTTAGAGAGTCTCGATCCGCCCGCTAGGCGATCAATTGAAATTACCCTTTCGTCAATTCATTCCCTAGCGGGCGGATTCTTTTGTTGGTCAGTACCCACGGAAGAAGTTAAACAACCCACCGCTGTCATCTATCTCTTGGTCCGTCAAGGCCACCGTATGGCGAGCAAACTCGACGATCCTGCCGGCGAAGGGGAAGTTGTTGCCGTTTGAGTTGCCGATGAAATAGACATCAGGGGTTCCTGGGGTTAGCGTGCCGGCTGTACCTGTGGTTTCGCCATCAAGGGCAGAGTTGACGTAAACCCTGAATTTGTCCGCTGAACTGTCCAAAACAAAGGTAATTCGGTAATAATCGCCAGGTGTTAGGGCGGTTGCACCGGAAACAAACCTGTAAGCCCCAAGGCCAGTGTCGTCATAAATGACACCAGTTGCAAAACCACCAGCGATGGCAAGCTCGACCGCTCCACCGTATGGGACAGTGTATCTGCCAAACAAGACACCATCGTCTGCCCTTACAATGAAATCCCAAGTCCTTTGAGACGTGGTGGTAACTTCATGAGCTGCATTTGCTGCTAGGCTGAAGTAGATGCCAGCTGTAAAACCGTAAACTTCCTTCTTGGAAGAAAAGGGAGTAGCGGCTCCATCTGATACCGCCCCGACTTCGGTAGCATTGTAACTGCCTTCACGGTCAACCCAGGTTGTGTTGGTAAAGTCAGTGGCAACCAACTGCATATTGGTGGAAGCTAGGGGTGGCTGGAACTCATCGTACTCAGTTTTGCCGTTGTTGATCAACCATTGAGCACCAGCTTGAGAGTATGAACTATCCTGTTTATACAGGTAGTAACCACGAGGTACACCTGGGGAAATCTCCTCTGAGTCCGTCCACTGCCAGTAAACAACATCAGTTAATCCTTCAGAATCAGCCACTTGAATCACTTTATTAAGCAATCCACCGGCATCTAAGCCTCTAGAAGTGAAGCTCGGCTCCGCCTCAGGCCATCCGAATTCCCCGATGTACATTCTCGTACCGGGCATCACCTGGCGAATCTTTTTAATCAGCCGAGTCGTTAGCGCTTCAATGTTGGCCAAAGCGTCTGTCTGGTTAGCTCCCCAGGTGTTGATAGATTCATAAGACGACAGAGAGATAGCATCAGGTGCAATCTCAGGAAGGATGCGATACCAAACCCGGTCAATCACGCCGTCCAAAGTACGGTTGATTTCAATCCCGAATGAAACTTCACCTGCCCCGGTAGTCGCTACTAGCGCATCATTGATTGCTCGCCGCCACCGTTTATAAAAAGCCACCATTCGCTGATGTCTGTCTTGTGGAGCTGATTTGCCTTCAACGAACGCACCCAACAAGGACCAATCGCCTTCCCAACACTGCAAAACAAACTTCTTGGTCGGGTACGTAGTCCTTAGATGGACAGCTAGATTGTAAATCTCAGTGTACTCAGCATCTAAGTCTGCTGTTCCAACTGTCCACGGATTAGTAATCCCGTTGGCAAACGTCCAACAATTCAAATAGAAGTACGTAATGTTGGGATCTGAGAACACTTCAACAAACGGAGCCGATTCAGCAAGCTCGGTTAGTGAGGTAGGTGAGCCAAACCCGGTCTGACCAGGAAAGTCAGTTGCATACGAAGGGCTGAAAAAGAATTTTAGCCCAGGGAAGCCAAGGGTATACGAAGCAGCTTTAGTGGCAGCTGTTAGAAAAGCTGACGATGTTGGGTAGTCACCAGCAACTAACGATGTTGCAAATCTAGCGGTCATTATCGGACCAGGTAGTGGTCGAACTTCACGTAATCGACATCGAGGTTTCTGGCCGTAGTGCCAACTGATTTTATCATACTAAAGGTAAGTGCCGTTGTTTGAGCTGTAGGGATATTGGCAGTGTGGGTAGCCACGAGAACGCCATCTATGAAGAACTGGACACCTGTTGCGTCTGCATCGATCTCAATTTCGAGCGTATAGAATTGGTTGGCGGCAACAGCTATCGTTGTGTCTGTTGATGTCGTTCCAGCTGCGTTGGTGACCGCGAACCAGTTGGCAGAGTTTTCATCATGGAAGAAGTAAATTCCCTCCCCTGGAGAAGTATCATCCACAAGATCGGATAAACCAATGTAAGTCTTGTACGCTTGCCCAACACTGGAAGCGGCACTCAATCGGGCCCTTGCTTTGTAGCGCATCGCCCCAGAGTCAACATAGTACCCTTGATCGCCAAACAGAGTAGCGGCTCCAGTTGCGGAAACACCACCAGTTGACAACTGTATGATTCCTGGGGTCTGAGTTTCGCTTGGAATATTGGCTATCGTTCCGCTATTGACAGTAAACGGAGCCGTAGCGAACGTAGCTAGCGGTCGCATGAAATCTTCAAACTCAGAATGTAGGAACTTGGGGTTAAAATCCTCACTCAAAACGAAAGCTCGAAGTGTTCCACCGCCAGTTGTCGTTCGGGCAATCACCAGTGAGCGTGGGGTCGCCTGAATTGGAGTATTAACGGCCAGCCCGTTTATGAACCCACCGGAAGGTGGATAAACGTTCATGGTGTTTAATCCATCGTTAAACAAAAGCTGCTCAACGCCACCAATGTCTAGGTTGGCAGCATATTTGGCGGAAGCTCTGTTTTCTGCGACCGTGGTATAGACGGACGTGTTCAGTCCAAGTGTGGTGGCCGAGGCTTGCCCACCAGATGCGTACGCTGTCTGAGCTGTGACGATCGGATAATACACATACCCGTAATAAATCGCCTTACCACCGAAGTTCGAGTCTTGCAAAGCATTAAACGTCCCATTGATCTGGAATGTGCCTTGGACTGATTCCTTGGTGAAGTCAGACGTAACTACTGTGTTACCACGACGGTCGGTCTGGTAGTATCCAGATAAGCTTGCCCAGGTGTTTGGGTTGGCTGATTCGATGGTGTAGTTGTAAGCGTAGCCGGTAGTAATAGTAACGCCGTTTACATAATACTGGCCTGAACCGCCGAAGTTGACAGCAGGTTGCAGTACCAAGGCAGCATTGGTTCCAGTCAAGGAAGTGAAGAACCCCTGGCTAACGTTGCGGATATCTACGGGTACGGTCACGGTTGAGTTGTTGACCGTGGCATCAATGACCGCGTATTGGGCGTCAGTGACATTGATTGCGCCGTCTGCACACCCCTCGAACAATCCCTGTACCTTAACGTACCTGCAATCCCGAGCAGACACCAAAGAACCAACCGAGGAAAGTCCCTTGACAACTACCTTGTCCATATCCTGGGCGGTTAGCCCAGCAGTTGCAGTTATCCTGGTGATACAGTTGTCGAGTTCAATCCAGCCGCCAAATGCAGCAGCCACACCAGTGTCGATAGCATTGGTAAAATCACACCCGTAGAACGTGACCTTTCGAGACATTCTGACAATGGAGTTCCAGAAGCTGTTGGTTACGTCATCGAACTTGATTCCAACGATTCTGATTGGGGCGTCACAACCAACAATGTCAAGAGCAGACAGATCGAGCGCAATATCCCTAGAGGTGAGGGTGGTTCCACAGTTAATGATTTGGAAAGTTGTGGTTCCGTCGACGCCTGGGGCTGGACGAGTCAATGTGAACGAAGTTGTTGTGTTGGATGCGATGACGTACATGGCCGGAACGTCAGGGTCAGTTGATGCCCCACCACCACCAGTAATCACAAACAAACGGTTAGCTAAGTTGGTAGCGGTGTAGTTAGCCGAAATCGTAGGCTTTTGAATAACCTGGGTGGTAGTGCCTGGGCCAGCAGTTCCGGTGTTGTCACCCGTCGTTAGGGTAGCTAGAGTGTTAGTTCCTTTGACAACAACAGCGTCCTTAACCAGAAGATCAAGGGAGGTATTGAGAGTGTCAATCCCGATGTTACCAACAAACGCCGCCATTTGGGCGCCAACATAGGTTCCGGTAGCGATCGTAATGAGTGCCCGGTGTTGGCGGTTCTTGCTGATGGAATCAAGGGCGGCTTGTAGCGTAAGGAAGGGCGATGCTGAGTAATCCCCCGCAAACAGTTTCTGTGGGCGGGCGAGGCTAGGGGAGTTAGTTCCGCCAGACGAAACGTTGACGTACGTAGTCCCAGACGAAGCCAGGGCGTTAGAACTATCTACCTCAAATCCATACTGTGCTGACATTAGACTGTAGTCCAGGTGCCTGAAGGCGACAATCCAACCCACAGGTTAGAAGACAAGTACATAACCTTAATATTCGAGCCGATTGTGGCCGATTCGGTATATCCAGCAGCTGCTGACAACGTAGCATTGACTCGGATCTGATGGCTTCCTTGGGTCAGAACCCGAATCCCATCGACGTCAGTCACGTAGAACTCGTAGTTGTCGCCGATTGCGGGTGAAGCCGGCAGAGTGAACACAACCTGAGCACCAGCGCCGGTGTTGTGAAAGAAACGACCGCGATCCGAAGAGTTAAGCGACAGGGAGGTTGTTCGGGCAGTGACTCCAACTGGGCATTCATTTGGTGACAGCGTGAACCAATTGTTGCCGCGACGTTTAAGACGTAGACTTCCACCGGGAACCGTAATTCTCTTGGCTGTTACTGCTCCGTCGATGGTTTCAGCGCCACCAGGTTGGACGATAACCACAAACCCAGACGTACCAGCCGAGTTAGTTTCATCCTTGATTGTGATTTCAACGCCGGCATAAGCGTTTTGCGACAACGTAATGGTTACGTCAGCCGCCAGTGCAGTAACACCAAGGTAATGGGCCCGGATGTCTGAAGTCGTGGACGAAGCTGTTGAGTAACTGTAAGCAGCTTGAATTGGAGCCCAGGTGCCTGGTGTTCCAGACGCTACGCAAGCGAACTCAACAGCACCGTAAACTTGGGTAGACAGCTCGATTGAGCGATCTGATTGAACCCAATTGCCGGTAGTTGGAGGTCCAGAAGACCGGGCAATTTGCTTACTGTTCGTGGTTGGAGCTGGACCTCGGTACAGCGCATTCGGAACCCAGAAATGCCCAGCGTCCACGGTTTCGCTTCGATAACTGTCAGTTGCTCCATTGATCGAGTGAGCATAGCTGGTCAATGACGACTGTGTTGCCCCGACCCAACCAGTATTGCCGCCGCTGCCGTTAACGGCCCCCAATTTGAATTCTGTTACGACTCCAGCTCCAAAATTGGAGAAACTGTAGGTGAAGATATCTGTAGATGAAGCTCGTTTGCCCAGTTTTATGGTGCAACTCACTCCAGAACCGTCGTCATTGGTATCGTTCACAAAATTGATTGAATTCCAACGATCCCATCCACGGGTAGTGCCTGTCCCGTAAATACCATCAGGATGGATACCGCCATCAGCCGTCGCCCGACCATTTATCAGACCTCTAGATCCTGACTCCAAGTATGGGGAGTAGAACGTTGTGGTATTGTTAGCTTGCGAGATTGGAACAACAATACCAGGTCCAATTCCGGGTGATATCTTACCTAAACCGTTATTTTCACATCCACAGTTTACATAGGTGTTCCCTAGGAAACTGTTATCGAGATACCCACCCCATCCGTTAACGATAGCGAAACAGTCGTATGCGCCACCCGCATTGGCATCAGCCCCAGCAGTGTAAAATCCCCAACCAAGGCAGTTGTTTGCGGACAGATGCTCCCAGCGCCAACCGTTAGCGTTGTTTCCGTCCCCGCTAGATGCCACAATCGAAAACCCATCTCCACCAATCGCGGAAGCGGTCATGTCCTTTAGGTTTACGATACATTCGGCTTTTACCGCTGATACATAAACCTTTGCCCACCTAACCGTGCCACCATCAGAGATTTCCTCTGCGAGAGTTACCGGAATTCCATTTGCTCCGGCAGTTCCAGCTTGAGTATAGGTGAAACTAGTGGCGCTTAGTACGGTTATTGTGAACCATCCAGATGCAAACGCTGGATCGTCCGACATGATGTATACGCTGTCACCAGTGATATGTCCATGCGCAGCCCCAGTTACCGCTGTTACGGTGCTTCCAGCACGAACTAGATCCCCACGCGCAATGTTGTTGCCAAATCCGTAGGTGCTCCAGGTAGGCTCGACAGCCCCGGAGTTGCCAGACTGAATACACCTAAGAATAAACCCTGAATAACTCTCCCAGGTTCCGGCATATCCAGTGCTTGGTACAATTGCAGATAGATTAGCTACGTATCCAGTTGTAAGCGTAATCCAGTTTGGCGTTGAGCTTTGGTGGGCTACAACGAATCCTTCGCAGATACTGTTTGCCGCCCCACCAGACACTACCGTATTAGTGTACAGGAAGCGAATGACGTCAAACCCTTTGCGACCTTGGATTTGTGTCCCGCCATTGGCAGCGTTACGGTTCCCTCCACCCTTGATGTGAACTACACGATTGATGAGCCAGGTTCGTGACAGCGTATAAAGACCAGCCGGGATGTAAAGTCCAAGCGTTGTTGATCCGATTGGAATAGCGGCAAGAGCTGCCTCAAAGGCGGTGATTGAGTCAGCAACACCAGTAGGGTCAGCGCCGTAGTCCAGAACTGAGATCCAATAACCAACCTTCGCCTTGTCAGCTGCCGACATGAAGCCAGCTGTTGACGTTGTGGCTACGGCATGTTGCGTACCCCCACCACGAACGCCATGTTGAGCGTCAGTAGCCAAAACACCAACCTGGACGTTGTCAGGATTAGCGACAATCGAGCCGTCAACGTTGCCGACTACGTTAAACGTCCGGTTGGCTGACAGATCGCCGCCGCCAGTTAAACCGTTACCGGCAGTCAATGTACGTGAAGCTGGAACTCCACCACCGCCGCCACCACCGCCAGAGGCAGCAGAGTCAGCAATTAAAAGACTTATGTTTGCTGTCAATGCTGGAGGAGGCGAGATGAAACGAACTTCCAGGTGACGCAGAATCGACTCTGCGTTAGTGACCCCTGTCTCTTCGTGATAGACACGGGCGGTGATGATATCACCAGCGGTCAAGTTGAACTCTCCCGCTACAGACGCCCCCCATCCTGCGTTAATGACATTGATTTTATTGGAAATGTCCCACAGGAGGATCTTGGCCCCGCCCCCGCCTTCGTTTTTGTCTACAATCAGTTGGCGTTGCAAGACACCAACATCTGTCGGTTGCCCGATGACGTCCTGAGCCGAGATGAAGTACCGGCCTGTCTTAGAGACCGTGATTGCACCAGTGCCCACATCGTAGCTAAACGTATCGCTAGAGATGTAGTCAGGGGAGGCATCGTACAACTGACGAACAAACGTGTTGGGCGTTAGTGGTCGGGCCGTGTCAGAGTTGAGCTTGATTCCTTGATCTTGGGAAGAATAGTCAGCGGTGACGTAAATGACGCCAGCAGATTCCCGCCATTTGATATCAGGGACAAGATAACTGGTATCATCGGACGCAACAGGGATGATTTCAACAGGGCTAGAAATTGAAGTTGCGACTACGGTTTCAGTCTGGTGGGGGAGGGCTACGGTTACAATTTCAGCGTTGTTTGATCCACCAGACGAGCCGGTAACCACAGCTTGGAAGTTGTAGCTGTCTGAGGTTGAATTGTACTCGGACGAGATAAAGAAGACGGCGGAACCAGGAACCACGGAGTATGGGGCATTAGCCGCTGCACCGTCAATTTTGGCCCCCAAATTAGGATAAACTAGGAGAGCATTGGCTCCCGAGTTTTCAATGATAATCCAACGCCCGCCTACCGTAGCTGCCGGAAGGATAGCTCCTGTCCCTGATGGAACGGTGGAGAATTGGGTATAACCAGAACCAGCTAGGGCAGCCGTTGCTTGGTTAGTTCCAGTAGCCGTTAAGGCGTAGACAGATTCGGTCGAGAATCCGGCTGCGAAGTTCTGAACGCCTTGCCAGGAAAATGAACCGTTGCGTGTTTTGGGGGTAATGATTGCCATACCGCCAAAGATTGTCTAGCAACGCCCGGTCCTGGCGACCTCTCTAGCCCGCTCAAACAGCTTTGGGTCGTCCTGTAACCTGAAAGCTTTTTGCTCAGCAAGGAGGTTGTAGTAAGAGTACCAATAGTTCTTTGTTTTTAGCAGGTTAGCTACAAAACTAACGATATAGGTAAAGTAGAACGACCACCACCCCTGTTGGCGGATGTCATCGACATGAACCAGCTCGTGGGAGATGGTGTGGGTAGCTAAGGCTTCATCTGGGGACTGGGCACAGAACACTAAAGGGTAGATTGTGGTAGCGGATGCTCCCCAGAGTTTAGGAAGCGAGGAATTGAAGAAAAATCGAACCGTCATGTACTAAGGATTGCCCTTGGAGGTAAAAACATGTAAGGTTACAAACATGAGTGTTCTGCTTTTTGCCCAATGGCTGATTCCGTTCGTGATACGGATTGCAATTGCATGTTGGGTTCTGGGGTGGGTAATTTACTCGTACCGTTGGATTAAATCATGGTGGAAACGAACAATTGAGGCTGAAAGGCGCTTATTGTCCGAAATTGAACAAGGATCTAGGGCTGCCACTGCTGTAATCATAGAAAAGACCAGACTCCTAAACGAAGCTATCTGGAAAAAGGACGAGGATAAAAGTGACCAAAAATAGAGATTTTAATAAATGGTTCAAAAAGACGTTTTACGAACTACCTCAGACCGAGGAGCAACAAGATCAGTTAATCCAAAAACTAATAGATGCAGAGGAATTGGTTGAAGATCTCAAGCAGTCCGTTGACAAAGAAAGTCAACTTCAATGTGCTTATGATTCGGCTTTACTTGTGTGGCAAATGGCCGATGAAAAAAAGAAAGGGGTCAAGTAGTTGGCTATCTCGGAATGGCGCATTGAGAGACTGGAAATGGACCTTCATACCGCTAAGCTGCATATCGAGGAGGTGTCTGTTATTTTAGCAAGAGTGCTGCATGGGATTGAGCTGGATTGTGCCGTCAAGACGGCAGAAGGGATCGGTACAGTGGTCAAATTGGGCGTAAAGTCGTGTTGGGTGAAGTTGCCAACTGAACCTTATTCAAAGGAGATGCCGTATGTCGATGTCGAACCAATCAAGTAGGTGGCAAACAGTGATAGTTCCATTTCCAACCAAAGCCGGGGAACGATACATGATCCGAAACGTTGATCCGGTGTATGTAGAGATTCGCGGTCGCGAGCCGTTTTGGCTTCGGCAAGCTTGCAAGTTGGACTTGGTTGCGGTAAAGAACGACCTACCGCCTAACATTAGGCTGGTGGATGACCCATTAGTTTGGGTTATCCGTTCAATGAAGGATGACGCAAATGAGTAACCTGCCAGCCAAAGAATCCGCCGCCATCAACTTTACCGGCCCAGACGGCAAGGGATTCAGTCTGCCAATGCGAGACATCTGGCACTTAGAGTCACGTAAGGAGGAAATTTCTACCGTCAATCGCACCAGTGCCCCAGAGCTGATGCGGGCAATGGAAGACGGTTTCAGTAAGCTGGCTCCGATGTCAGCCACGATCAATTCCCAGCTGTCTAAAGCTGAAGCCATGCTAAAGCAGCGTGAAGCCGTGGTTTTGCTGGAAGTTGTCCCAGAGTACGAGAAGTCTCACGGTAAGATGTCTGCTGACCAGCGCAAGGCGTTAATTCTGGTTGATAAAGAGGTTCAGCGGGTCCAAGAGATTTACGACCAGTTGACAGCTCTAAACCGTCTGTTTCGTGACAAGATGGACGGCTTTCGGATGGCATTCAGTGCGGTTAAGAAGGTTTACGACGGCCTAAGCTCCTATGATGGCACTGGTGGACAGTTCGAGACTAACAAGAAACCTGCTAAAGTACACACGTACGATCCGGAGTGAGTATGATTGACGTTCAAGTAAAGTGGGCCGCCCGCCAGACCCTATGGTGGTACAATCTCGGAGGAACGAGCAGGACTAAGATGACGCCACTTTTCAGTCTCTCCAAAATGTACAGTCGCAAGTATCGGCGCACATTTTATGTCTTGCACATTGGGAGACTTAGCGTTTACTTTTACAAAGAGGTAACCAAATGAGCAAGAAAATAAGATGGGTCGAGATGGAATTGGATGACGATGATACGCTGTGTGGGCTGGTAAATGCCGTTAACCAGCTTCTGTCGGATCTTGATGAAGCTAACGATCGCATCAAATACCTTGAAGGCGAAGTCGAAACGCTGGATTATAAGAAAATGAATAGAGGGTACGAATGAAACCGAATGTCATTTGCCAAACCATTTTCGGTTCCAGGCTGTACGGCACCAACACCCCAGAGTCCGACTGGGACTACAAGGGTATCTACCTTCCAACCGCCGAGCAGATTCTTGACCAGGAAGTCCCTGGCACTTGGTCAGAGAAGACTAACCAGTCTGACAGTGGTCGCAAGTCTGGAGCTGAGGACACTGAGACCGAGCTGTTCAGCTTGGGTAAGTTTTGCGAGCTGTTGTCTGAGGGTCAGCTAGTGTCCTTAGATCTGTACTTCTCCCCTGATTTAAGTCTAGCTGACAATGAGTTTGGTGACTATGTCACAAATACATTACTCTTAAACAAAGACAAGTTAATATCAAAAAACATAAAAGCAGGTGTTGGGTACGCCCGAGCCCAAGCATTTAAGTACAGCCTCAAGGGTGATCGCATCAAAGCTTTAGAGGGGATGCTAAGCAGCTTAGATGAAGCTGCCAAGGTTGTTGGCAAAAACAATTCAGTCAAGTATAGCTATGGATACATCATCGAATCCCTCACCAGCGACCTGAGCGCAGCCGCATTGGCCCACATCAAGCCTATTCGCGACCCTCACACTCAAGAAACTACCTACATTGAGGTCTGTGGCCGCCAGTTTGGCTTGCATGACTCCTTGGCTACTGCCCATGAGAAGCTGAACAGTTACTATCAGTCGTACGGCCAGCGAGCCCACCAAGCCAAGGAAGATGGAAGCGATAGAAAGGCGTGGCTTCACGCGATACGTATTAGTAACCAACTGATCGAGCTTCTAACTACCGGCAACATCACCTTCCCACGCCCGGAAGCTGAGCTTCTTCTTAAGATCCGTCGCGGTGAGTTTTCTCAAGAGTACATTGGCGACCTCCTGAACGAGAAAATCGAGGAAGTTTACGAAGCCCAACGTAACTCCAAGCTTCCCGAAAAAGCTGACACCAAGTGGATTCGTGAATTTGTTCGTGGCGTTTACCGTGATATCGTGGTAGACTCAAGTAAGTGAGGTGTCGGCATGACAATAAATCGTAATGAAATTGAACAACAGATCAATTTCATGATGAGCATGATGCATTTTCTCACCACTCAAGGTATCAAGAACATGACCGCATGCTCTTGCTGTGATGGGATCTCAGTGACTCTTCCGGGTAACGTTGGGCTGAGCAACATCAACTTCATTGAACATCCAGATTGCTATGAATTCAAGCTCGACCTAGAACTTAGGCTCATCCCAGATGTTGCTCGTATTCAGTTTGTTTTCAACAAAGAGCAGACGACATGCAGAGTTGATGGACTGTATGATGTTGAAGCAACTGATAACGGCTCCTATGCCGCTACGTTTAACCCATCAGGTGAGAAGTGCGCCAATGGATCGACCATGGTGGATGCTTTAGTGTCTCTTGCTTGTGTGATAGCCAAGGAGTGTGAAGATGAGTGAAGAGAAACCAGCCAAATCCAAAGGCCAGCATTCCGCAATTGACAATCGTTGGTTAACACCTACCGACATTGTAGACTTAGCCCACAGATTGCTTGGAACAATCGATCTTGACCCAGCCTCAGAACCTGAGGCTAACGAGCTGATTAAGGCTAGCCGTATCATTACCGCCGAAGAAGACGGTTTGATCTCCTACTGGGGTGACGCCAGTCGTATTTTCTTGAATCCACCAGGTGGCACTCTGGATAAAGCCAAGTACCCTAAGCTCCACCGTAAGTATTTCTGCACTTCTTTGCCCCAAGCGTTCTTTAAGGTGGCGGTTGACCATCTGTGGTATCACAAAAAGCTTAACGACAAGCACGGGACTGTTCTCCCAGGAACTTTGTTCTTTGTTGGGTTCAGCCTAGAGCAGCTCGCCACCCTGTCCAGAGACGAGGACTGTCGGGCGTTCATTGAGTCATCCAGTGTTTTCGTTCCGCCAGACCGTATTCGCTTTAAGCTCAGCAAGGAAGTCCTAGACTCCCTGTCCGAAGAAGACCGTAAGAAAAAGAAGACTGCTAGTCCTTCTCACTCTAACTTCATTCTGGTTTGGTCAAATGAAAGACAAGTTTTGGATGAGCTAAAGAAGTTCTGTGATGAGACCAACTGGCTTAAATTACAGGGCGTGCTGTAGTGGTGGCGAAATGGTTGGATTCAATCGAACCCATTAGCGTAGAGGTAGGTTACAGCGGCCACTTCCTGGATAGTTTCATCACTTCCGTACGTGATTCACGGTGGTCATTGTACCCATACGGCTCAGGTGACCTAACCGAAGACCAGGTGGCTGAACTTAGTCGCGTGGTAACGTTGCACATTCACGACTTGTTTTTCGGCCATCCTGTTAATCAATCAACCCCTTACATACGGACTGTTCTAGCGGTAGCAAACCAGGTGCTAGCGGCTGAAAACTGGCCAATGAAGACTATCTACGGATCATCCTGCATTTTGGGAAAAGAAGTTGGTTTCGTTTTGCATGAGATTGATCGATCTGTAGTGCGAATTAAGCTTGCCTTTTTGCCCCAATGAGTGTGACAAGGAGATGAAGTGACCAACCACACCTTAAACATCAATTTTGTTCCATCCGATACCCTAAGTGCTGAAGAGCTGGCACTGCAAGCGGAAGAAATCCGAAGTACCTTGCAGGCCGAGTATCCGGACATAGAAATCACAATCAGCATGAGTGAAGAAAAAACTCCCGCAAAAGAGTACCGCACGGTGGAGGAAATACTTTTTGACGCCTCAAAGGTCGCTGTTGGCCTTTTGACGTTAAGCAACTCAAAACCTTGACCCTGCTCATAACCTGGCTTAGGCTGATATCATGTCAAACACACTATACGTCGTCACTTCTGGTTCCAAATGGACAGCTCACTATGTTCGGTTCATCTACGATACCCTCGACAAGGCTGTTAAAGGGGTTGAGGCTATGATAGCCAAGGGCGATTTGACAGACACTGTTATTGATATCAGGAAGACCACCCTTGGAGCCGACTACGAAAAAGCGGTCTTAGCTGCTAGCTGGGAGCGTCTTGGTCATGATCGCTGTGAATTTCCATACAAGTACGTAAAGGTGAGGCAATGAAAACTCGCGACCTAAAAGAAAACATCTGGAAGAAATACACCTACCAAGTTCGTTGGTCAGCTGAAGACCAGGAATACGTTGGGCTGTGCGTAGAGATGCAGGGGCTGAGCTATCTGTCAGAGACCTTCTATGGTGCTATGAATGGAATAATCAGAGTCACGAAGGAGGCAGTAGAGTGGTTGTGCGAAGACGGAATTGACTTGCCACCGCCTATCGATTGGGATAAGACTATCCTCGTACCCAAGGAGACTAAATGAAGCTGACTATCCGAAACGACCAGATTGAGACGTTAGTTAATGCTTTGCTGACCGCTGCCAGTGTATTGCACGAAATGGCGGGCAGCTCGCCGGAACATAACCAAGACATTGTCGAACTAGACGAGTTGATTGAATCACTTGAAGAACAAATGGAGAACCAATAATGGCCGTAGTAGCGCTTTCCACTTTGACCCCAGGGCAAACCTTTTCACTGACCGTTCAGATGGAGACCGCTGCATTGCGGTATATGAACCGAACGGTCAACTTCATCTTGATGGGAGACCCATCAGTTGACGCTGGATACCGAGTGGTGTTCAACCAAGAGATCCAGAAGTTCCAGGACATGGACGAAACCACCTTGGTAACCGAGACCGAGTTGGTGGCTGATGTTCAGGTCGGGTACGTTACGGAGACAACATGAGCAAACCTGATCCGAAACTAAAGACCAAGGACATTACTGAGCATAAGGTCTTGAATAGTGAGCCGATTGGCCCAGACGAAAAACCGTTCATGACCGTATATGGGCTCGCTTACTTACAGCCAGCCGGCAAGATGGTTTTGGTTGGTGAGATGCCGGTGATCTTCAATGAGAAAGAGGCAGACCGCCTAGCTCGTGAGCTGAACAGACTAACCAGCGGTTCTCTGTTTGCGTCAGTAGCTTTGCGACTATTCCATCCAGAAAAACCAGCCAAGGCATTGACTCCCGCCAAGAAGCCCCGTAAACGTAAGTAATCCTACCATGAGGTGCTAGTTGGACTCCTTCGCTAACATCAAACCCGGCAGCTTGTTTTTCTACAATTCCACCCTCTGGACAAAAATTGAAGACAGTTCTGGCTGGAACGCCCAGAAACAACTGAGTTCAGGGGAGATGACCTACGCCCAGATAGAGGATGACGTTGTTGTAGATATCGTACTTGAGTGAATTTGGGAATTGACAGCCAAGCCGAAATCCCGTACACGTAAGGGATGAGATACGACACAAAGAAGAAGGTTGCCGCCCAAATCAAAACCCGGTTTAGCAAGGAGGGTGGCAAGTTACTTAAGCGCTATGGTGCTGATTACCAGAGCATGTACGGCGATCTAGCTGAACTGGAAACGTTACTTTTTAACGTTAAAAACTACCTGCTAAATGATGATGTTGCGGACGTTGGTTTTGCCTTTGTAGGCGAAGACGAGTTTGGTGAGCCAGTGGCAATTCTTCAGATCGAAGCCGTACGTGAAGCGAATGAGCGAGAAATTGCTGAATACGAAGCTAAGGAAGCGACTCGCAACAGGGAGCTTCTTGAGAAGAAAGAAGCTGAGCTGGCGTTCCTTAAAACTCAATTAGGTGTCAAATGAAAACCCCCCACTCCAGAAAAAATCGCCCGTGACTTTCAAACTTGCTACAGAACCAAAACCATCTACAGTGACGCCCTAGTGAAGGTCTACGAAGCTGACTTCTATCGTACCTTTGGCAGTCTCTCCCAGATTGAGGGATTTCTGTCCTTAATTAAGGAGTTCCTAGTTGGGGAGGGGGTAGGCCTTGACACGGTTATCTGCTCAATTGACGGCGACACCATGCATGGTGACCCTGTGGGGTTGCTGTCTGTGTATGCCGAACGACCAGCCACAGAACAGGAAGTGGCTGAATATAAAACACTGCTTGAGGTGAACAAACTGGCTCGGTTAAGGGCTAAGGAAGCTGAGCTTGATGCGCTCAAGCTGGAATTGGGGATCAAATGAACGATTTTCAAGCAGTCTTGATCGGGATTGTTCTTTTAGCTATCATGGCGCTAGTTGCATGGGTAACTCGTAAAACCCAAGAGCTTCCGGTAACCAACGTCGACAGCTCGGCTAAGACAGACGACTCTAAGATAGAGGTTGGGCTTCATTACGGAGCACACAACGTTAGTATTCCGTACCAGACAGGCAACTGGCACAAAGTTCACTTGAGAGGTGGCTTCATTCCATTCACCAGCGTCAATGGTAAGCTTGACCCACTCGAAGACTTGCTAAAGAAGCACCAAGCGGGGTTGGCAAAAACCTCACCCTTGGACTCTAAGGTTCTCCAAACGTTTATGGAAACCAGGTCTATCCGTAAGACGTCCGAGCAGTGTCACGTTCACACTAAGAGCGTGGCCAAGGTACTCAAGGACCACAACCTGTATCATTTGGTTAGTTTTGTTGTAATGACAGAACCGATTCGCAAAGACGTCCTCAGAAGTCTGCTTGCAAACAAAGATTTGTACGATAAAATTTACGATGCGTTTTACGGTCGCGACACCAACGAGCAGGTGGCACAGGCCATGGGTGTACCCGAATCTACGATCGAGATGGTGTGGGATGCAATGTGCGAGGATCCCGTGCCGGAGCGTGAGGCGTTTTATGCAAGAAATGGGATTAAGTAGCCACTGCTGTATTAGCTGGGCGGTAAGGCAAGTTACTCAGCGGTATAGTTAACGTCGCCAACTGGGTTGGTTTGGACGCCAGACTCATCTTCGTAGGTCAAGCCAGTGATTTCAACAGACAGACGGCTCAAGTCGCGGACAGCGATGTTGAAGTTCTGGCTGGTAACCTTACCTTGCTTAACCGTCATGATGGATTGGCCAGGATTCTGACGGTCCATAATGACAATGGTCAGCTCGCGTTGGCCATTGATCAGGTCTTGCAACTTGGTCATACCACCAGCAGCACCGTAAGCACCGTCGTTGTATTTACGGTAACCACGCATGCTCAGCTGAACTGGGTTCATGTGCGTCAGAACGACTTCGCCGCCAGAGTGCAGACCGATGACGTATGGCACCTGAACGCCGTAGCTAACACTGACCGAGACGTCTTCAAAAATAGCCACTGGCTTGTCTGACTCCGCACCGTCCCCTTGAACGTATACGTAAGTGCGGCCACCGTGAATTGATCTAGTTCCTGCCATTTGATTCTCCTTCTAAGCCGTGGCTTAGAGCGATGCCGATTGTTGGACTTCAGACACAACGAAGTCGATTTTGATGAACTTGATACCAGTTGCGAGCTTGATTTCAGCCGAGCAGAACATTGCATTGCCCTGGATGCGGACAACGATGTTTTTGTATCCAGCTGGGGCGTCATCAGATGCCGACAGAAGCTTGATGCGCTTCATTGTATCCAGGATAGACGACAGAACGCCGATACCAGAGGCAGCTGAAACGTCAGCAAGGGAAGCGCCCTTGAAGCTCTTTTCCATACCTTGTTTAGCAGACGCCGTTACAAGGTCAGCAGCGTAGATTGCCTGGATGGAGTTGAACAGGAAGTTGTTGTCAACACCATACGTAGTTTGGTCAGACACCCACTCGTATCCGCCAGTGCCATCACTTGGGGCACGAGCCAGCAAGATTCCAGACTGCAACGCCACTTCAACGTCAGTGTCATCGTTTGGATCGAACGTGCTGTCATTATACAGAACGCCCGAGGTGTTCAGGAGCTTACCAGTGATGTCACGGTAGAACCCGGCAGCTTGGGTAGCAGCAGCGTTAGTCGCCGTAGCCCAGGGCTGGAACTGGACAATGCTTCCGTCCGTAGCTGACGTTCCCTTGAAGTCTTCAATCGCCAACGAGCAGCGGAAGTTAGCCAACGTGGTTGACTTGTTTTTGGCTTCGTTAAACGTTCCACGGTACGACAAGAACGCTTGACGGTAACGACCACGCTTCAAAGCCGACATAGCGATGACGTGTGATTTAGTCAGTGCATGCACAGAGTCAATCGTGTACGTCGAGCTTGGGTCAGTTTCAAAGTCAGCGATGTCTTCGGTTGCATCCCGGGAGAACAGTGGGATGACGAAATTGCAGCGAAGCTTTTCAGCCGAGCGCAAAGCCGCCAAAACGTTAGCGTCTGTGGTTGCTCCACGAGTTCCACCAGTCAAGAACGTCAGAATCTGAGCTTCTGGCAAACCAGTCGATGGAGCAGCTGGGGTAGTTCCAACCTGTAGAAGGACAGAACCTTCAGCCAAGGCGGCGTAGGTTGCCCGACCGTCTTTCTTAACCCGACCAGCTTTATTGGTCTGGGTGGTTGCAATCCCGTAGGTTCCCTTGTCAAGAACCAGGACGCCATCCTTATCTGGGTACAGCAAGGATTGTGCCAGCAAGTTATTGCCAGCCGCTGCGTAGTAACCAGTCTGCGAGCTGATGAACGAAGCGAGTTCGCCAACAGTCTTGTAGTTCTTAAGCGTGATGCTCAGGTTAGCGCCAGCCCCACCCGTAACCGTGGTGGTCAGGAGAGAGTTGGTGAGCGTCATGGTTGCCGTGGTACCGAGATACCCGATGGTCAACATGACATCACCGCCGAACGTGATTTCTTCGGTCGTACCGTTGCTCAGTTTTTGTGCAACGATCTTATCGACCTGTTCCGAAGCCGAGGTCACATACAGTGGAAGAACAGCAGCGTTAGCGGACGAGCGCAAGATAGCGTCACCGTTGGTGGTGCCGGTCAGTTCAATCGACTTGCCAACACCATCAATTGCTGGACGGCGGCAGATAAGGTCGGTCGAAGCAGCTTGAGCAGTAGCTACAAACGACACTGGAGCGGTCGTGGTGTCAAGCTTGGTCATTGCAACAGTAGTGACCGAAGAGCTGGTGACAGTGTACCAGCCAAGGTTAGCTGAACCACCGCCAACAAACGCCGAACCTGCTTGGATGTAGATTTTGTCGTTTACTTGTGGGGTAGCATCCCAGTTAACCGAACGAACCAGCGACAAGCTGTTACCGGACGCCGTACCCGTGATAGTACCGGACACAGTAGCAATGACATCGCGGAACGTTCCGGTTCTGCCGGATAGTTGGACGCTCTTGTACACCTTGATATCGTCATGGACGGTACCAACAGCGGCAGCGGTCACGTTGACTGGAGCCGTTGGGGACTCAGACACAAGGTCATGGACCTTGGTTGCAGAGATTGTGGTCGAGGTCGCAGCAGTCACAAGGTAGATACCAACGTTAGCTGAACCAGCACCGATCAAGACGGAAGCTTGAGCAGTTTCGTACCATTCAGCTGGGCCACCACCGTCCAAGACAGGGATAACCAGCATATCGCCAGCAGCTGGGGTATTATCCCAAGCTACCGAGCCGGTGATTACAACGTTGTTGCCAGATGCAGTCAAAGCCAGGGTAGCTGCGTTAGCCCAGGCAGTGATAACTGCAAGTGCTTGTCCGCCGATAACTTCGATTGGGAAGTTCGACAACGCTGACATCTGAGCTGCAAACGCTGGAGGCGAAGTCAAGGATGCGATAACAGACGATACCGTTGATCCACCGTTGGTCCGCAAGCCAAGCGTAGACGATGCTGGGGTTGGGGTGTAGGTGAACGTAGACGTTGGCTGAACTTCCGAGGTCGACTCAGACATCACGAACGAAATGCCGTTACCTGGCTCGCCGTAGTTTCGGTCAGCCAAGACACCGTAGTTAGTCAACCCAGAACGAACCATGTTACCAGACGCTTTGCCTGATGGATTGGTCTTAAGGATGTACATGCCGGCTGGAGCGCCAGTAATGTCGTTCGATGCACTTGGTACACAAGCGATATTAAAGGCATCAACCAGAGCGCCTTCGCCGTACTTAGCGGCAACTTCACCAGCCTGATTTGGGCCGAAGTAAGTGTCAGCTAGGTCGGTTTCAGATGCATGGTCTGGACCTTGGGAGGACTCGCCAACCAAGACAAGGATACCCGAGGTAGCAACACCGGATGGGGTGTTAGCAACACGGTACTGAGCAACTGCCTGAGGAATGTAAATTACGCCATTTTCAGTGGCTAGAGAAACGGCCATGTTATTTCACCTTCTTTTGGAGCTTCTTGAACACGCCAACTTTTTCAGACATTGCCATTGCGCCGCCAGGGGACGGACGGCCACCAGTCGGCACTTTTCCAGCTTGAGAACTCATGTCCATCTTAGCCATTGCACCTGGGGCCTTTGGAGCCTTGGGTGCTTCTGGAGCTTTAGGTATACCGGACGTACCAGCAGCCTTAGGCATCTTAGGCTTCATTGAGCCCATTTCGTCTTTGACGACTTTTTCAACCTTGGGATCAGAACCCTGGGAAGCTGGAGACACCTTGGCTTTGTAGTCGCCCGGGAGGTTGTTTTCTGGCTTGCCCTTGGTCACGTACCGCTTTTCACGGTCGGATGGGTGCTTTTCGTCAATATAGGTTTCGGCTTTCTTGACGGCTTCGGCCTTTTTAAGGCCCAAAAGCTTAAACACCGTCTTGGACGGAGCGTGCTGACGAGTTGGATCGCCGTCCTGAACTTGTTTCTCTGACGGGGTAGACGAAGGAAGCCCGAACATGCCCTTAGCAAAGGACTCTTCAGCCTTTTTAAGGCGTTGGACTTCAGCGGTGCACTTTTCGATACGCTCTTGAATGCTCATCAGAGCCTCATTGAGCACATCGAGTTTTGGTTTTGACGCCATTGATAGGTCTCCCTTGTACGGGGGAAAGATTGTGCGAAGAAAAATGAGCTTTTATTCCTCTTCCCACGGGTCAACTGACCACCCTTGATCGGCCTGTTGGTCCAGGATTTGGTTCGAGTCCACCAGCGGGGCGTCAAATGTAAGCCCAAGTCCGATCCCTTGAACAGCAGCAGAGATCGACTTAGGCCAGTAGTACCGGACAAGCCCCGAGACGTTGATGGTGCGTTGGAAGATCCATTGGGACTGTGACGGACCCTGCATTGGCCCGCCCATTCCAGAAGAAGAGATTTGAGGAAGCTCGAATCCACGAGCTTCCAGATACTGTTGCTTGTATTTGTTCAAGCAGAACAGGACAATTTGGTGTAAAGCGATGGTTTTGACCGGATCACCCTGGGTAGAGACAACGATCTTGACCGACTCCCTGTAGGTGATGCCTTCAAGAGAGACTATATAAAGGTCAGACGCATTTACCACTTGAGCGTTAGTCAGATTCAGAACCAGGTCTTCGTCTAGCTGGAACTGTGAGTCGGACAGGACTTCCAAGATGGGGTAGTGACGGTTATTCACCTTGTCCCACACCCGCATGCCAGGATAAATATGAGCTGTTGATTGATTTGACGGAAGCGTGATGATTCCGGTGGCTGGGTCGAAAGTCAGTGGAGTAAAGACAAGAGCTGGAGCTTGCTTAGACATGATGTTGGTCATGTCGATTCGCTCTTGGGGGATGTCGTTAGTGTCACCAGTGATTTTCTGATGTTCTGACTGGTCGCCTAGCCAGATAGTGATGTGTGGCAACTTGGCTGCGTCTGAGTTGTAGCCAGTAGTGATGGGTATTTCGTTGTTTAGGAACCAGTCTTTAAGCTCGTTAAGCTCTTTTTCTCCATAATATCGCTTAGTTAGCTCATCTGTCATCAGCCAGTTGAAGCAGAAGTCTAGGAGATACGGGTTGGCTCGGATGTCGTCGAAAGCCGCCAATAAGCAGGTACGGACGGTAATGTCTGTTGGGTGGGAGCCGTAAGAAGAAGTTGAAATGACGGTCATCGTCTGGTAAAGATTGTGGTTATGACGGAATCAACAAAAGAGAACCTGATTCAGCTTGGCATATACCTCACTCTTGCCTTGGGTTTAATCCTGTGGTGGAGGTTCGATATAGACACAGATGAGAAGGTCTATCAGATTGTGTATGGTAAGGTGCTTTGTGCTCACGCTGAGGAGACTCGGTGTGGACTAACCTTGAAGAACTGTGCTGATGGTCGAGAATACAGGTGTATGCAGAATGTGTTCAGTCAGCAGCAGGATTAGCGGTTCGTGAACTTGGCGATGATATCGGGCAGGATTTTTTCGTTCCATTCGTCAGAAAGCTCGTAGTATGTAGTTACCAACGACTGTAAGCCCTCCTTAGCTGGACGGTTCCATTTACGCCCCCGCATCGATTCTGATGCGATCCGGTACGTAGTCATAGACCTATCTACCTTCCCGGTATCATGGTTCATTGTTTGTTTAATATTCAGCCCATTCAAAGCTGGTGAACTCCAAGCTTCGTTATGCTTGGTTGCCCCACGCTGTAATCCCCCCAGGTTCAGCCGATGAAGAGTGCCTTCTTTTGGCTTACCGTCTGGGCCACGTTCCAGCTTGGTGTACGGGATGTTACGCTTCTTAAGCTCTTGACGCATGGTCTGGGTGATAGACTGAGCCATGGGTGTCTGGTTCTGTGGGGCCTTATTGTGGCTGAACGGGACTACCAAGTATCGCTCACCTTTGGCGTTGATCTTGGCTTTTGGCGACTTTAAGAGGAAATCTAACATGCTCCCCGCATGGTACCCCTCTTCAATCCATGCTATTTTATCAGGAATTACTATAGAATAGACACCCTCGGTCTCGCGGAACTCAAGGTTTTGTTTGAATTCGTTCAAGGTGGAGTGGAGTTTCCTGGAGGCAATTTCCAGGACTTTGGCGTGGCCAGACAGCGCCAGAAGCTTAACGGCGCCCTTGACAGCTTCGGTAATCTCAGCTTCAAATTCCTTGAATTGAGACACTAGGCCGTCAATGTCGATGTTTATGTCTAGTCCCATGGGGAAAAGATTGTTAACGGCTATTATTAGCTATGGACGCAGACGAAAACGCCATTGCGCTGGTTAAACTTACCAAGCTATACCTGGACATCGCAATCGTTCTGTTTTTCTTTTTCGTGGGGCTAGTTCTGACCCCAGACAAGACAGACGAAGACTAACGATTAAGCTCCATGGTCTTCTTGAATTCGCGGTCTTCGATTTTCTGAAGCTGTTGGCGGGTGACCGGCTTACCCTTGTACTCATATTCAATCGTGGTCGGTCCTGCCCCTGGCTGAGGCGACGAGTGTTGTGAACACGAAGTTAACACAAGCATGACCGCTACAGCCAAACTAAGATAATCCACTCTTCAAACCATCCGTCTTGATCTCTCATTTCAACCTCTTCTCTAACTCGATCAACATATCGAACTCATTTTCTAGTTTGGCAACCTTTTCCTGAATTTTCTCCAGCTCGCTATCAATCGCTTCTCTTCGTGTTTCCATTTTCTCTAACGCCCAAGCCTTCAAATTGAGCTTAGCCTTTGCAACCTGCTTCTCAGAGCAGGTCCGACACAGCCAGTGTGGCCATAACTTAGTCTTTAACGTCAGGTAGCCCTGAAATTCTTCTACCCAGAGTTTGTCGTTTATCCTTGTTTTAACGATCTCGAAGCTCATCGGCAATCTCCTTGTAAAAGCAAGCTACCCGAAATCGACATCGGTGTCGAATCATTTGTTTGACATCAATACACAGTTCCTGTATTCTTCTCTCATGAACACGAACTGCAAAAACCAAAACGGATGCTCAGTGCGTATCGCTAACGGCTTACGTTGTTTCTGTGACCCAACCTTGACCGTGACTTGGCAAGCCAACAAGCCGGGTGAATTCCCAACCCAGGAAGCCGCTCTAGCTGTCGCCAATGGCCGTCCAGTTGTTCGTGTTTGTCGAAATTTCGGCCACTCGCCAGCAGTGTGGATTGTTCGATAATTTCAGATGTAAGTTGACCTGTCGATTAACTTCCTGTACTGTCACGCAAGGAGCTAATATGTTGCAATTCGTCAAATACTTTTTCAACAACGATGTCAAGCCGCACGTTATCGCAAACGAACTTGCCCAAGACATTGAAGACGACATCTATGTCCGATACTTAGCCCTTGCCTATACCGAGCAGGAAGCTGAGGAGTTCTTCTTTGACCATTCTGGTTGTTGCTTGGCAGTGCGATCGTTGGAAACATTCAACATTGACGGGCTGTCTGTAGTATTTCCGTCCGACTACCTACTGATGGGATTGTCGGAAGTTCTTCAGGCTTCCCCTCGGTTCATTAACGGTAAGTCGTATTTCAAGCTGTATTCTTCGATGGGGTGCTTGATTTTGACTCCAGAGCAGCATAAAAATCTGTGTTCCCAGATTCGTGCTGACCTGGACGGCATCATTGAACGTGGAACCATCGACCAGCAGAAGTTGATTTCTGGGTTGAACAGCCTGCGAAACCATGATAACTTTGTGGTTAGCAAGTCGGTCCCTGAACAAAGCTTCGAGAACTGAGGTCGTAATGGGTCAGCCATCTACTTGGGCGCTAGAGAAAGCTCGTGAGAGCATCTATGTCAACGAGAACGAACCTGTTGAGGTTCATTGCTTTGGTAAAGTCTTCCTTTACGACAAGACAGCTAACGCTCTAAAAGCTTGCGATCAGATGGTGGTCTTGTTCGCTCAAGCGCTTGATGACTTTCATTCGCAGATGCTGGTATTCTCAGTATGGACACCTAAAGTAGGAGACGAATCGTGACTAACCAACAAATTTTTGACACCGTGGCAGACCATCTTTTGAAACAGCGCAAGAAATCGCTCAAAGACGGACTCTGTGTTTACCGATCGGGCCACAAAGCTAGCAGTAGGGTTCGTTGCGCAATTGGATGTCTGATTAAGGATGAGTTTTACCACAAGCGTATTGAGGACAATACTCCAGATATTCCAAAAGTATTGAAGGCTTTGAAGGATTCGGGGATTGGTCGGATGACTCGCAATAAGATGGATTTACTTCACTCGCTTCAGAGAGTTCATGACTCTTACGAACCAAGAGAATGGGATGCACGTCTTCGGGGGTGTGCTGCCATATATGGGCTGAAGGTTAATTTCTGATCATGACAGACTTCAAACCAATGAAAGCCTCCGTCTGCGAATCGTTCGATGACGTCAAATTTCCTGTCTTGGTTTCGCCAAAGCTTGACGGTATCCGGTGTGTCATTGTCGATGGCGAAGCCAGATCGAATTCTCTGAAGTTGATTCAGAATAAGTTCATCCAAGAAACGCTCAACACTCTACATGTAGATTCATGTGGTGAGCTTAATGGTCTCGATGGCGAGCTGATGCTACAAAACCCCAAAGCAAGCTTTCAGGAAATTACCGGGGCTGTCATGAGGCAGACAGGTGAACCAGAGTTCGTATTTTACGTTTTTGACGATTTCACAAACCCTGACCTCTCATTCCTTCAAAGGGATGCCAATACCGCCACGAAGATACGTGAACACTTCAGCGGCTCGAAGTATGTCAAGCACCTTAAGCACGAGTTGGTTAGCAACCAGGTCGAGCTGGAGCGTCTTTATAGGGAGTATTTAGATCTTGGGTACGAAGGAGCCATGATTCGCTCCTTAGATGGCCAATACAAGTTTGGCCGAAGCTCAGCTAAGCAGGGATGGCTATTAAAGCTGAAGCCTTTTGAAGATGCAGAAGCTGAAATCGTTGGTTTTGAAGAACGGGTGGAGAACACCAATGAGGCGTACACCAATGAGCTTGGCAGGACCGCAAGATCGTCTGCTAAGGCGGGGCTGGTACCGCAAGGAACCCTTGGAGCTTTCTTGTTGCGCCGTCCAGACGGCGTTGAGTTTAGCTGTGGCTCAGGGTTGAATGACCAGCTTCGAGATGAGTATTGGAGTAAGAAAGAGCAGATGTTGGGTCAGATTGTAAAATACAAGTTCCAGAAAATCGGGTCTGACGTGAAGCCGAGACTGCCTATCTTTCTAGGAATTCGACATGTGGATGATTTTAGTCGTTGACTTTTAATTCAGTTCTGATATTCTTGTCTCATGAACAACGAATACAAATCCCAAGCAGAGTTCCAAACCGCAATGGACGCAGCCTTCCAAAAGGTCATGATTCCTGGCCAGCACTGGAAGGACCGTATCTGCAAGATGGTGGAAGCTCAACCATCTGAAGTTGATCAGATTGTTAAGGCGATTGAGTTTTTTACTGGAACCAAGGCAACCGTTGAGCGCCTGGACGTTTGCATCTACCGGATTCGCGCTGCTGGCTACTGGGCCGGCCCTTGCGCTTAATCAACATTAGGTAAGCGACTACTGGCAACCCCGCCGCTCTGGCTCATCACCATCCCCGAACGAACTGACCGCCAACGAGCTGGCTTTTTCTTGCCTGTTGCTTGGTCACGTACGGCGGTCTTGATCTTCTTCTTATGGACAGCCCCGTTGGCTCCTGTCCCTACGCCCGCCAGTGGCTCAGGAAAAGACAGCTTCTTTTCTAGCGACGCCATCTTCCTGCCGTCTGGACCGTCAGTCACGTTAGCTACAGTTGCTAGGTGTTCCCAGGCTTTACCAGCGTTTGGCGACATCTTAGTGTCTGAGTAAATCTTGCCGTGGTGCTGGATTGCCCCCAAGTACAACGCCTTGCCGTAGCCATGCCCTTTATAGTCTGGGTGAACAGCAATCGATTCGACCGAAGGGATGCCGTCATCTTGCAACGCCATATGAAGTTGTGCTATGTGGGGCTTGCGTGGGTCAGCTGAGCGTGATAGGGTGTGTGAATGAATCTGGCCCTGAGCACCTTCAAACGTGTGATGGAAGAAACCGTTGCCGATGGGCTTGGCATTGGTGTGGTCAAGGTAGTTAAACTGTTCCGCCAGATTAGCATATCCCTGGTGAGAGCCAAGCTTATTACCGTCTTCCTGGCTCATGTCGGTCTTGAACAGCTGTTCACTCTTTTTAATGGACTCTGATTCCTGGTTAGCAGCTTGCTTGATCTCGGACATCTGCTTAGCCATCGCTACCATGGCTTGAGAGATATGACGGATTGTGTCGTAAATCTCTGGAGACGCCTGCTTTAGTTCCTCGATCTTAGCCGAGTGCTCTTTAAGAAGCTTGATTCCGGCCATGATAACTTCTGTCGGGTCTTCTTGCTGTTGGGCGAGCTGACCGTGGGCGTCTGGGTGTTCAGCCTTATTTAGGCCAGCCTGGTCATCATCATCATGTTTATTCAAAGGTCGAGACTTGAACCTACCTAGATCATTAGCTAAGGTCTTTTTTTCAACAAAACTCTCTAATCCGCCAAAGGCGGTCTCCGTGTGTTTGAATGGCTTTTGTGGAGTCGTCCAATAATCCGTGTGACCACGCCCAATGATTCGGGCGTTTATTGGTGTTTTAGCGCCGCCAGTCAAGAGGTGTGCCGCTAAACGGTGATGCCCATCGGTAAGCAGGTGTCGTCCATCTTCTAGCTGATGAAGCTCTATTGGTTTACCGCTTGAAAATGAGCCCTTACCAAAAACGTTGTTATCGTGGGCTGCCATCATAGACTCTCTGCTACAGAGAATATCTTTTGGTAAAAAGCTAACTACTGGCGTCTCGTCGTGTTCAGCCTTAGCCAACGGATCTTCCTCCTCTTCTTCTGGAAGGTCCATGTCGTCATGATACAGGCTGATTTTGTCGCCGTGGTACAGCCCGTACTCGCACGCTGACTTGGCATGAGGCGCTTCCACGCCGACACCGAAGCAGAACTCCATCTGCGAGCAGGATGAGATGAACTCACACAACTGGTCCAGGTCTACCAGGTGTTCAGCTTCAACTTCAAACACACCCATGGTGCAGGCGTTAAGGATTTCCTTGCCGTGGTGGGTTTCAATCCAAGAGCTGATAGCTTTGTTAACTGAGTCTAGGGCGTAGTTCAGCTCGTACAGTTTGACCTCTTGCCCGGAATCGTAAGCTGAGTTTAGCTCGAACTCAAAGTCCTTGGTTCCCCATTGAATGTAGGTCAACATTAGTTCAGCTCGTCAGGTGAGACATCTTCGTCAGAGTCTTCGGGGAGGTCGCCCATCTGCTCAACTACCTCTTCAAGGAGTCCAGCAAGAAATAAAGACTTCTTGTATTCGTCGTCTTCAGCTGGAGTTAGAGTGCCTTTTTCGTACAGTTCGATCGCTCGCTTCTGGTACTGATTAGACCATGCGACGCACTCGGCTTCAGAGATTACAAAACTTGCCATTGGTTTGATCATAACAGGATATCCGCTGGGTGGTGGGTGAAGTGGAGTGGCAACTCTGACTTGACCAAAAGCTTAAGGTTGGGAGAGCCATAGTTTGCCTGCTTACCAATAGCCGACTGGTGGGCTTCGTACATGAAGCGATGACGTGCCGATTCCTTGGGTTGTCCCATTTTTTGGAATTCAACAGCTAAATGATGGTGGTGTGCGGACGCTAGCTCGTGTTGGCGGCGCTTGTACTGCTGGTAAGCCTGGGTGTGCCCATGGGTTTGGGCGGCTAGGTCGAGATGTTGGGCATCAGCAGGATCAGAGATCGTCTGATTCCGCCACTGTGGCTTGTCCATTAACTAGCTCCTCGACCAACGTGACCAAATCAGAGTCACCAGTCAAAGTGTACGTTTGTTTGTCTGGAGATACTTGGATTTGGTGGTCAGCCTTAAGAAGCTTCGAGGTGCAGACGCAGCCGTCAAAAGTACCCCAACGCTTGTGAAGCTGGGGAGAGCCGCAAGTTTTGCATACCTTGGACAGCTCTGACTTGTTGAACGTCTTAGATGCTGCAACCATTCCGGCAACCATTGGAAGCTTAACCTTCCGAGCCTTGCCAGTAATCTGGCCTTTGTCTGGGGGCTGTGGACCGTTCTGTTGCATCGGCGCTCGTGGAGCTGCGAACTTACCAGGAGCGTCAGTCTTCTGGAGTGATTGCAGCCAGGCGTTAGTTTTGTGTTTTACCAACAAATCCAATGACTTAGACAGCTTGCCGATGTCTGATTGGCTGACCTTGGAGTCAACCGATGAAGTCTCCCCTAGGTTGACCAGAAGGATGGCTGTCATCTTAATGAGGTCTTGGGGCTCGGAGGTCAGGGTGTAGTCACCTGATTCAACTGACAGCTTGGATTCGGACTTGGACAGGCTGATTTGCCCCTGAATACCAGGGATTTCGCCTTGGTATTCACTGTTCTGCGCGGTCTCAAGGAACGTCAGGACGGCCTTCGGCAGCAAAGCGTTAGCTAGCTCCGGATAAGCCGTGGCCGCCTTGGACAGCACCTGAAAACCGTCAGGGCCCAGGATGGCAAGCAGGAATGTGTTAGCCTGTTGATTCATTCGTTCCCTAAAGATTGTTAGGTGGTTCTGGAACGATATTGCCGTCTTTGTCGACCCAGACAAGTTTGCCGTCGCGCATAGTGGGTACGGGTCGGCCTTGATCGTGATGTTGCTTTACGGCGGCTGAGGCAGCATCTTTGAAGGCTTGTTCCTCCTTGAGGAGTTCTTCAGACTTCAGGATAGGCGACTTAGGCCGGTTGAATGACGGCATGTTCTCCAGATGGTCGTCTGGAGTAAGGGTGATACGGATTACTTTACGTGGTTTGGTAGGAATCATGATTTCTCCCATACTTCTGAATCATCGCCTGCTGTGTCTGGATCTAATTCCGTTCCCTTTGTTGGTGCATCAAAGTCAGACAGCTCGTTGGCCAGCATGTCTATCTCAGCCTTATCATACACCGGCCCCATGTCTGGAGCCGTTGGTTTGAAAAAGTGACCAATACCCGAGTAGCTTTGTTTTGGCACTGGAAATCCATGTTTCTCCACTAGGTATTTGTCATGCGGCTCAAAGGGGTTAGTAGTTGGTTTAGTGTTATAGTAACTCAAGGTATGCTGAATGTCTTCTTTAGGTATCGTCAAAAACGGCTGCTTGTGCTGAAAAATTAGCTCATGCTCATGTGGGTGTATGTGATCTTGTGTTTCGGACACTTTATGGACGCCAGAATGTAACAGGTCTTCCACTGGCATCCACTTTCTCATCATGACAGAAGCATTGTTTTGACCACGAACGTAACGCTCAGAAAAGCTTTTTGCGATACTCTGCTTGGTCGTCCACGAGCTAAACTGAGCATTGGGAATCTGGACGTCATCCGCTCCTTGATCCAAAGCGGTCTTGATTTTATGTCCGTATTCACCACCGACACCACGATACACTAAAATATGGGGTTTGCCATCGATATGTTTGATTGCAGCTCTTGGATCTTTCAGAAGCGCGGATTGAACGTCCTGAGCATGGAGGGCTATGCCCTTGTGAATGCCTGGGTATACACTTGAGCGCCCCCTATCTCCTCTGAAGCCGGTCAGTGTCACATCATCGTCATTGCCATTGTGATACTTCTGAACAGTTGCAAAATGATCAGCCTTAACTGATTGTTCGTAATCATTCCAGAACTTATGGACTCTTTCCTTGATTAGAGATGGATGGGAATGTAACCTCTCTAACAGCTCTTGGTGTCTCTCTGTCTTGTGCTGATTGTAGGGATATCTATCGAGCACGTAAACAATCTGGGAGATCATCCTAGGGTTGTCGAAATGACTATTCAGATCCTGTCGGTCTGGGTCGATCGATAGCTGATTGGCGATCATGTCAGCAGGCTGAGTTCCTGACAAGGACGACACAGCTTGGGCAATTTGCTCAGAGTTGAGACGCACCCCTAGTTCTGCATTACTTCCAATTTGAGACAAAGCAAATCCCCCAATCGCTGGATGATTGGCCAATTCATGAGCGATTACTTTTTGCTTTTGAGAGTCCTGCACCATACGATGAAGACCAAGCACTATATTTGAGTCCCACATCGGGTTTTGCTTCCACAAAGCGTGGTAGAGTTTAGCTCGATCTTGCGGTCCAACGTTTGCCTCAAGCAGTGCATGTGTCGGAATTCCGTTACCGCTAGCGACCGCCGCATCTAGCGTTCTGTGGAATTCCTCGGGGGTCACAGTGGAAGCTAGATGTGGCGGTAAAAACATAGCTCGCCCTGGAGAACTCATAGCCCACTGTTTGAACTTTTCACCCAGCCTAGGCTTCGTGCTAATATCGGGATCTTTTAGAGACTCACCATCCCCTTGCAAAAAATCCATCACGGTATTGGTGCTTAAGTGCGGCTGAGCCGTGTCAGAAGTGAAGCTGTTCTCGAAAAAGTTTACGAGACCATCTTCAGATGCAAGCCTCATCTCATGGCCGATGTCTCTTTCCAAGTAATTAGAGATCTTCTCGAAACTTGGGAATTTTTCAGCCGCCTCAGAAAATCTACTTAGAGAGATGTCGGCAAAAACCCGTCTCTTCAGGGGGTTGTCGCTATTAAGGACTTTGCTGATTGATGAATGAATCCCCCCTTGATTCCAGATCGCCTCAATTGGTGCTTCTTTTAGAAACTTTTTCAACTGTCCTGCCGACATCGCCTTGATCATCCCATCTGGCGGCGGTGCAGGAACGCCGTATGGATTCTTATTATTCTTGACCTCTGAGAGATACAGATCTTGCTGCCTTTGGACGTCATCAGACAGTGGATTATGTTCATTGAGATCGATCTCGTGCTGCCTCTGCTTCTGTCTCTTCTGTTCAGCCTCATGCTCAGCAAGCTCTTGTTCGTCCATCAGAAACCAAGGCTCGTCATCTTCTGCCTTAACCAAGCTCTCATTAGGCTTGACCCACAGCTTCAGCATCAGACCAATCGAGTTCTTGGCGTTCTTCAGGGTGTCAAACCGTCGCTTGAACGGTTCGACATCGATCCCATACTCTCTCAAGATCTGGAAAACCCTAGTCTCGTCAATCGAGTTCAGCCAGTTCAGGAACTGAGTCTCTTGAACAGCTGATGGTTTAGCTAGATATCGTAACTTAGCCTCAGGAGGAAGGGTGTTAAAACCCTTGGGAGCGTCCGACCGCAAGTAGTACGGGATGAAGGTCTTGGTGTCGCCACCTGGATTGAAGCCATCACCCGCGAACGCCCCACCGTGGTCAATCAGTTTGACGTCTTCGGTCTCTGGGTCAATCAGAATGTTATTTGAGTGACGGTCAGTGTTCCCAAGAACGTAGTCAAGGAATGACCATTGCCACATTTGGCCACTGTCTTGGTAGTCCTTAAAGATATCAATGACGCCCTGTTCGCCAGTTGGCTTCTTTTGTAGGAACGGAATGTTCTTGTAGCCTGTGTCGGCCAGTTCGATTGCGGCGGTCTCGTGGCCGTCCAGGAAGACAACTGTTGCTTTGGCGAACTGGTCACCATCCCCAACTAGTGACGCGATCTCAGAGAACGCCGCTTCGCGCTTGGACTTAGAGACAGGTAGGTCGTTAACCCCAGCAGCTGGTGATTGTTTCGAGACTTCTGGCTTAAGGAGCCATGCTCGTTCGTTTTCGGGATCCAGCGCAATCGCCGCCCCGTTGGAATACTTACCGGCCAAATGGATATCAAACACGAGGTGCTTAGCGTAAGCTTGCTGAATAGCCTCGGCGGTCCCCTTGTCTTTGGCGAACAATGGCTGGACGTCACGTGGAATGACGGAAGCTGAGAATTTAGCGTCCATCAGAACATCCTCCGAAGTTGCTCAATGTCATTAACCGTCTGTTGTGTCCGTGGTAGTCCATATGCAAAAATAGCCGCCCACACCGGATTGTCATCGTACCGCCACAGTGCTTCTCTGTAAAGGTCTTCATCAAACTGAGCGTGAGGCGCTAGGGTCTTAGCTGCACGGAACTCTGGCAAGGAGGAGAAATCCCCCATTGCGATCTTAACCGGGGTGTGGAACCTGTTCAGAATGTGCTGATAGTCTTGAGTGTACTGTTGCTGGTCGAATTTGTGAAGGTTATTGAGTTCGACCCAGTTCATGATCTCGGACTTTCCAAGATAGTTCTCTTGGGTTGGCACGCCTAGATACTTTTCATTATTCTGGGTCTGAGCAGACTCTGGACCATAACCACCCTTAACTGGGGTGTACCCCATTTTAGGGGGAGCGTCACCGTAAGTGTTCTGGTGGTGGTGAGTTAATGGTTCATTGGGATCTAGACCAGATAAATCAGGGTTTTTGTGCTTAGCTTCGGCAGTGAACATGACGACTTTAAGCGGCTGGTGGTCAGTGACCTGCCCTGAGTCACGAAGATGTTGGTGGAACGCTTCGTGGAGCACAGTAGTTGGGGCCTTACCTTGCCACAAAATCTTTTTAATTTTGTCCCACTTTACCCCTTGGACGTGGCCGTTTGTCTGGGAGTAGTCGGACTGAAGCTCGTCAATGTGAGGGATGCCGTCGTCACCCTTAGTGTATCTGACCCAACCTATGCCGTCATCAGCCGCAACTGGGTGAACGCCAGACTTAACGATCTTGTCGTGTAAGTCTTTGTATTCGTGATAGACGCCTTCGGCAAGCATTTGGCGCTTTTGACCTGGCGTCATGTGAAGCCTGAAGACGTCCTGGTTGGGGTGCCCATCTTCGTCTTCTAGGTGGTCGTCATGTCTCTGGTGGGGTCCGTCATAGTATCCGTGAGAGTATTTGTACTGAAGCTTAGGGAGTGAATCGATTCTCTGGCTTAGCTTAGTGACGTCAGTGTTTCCCTTGCCATCGAACACGTGAGCGTGACCTTGGGTCCGAAGGTCGATTCCCAGATCCTTAAGCTGTTTCTCGTTGATTACCCCGTTGTTTTGTTTGGCATGCATTCTAGCCAAACGAAGACGATTGGACCCAATAGTGACACCAATGTGTGAACCGGAATTATCGACGTTTCTTAATCCGTTGATGATTGGATGGAAACCAACTGGGTACATCGCCTTAAGTTTTTCAAATTGTTGATCGTTAGCGACAGGCAGTAGTCGCTCTAGGAGTTTACCTCCGTCGCGATTATAGTAGTCAGGTGGAGATTTCATGGTTGACATATAGTTCTCTATATGTCGCTCATCGATTGGCAGATGTAGAAGATCGTCAGGCTCCCTATCTCCCGTAAACAGCTTTAGTGAATGCTCTTTATCAAACTTCGGGTGGTCAGTCAGCCGGAAAGTATGGGTTGGATTCTCGTCCATCAGGCGATGGATATCTTGGGACTCAAGATGAGGCGACTGGGTAATCTGCCTCAGAATTTCTTCCTGTGCAAACTGATGAGTGGACAGAACCGGATCGTTACGCAACCGATCGTACACTTCCATGGTTTTGTTACGCGAAATTCTTCCCGCCGCTTGAGCCGCAACCCAGTCGTTACGTTGGGTCAGTTTATCCAAGTGTTGAGGCGTAGCATGTTTAGCGGCAGCTAGGAGCCCAGGGTGCTTGTCGACCATGTAGTCTTGGGACTCGGGCGACCACTTGACGTTTCTTGAAATCTCACCATTTAATTCTTCCAAAGCGTACGGTGTGGCATTTTGGGCAAAGAACTGCTTTTGCGCCTCTGGCGAGAAAACGTGCTCAAGACCAGGCGAACTTAAGTCGTTAAAAGCTAACCTAAGCTTCCTTGGTGGTGCAGCGGGATTCAACGCCGCTTGCTTGACCATGTCGCCAACAACTCGATGCACAACCTCTGGATGTTTCTCTGCAAACTCAGCTCTGCCTTCTGAGGTGAGGTTTTGGTTAACAAACAAGTCGTAAGCGTTCTCTGGGGTTAGCTTGTGGGCGGCTTCTATCGGAGCACGCCCTTGGCCTGTCTTGACCAACTTACCGTACAGGTCGTTCATGACCTCCGGGTCTTGAGCAAATGGATGCTCGAATACCTTGGTCACATTGATGGAATTTCGATCAGTTGAACTATTCACGATGTGATCAAACTGATCTTTTGACAGAGCGGGGTTATCAAGGGCGTCCGAGCTGAGGTTGAAGTAGTTTCGAGGGAAGTTATTTATGACAGCCTTGATCAAATGAGCATAAGCGGGGTTCTTGATTAGCTGTGACCTAGCGGTCTTAAACAGCTGCTGCTGATCACTGGACCGATAGTTAGGGTCTATCAGAGCATGAGCTAGCGAGTCGCTAATCTTGTGCGTCTTGATTTTTTCGGCGATTTTACGGGCTTTAGGTGATGGCCAGTCGTTCTCGTTTTGTTCAATGAGATACGCCTCTTCCTCAGGTGTCAGGCTCGGAATGTCACTCATTATTGCACCTTAGCCATCTGGGGCATCTTTGAGATAATGTCAGCTGCACGGTCGTTGACAACCCTACCGTAATGCTTATGGAAGTCCTGGATATACTTTTCTGACTCTGGGGTTAGTCCAGTTTCGATTTGTTTTCTGGCACCGTTCTCGCCCCAACGCCAACCAAGGGCGGAATGTCCAATGTTTCCATTAAATACCGACTTCAGCCGATTCCACTCTTTGCCAGCAACAGTGTTGTACAGATGAGGGTTTGTCTGGAACTCTTTTAGGAACGCCGCCTGAACCTGTGGGTTCTTTTTCAGCTCCAACGGATGCTGTGACAACGGAGCGATGTTCGGGTAGATCTTCCGTAACGTTGGATCGTTGACGAAGTGCTCTAACCCGGTAGATGGCTTCATCCCCAACGGGCCGTAAGCGGTTTCAAACTCGCCGCCAGAATGAGCGGCATGGCCCCACAACTTACCACCAGCGGATTCATTCCCGGCTAATGCGACTAATTCAGGGTGTAACCCCTGCATGGTCCACGAACGCTTTGCTTCAAACTTGCCTGGAACATGAACTGTTTGGGCATCAGCAGACGTAGCCCCAAAGCCCTTAGTCTGGTCCATTTGGATTGGGTCTTTAGGCTGAGCCTGTACTGAACCTGACAAAATGGAGGCGGCTGCTAAACCCATTAGCTGATGCTTGAAAGACTTGCTAAGGGGTTCATTCACTACCACCCATTCTAGTAGCTGTTCAGTGGTCGGGGCAAACGATTTAGCTAGCTGTCCTGGCACGGAAATTGCTGCACGGGTCGAGACTGGCTTGACGGCCTTCATGTACCGACATGCTGCGTCAAAGACGTTATGTGGGAGCTTGTCTTTAGCTAAACTAAGATATTGGTTACGAAAACCATATGAAGCGTACTTCCACGGAACGAGCTTAGGATCGTAAAGTAGAACATGATCAACATCTTCACCCAACCCGCGAACTATCTTGGCAGGAAGTGAAACCTTCTTATCTGGACAGTTAGCCAACGTCTCAAGGGCGTAAGATGACGGACCGTTAAGAAGAACGTGGTCAACGTCGAGCAAACCTTCACAAACAAGCTCAGCTAAAGCGTCGTCACCCATGTCGTGCCAGTCGGTCATTGACGACCGTTGGTGTTCTGGAGCGTTTCTCAAAGCTTCCTTGATGACGTTCAGGTTCTCGCCCTTTTGAACTTGATCAGCTTTTGGATGTTCCCATTCATCTCTTCTTCCCATTGGAAGTCCCGTGTGCTGCTCCAAAGCTCTTACAGCTAAATTTTTAGCCGATGGATGATCGAATGAGTGAAAATTACATCCACCTTTGTGATTAGCTAAGGCATACAGCTCTTTCTTGTTTGGGTGGACAAAACCCTCTATTCCCGCGATGTTCTCATCAGATCCTTTTAATTTAGTGTGAGCTATCATGCGGTTTCCGTATGACTTCACCTCTGTCTCGTACGGACTCTCTGGCTGAGCCAGCTGTTCATCAAGTGAACGACCATCTCCGCGAATAACCGATATTGGGGTTGGCTTAGGTCCGTTGTATTCAGCGTAATGCAAGTGCTTAGGTTCTGTGGCTAATTTAACGGATAGTTCCGGATCTTGAGTAAGTTTCTGCCAAGTTTTGTGAGCGCCAAGAGAGACGTGGGTATCGGACGCCATTCGTCCATGCGTTTTGACCATTTGCTTATACAGCAAGGTTCCGTATCCTTGACCTATAAGGTGGCGAGCTGTGGCCGTTTCACCATGCTGAACAACAGGGTGCTCATCGTTCCATGGGAGCCCTCTGTCTACATTGTATTGAGAAGCAGGGGTAGTGCCCGAAGCCGAACTGGCGAACCTCTCGCCAGCGAGCGGAGTTGGGCTGTTTGTTAATTCATGAAAGGTAGAGACATACCCCGATTGACCGACTGGCTGGTGATAAACATGATGATATATGCGACCGCCACCTAAGTCGGTGTTGGTGTCGTATGTTTCAACTTTATGCTGAGCTTCACTGCCGTAGATTTTATGGGGAGTCATACGTCGAGCAGTGTCTTCGCTAGTCAAGCCCACTTTCTTGAGATCTTCACCCTTAAGGACGTACTCGTATGGAGCGAACCGAGAATCAAAGTCGCCTGGCTGCTTGTCGCCGACCGTAGATGCTTCGGGTTTGTAGTCCATTCCGTGCTTTTGAGACAAATGTTGGTGAACAGCGGACGCAGCAGTTGAATGCTCGTCTCCCTTAACTCGGCCAATACCCAGATGCTTAGCATGAACAAGAAGCGCTTCGTAAGCGAGCTTGCCTAGCCCCTTGCCTCTGTGTGGGTTATCCACAGACGAGAACCGTACCCTAGCTACAGACGGTTTGAAATGGAGCATTCCAGAAACCATTCCGGCTTCCTTAGCTTTGTGCCAAATCTTGGCTCCAATACCGTGCTCTCCTGGATCGCCAAAGTCGCGGGTTTCGACAGTCATCCGATAACCGTCTTTGACCAGCTCAGGGGGCAACATATGCGTGTACGAGTGAACTGGACCCCAATGGGTTGAAGTCAGCTTCTTGCCCTTAGGGATATCCGACAGGGATTTAGATAGGTCTTCAGCTGGAGCTTCGTTATCTTCCCAGTTTTCCTCGTCAAAGGATTCAGGTTGAATGTCAATCCCAGTCTTGGTGACGGTTTCAAGCTTGTACTGAGACGCATCGCTCAGATGTAACGCCTTCATTTGGGCGATTTTGTTGATTGCGTCACGACGTTGGTTGTTTGAGCCATCGTCATTGGTCGCTTGATCAGAGGAATCATAGGTTTCGACGTGCAGCCCCATGTTGCGAAGGAGTTGCTTAGTATGCTCAGACGCCGTATGTGGAACGACAGCACCCTTGAACTCATGAAGACCGACCGCTCGCTGAGGCTTAGCTTCAAAATACTCGGTTGGTAGGTTACGCAGACGATGAGCGAATTCTGCGATCTTGGCGACTTGGTGAGGCTGGAGGTCCAGGCCAGACTCTTTAAGTTCGCGGCTTAAATACTTACCCTTTTTGTAAGACTCGCCCATCGCTTCCAAGACTGGAGACGAAGACAGGTCATTAGCGCTCAGGAAGTCTGTGAACTCATTGTCTAGTTGCTCGCACTGAGCCTTGAAGCTCTTGTTGTCAATTACCTTGTGACGATCCTTTTGGATGTCCTCGACCGAACGGAATTTCTTGGCCCCAATAGCTCTGGTAGATCCAAGGCCGTAGTTAAAGTTCTCGCCGCCACGCACTGGCTTCTTTGTGACTTCTTTAACGATATTGGACAGCGTATATGGAAGCTTACGATCCCTAGGGCCGTTGATGGTATCAACACGCTTAGGTATGTAGCGGTCACCAACCAGTTCCTTTTCTTTCGAGGCTTTCCAGTGGTCGAAGTCTTCTTTATGGGGCTCGATTAGCTTAGACACCTGTTCATTGTAGTGGTCAGGATCGTGTTCTGTTTCGCCAACCTTGTTCGCCTGAGTTACAATGCGATCCATTGCGCCATAGTTTAATTGACCATTATCAAAAAGATAATCGTACTCTGGCGCTCTTACCAATCTCTGAACGACTTCTTCATCTAGGTCAGTGCGGTTCCCAGCAAAATTGTGACTCTCGATAGCTTTTTTAACGGCATCTGACAAAGTTTTGTGCTCTGGTGAGCCAAACACTATGTTCCGGCTCAAAGCTGGGGTGCCGCGAAGCTGTTGAACATGAGGTGATACTACCCATTCATGTCTGTCGATCTTTTTGGGTCTGGTCTGAGTAGGGACTGCAATGCCCTTCTCTTTAAGAAAAAGAGACGAGAGGACTTTGTTAGGTGTATCGCCCACGTACCTAGGGTCCGTTAACTTGCCACTTGCTAACAGGTCAGTCTCTATACCCTGATCGGCACCGTTCTTGTCTACAAGCTTAGCGTGCTCTCTTAGGTCTCTTGCGAAGTTAGTCCACTTTTTCTCGTTGAGCGCGAACTTAGCCCGTGGATGTCTAGGCGAGTAAACATCTGCGTCAAATACGGGCACACCCTGTTTAGGGTCAACCAAGGTGTGGTCGCCAACCAGAGTAATCTCACCAAACGAAGACAAGGGGTGGTCTTTGTGAGCAATCGCAATCGATGGGGCGGCCAACCCACCAAGCTCGTGAGCATGATGAAGCCCAGCTTCGCTTAGGTTGTGGGTAACTATTAAGTTCTTCTCTGGTTCAGGCTTTGCTTTAGCCTTGACTGGTTTTGGGCCAGTTGGCTTAGCGGACAACCCAGCAACGAGCTGTGCATCTTCGGTCTTAATCAAGTCCAGGTATTCGATTGGCATCAACTGGAGCAGAACGTTGTGACCTTCTGGAATATGAAGGTTGTTGGCGATCTTAGCTGGAAGCCCATGCTTGATGTCAACGAACTTCAACGAGTCTTCAACGAACTCATCGTCCGGGTCGTTCTTGCATGATGGAACGTAGTCAGCTGGAGCTTTAACCTTGAACACATGGACAATCATCTCGCCAGACTTGATGTGCTTACAGCCAATGTACTGGCAGTCCTCTTCAGTCAGGTCGAGGTCACCCTCTTCTTTAGCTTCACGAATAGCGGCTTCAGTTGGGGACTCATCACCTTCCATAGAGCCGGCTATGGTCGTCCAGGAAGAGTTATCCTTGCGACGCCCCCACAACATAGCGCCGTCAGGGTTAAAGACGCCGAGGCAGACGACTTGTTTTGGTTGTGAGTTTTTCATATAATATTATTAAATGGTACTCATTGACCATTTTGTTCCGAACATCATTTTCAGCTTACCACGGATAGCGTCCAATCGCTTCTCAAGTTCAGCGATCTTCAACTGGAACCGCTGTGGGCCAGGATTTGATTGAGACTGTGACATCCCATCAATGCCCAACGAGTAGGAGCTGACTTGATACATGGCAGCAAGAGCGTTGCAGATGTCGATAGCGGCTTTACAGCCAATTGCTTGATTGACGACACGTGGAACCATACCGCCCGGAAACCCAGCGGTGTAGGTAACTTTCCATGACTGGGGAGTGAACGGTTGGCGACGAATAATATCAATCAGAAGAGCACCAGTAGATGACGACGAATTCAAACCAGCCGAATAGACACTTGGACCAGAAGCCCAAATGTTAATCTGTCCACGAGAGTACATCCCGTCCTGAAGCCATTCTTTTGGTACTATCCATCCAACATCATTTCCATTGGGGGTTAATGCGACTTGTTCAACAGATAGAATCGGTTTATGTTGAAGCCGGAAATAGCCAAACTGAAGCATGTGGTTTTGATCATATGGCATCCGCTCAGATCTCTGAACAGGAAAGATGTCGATACCAAAATCAAGCTCAAGCGCAGCGATAGCATCCAAAATGTGCTCTTGGACAGTTTCATCGGTCATTCGATCAAACTGACCAGTTACCCGATTCTTAAGCGGGGCAACCAGGTCAATCCCAAGAAGGTACATCTGCTTGAGCTTTTCGACACTGATGACCGGCTGGACTCGGCTCCACTCCTGGCCATCGATTGCATTTTCTGGGAAGACGCCATTGGGGTTTGGGCGGCTGTTGTTGCTGTAATCTGCCATGTGAACCTCTTAGCAAAATGTCTGGGACAAGGACGTAAACGAGATAGCTTGCTGAACGTTACCTCGGGTGACTTTCCCCGCTTCGTTCAGTGCCAACTGGAGCGTAAACGTCCCCTTCAATAAATCAGTAGCCAACAGCGTGATCTTCCAGATAGAGGCATCCTGGACGAACGGCTGGCTAGCCCATCGAATCACCGTTTTGGCGTCATCGATTGATTGCAGGGTGGTTTGCAGGGTAGCGCCAGCTAACGGCATATACCGGCGAAACGCTGGAGAGAAGCCTTTGTTGGGTAAATCTTGAGATTTGTCAACCAGTTGGATAAACAGGTCAACCGAGTCGCCCTCAGTGGCTTCTGCTGTTTGGGTATATTCAAAGGAATTGACGTTCGCAACGTCTGTCAGGATTCTAGCGCCTAAAAACATCTTTGGACCTCAATTTGAGGTTAAAGATTGTCCGTTTGGACGGGGGCCAGATACTCAGAGCCATATGGAGACGGAGCATAGGTCAGGAATGCCTTGGTTGGGGTGATGGTATCTACCGTCCAGACGCCATTAACCTGAGATCCAGTGGTCTCAAACACGAACTCGACAGCCAGGCCGGTAGCTTCAATCTCAAGACGCTCTGGGGAGTCGTACTGGATTGCAGCTTTCAGGGTCACACGACCGTCACGGGCGGACTCTTCGTCAAAACTCAAGACGCCGACAGCGGTTTTCTGGTCAACCCCAAACAGTGGAAGTGTCGGGGTTTCAATCGACGCATTGTCAGACAGATTGAAAAAGGGGTGAGAAATAAGCGCTTGGACATTAAATGGAGCTTCTGTGCCAAAAAACTTAACGTCTGTATCTTTGAAATCTTGAACGATATCCATTACTTAACTCCTGTTTCAGGTTCAGATTGTGGTAGCAAATCCTGGGATTCAACCCGAACGTTAGAATTCACAATAGCCTTAGCTTCGGCCCGAGAGTAGTATCTGCCGTCTTGGTCTACAAAGCCGCCGTCTTTGTCTGCTAAGTTCTCCAGATCGGAAGTTCCGTTAGGGAGAAGGTTGGCGTCATGAAATGTGCCGGTTGAGATAATGCGGCCATCCTTCATGAGAAATGCGGCTTTCCAAGTCTTTGGGTTGATCATTCGTTTTCCTTCAGCCATTCGGCTTCGAGTTCGGCATCCACCTTTGGTGATGGTATCTCAAGTTCTATGATGTCGTCAACCTCTTTGGAAAGCTTCTTAAGTAGGGCTTTATCCTTGGGATGTTTGCTGGTTTTGAGGGGTTTCATTTGGTCAGCCAGGGAGGCTAAAGCTTCCTTGACGGTCATCTTCTTAGCGAGCACTTGAGCGAACCTGTTCATACTTATTACTAGCCTGATATGCCCTGAACTTCAAAGTCTGACAGGTCCAGATGATCGTAGGATCGACCATCAACACCTGTGGCATTTACAAGCTGCTTCCGACCGATCTTAACTTGGCAGTTCCGGCATTGAACGTAGTCACCCCAGATGTTGGCCGTCATGGTGCCCTTGGCATCTGGAGCAAGGTTCGGGTAGCATGCGTGCGTAACACGTCCAGTAGACAGGTGTCCTTGAAAGAGATCTAAAAGATCTTGTGGAGTTGCCTTACTCATACCTGTCCCCCAAGAAGCATTCGTCTACGAAATTGTAGATCTTTTTCTTAAAGGTATCCAAACTGCCGTAGTTGCCGATTACTCTATCAAACCAGTATTCTGAACAGCGGTCCAGAGACTTCTCTGACTCATGCTCGTTCAATGGGGGATCCTCATACCCTAAGATAAGAGCCGTTGTTGCTCCAGCTGCATTGAGGGCTAGAAGCTCGTTAGGAAATCGAACGTCAGTGATCACAACTAAACTGGCGCTGGTTGTCAGAAGGTGTTGAGCCCTTGCAAGACCAGCATTTACCCAAATGTCTTTATCCACCTTGTCACGCAGGAGGTCTGTTCCGACAAACTGGAGCACTTGGCGTGCTGTCCACTGTGGGGTAATTTGACGTACAGCGTCCAGAATGTTCTGGTAGTAATCGTGGTGGGGGTAACCTAGAGAAGCAAGGAAGTGTTCGATCTTCCGAACCGCTGTGGTCTTTGCTGCCTCACCCCAAAGGTCTCCAAGAACATGGCTGTCTCTAAGAGAGCTTGGTCCACGCAATACACTCGCAGGAATCCCAAATACGTCAGAACATAGTTCCTTCAAAGAATCGGCAAACGCTACTTCCTTAACCTCGTTCCCCAGGTGAACACGGACACATTCAGCAGCTGTATTCTTGCCTACACCCTTACGTCCTGCGAATGCGATAATTGGGTATTTCACAGTCCCATCCTTAATCCGGTTTTGTTGTCTGACTTGCGGCCTGTCTCACCATGCCAGAACTTACGGTATTGCACAAACGGATAATCGAACTGAGATCGCCGGTAATCTCTCAGGGTGGTGACTTTAGCACAATGAGCAAACGGCGACCAATGTCCAGAAGCTATTAAACGGTCGTGAAGCTCGATATCCTTGGCGATATCTCGAACACCATCATGGGTCATGTATGAAACCCTGGCGATTCTTCCGGTAGCGATTTTTAGCAGGGTGTCAATTGGTAACGACTGGCGTTCTTCGTCTGTTACCATCGGAATGTGCCAATCGCCTTGTCTAACTTTCCGGGGTACACTGGCTTCACACTGCTCCTTCATCATATCGGCAATTTTCTTGATCTCTGGCTGGGCGTCTGGATGACAACGGAGCTTGAAGAAGTTGTCCCATTCTGTGGCTGAACAAATTACCGTGTGGTACATGTAGGTTTCAAGCCCGCGACCTGCCAGCTGTTTGTGGAGTCCCATATCCAAAAGAGTCTTAGCTTGCTTGACAGCGGCGTCACGGCCTTCTAGCCATTGGCTTCTTAACGCTTCATGTTGTTCAGCGGGCAACTCCTCTGAGGCTGACATTCCAGGCTGGTTCTTACCCCAAAAGAACGGAATGAATGGATCGTCCATCACCTGTTGAATCATCTTGGCGGTAGGCTGAGCACGGGTGCTAGCTGAATTACGAACTACGGCTGAGTGTGTATTAAACTCTGCAAGGACAATACGGGGGAAGGTGACCTGGAAGGTAGTTAGGCGGACGGTGACGGGTGCAGACCACTCTGGAACCACTAAGTACGCCGAATCTAGGAGAATTTTGCAGTCGTAACTCATTAGTAAGCGTCCTCTTCTCTGTGGTGGTCAACTGGAGCAAAGACCTTGGTAGCCATGTACTCTTTCACTTCTTGGTAGGTGAATGGGCGGTAATCCTCTGGAAGGTGACCAGGAATACCACGCTTGCGCTCCTGGAGCTTGGCCATCATGTCGACACCTACGTCCAGCTGACGTAATCCAGGATTTTCCGGGTAAGAACCGTGACTGTGACCAAACAGATCCCAAGCCCCGTGATGCATACCCTCCCAAGATCCAATAGGGAAGTGGCATAAAACCAAATGCTGAACACCCTTGGTTCTAGTCGCATCAGGATCCTGAAGTCGAAGGTTGTAGATACCCTTTTCAATGTGCTCAAAATAGTCCTTGGCCCAAGTGTCACAACGCTTGCGGATTTCGTAGTCGTGATTGCCCAAGATGATGGTCTTTCGTCCATTTAGCTTCTTCAAGATATCTTGGATCTTTGTGGCTGAGCCAAACGAGAAGTCACCAGCGATGTAGATTTGGTCATCTACCTTGACGGTTTGGTTCCAGTTGTAAATGAGAGCTTCGTTCATCTCTTCGCGGGAAGCGAATGGGCGGGAACAAAACTCTATAATTCGGGAATGCCAGAAGTGCAAATCGCTTGTAAAGTAGACAGCCATGCGACACGTTACTACTGATTTTTAACGCACGCAATGGCTTTTTCAGTCACGTAGCAACTAGTGTTGCGGTCACTGATTCGGTAAACAGACAGCTCGCCACTCAGGCTCCAAGAGCGGGTGCTTGGCTCATCAGAAGTGGCTGAAGCTGAGGGCGTGAAATAGGCAAAAGCCAGCCCTGTGACCATAAACCCAAGAGCGAACCAAATCCATTCCGGAACAGCGTAGAGGTATTTCATTGGGTGATTCCCGATGCGGCGGCGATAGCCCCGATGATAACCGATTCTGGGGAAATATATTTCGTCGAGTCGTCCTGGTTACGATACTGAGCTGTCTCTTTTGCTGCATTGAATGCTCCGGCGTCCTCGGGAGAATTCAGCATAGTATCAATAAAAAACACAAACCCAGACGAGGCATCTACCGTGGGGGTGGGCTTGGCTAACACTTTGAACCCCCTGATATCGTACTTCTGAATCAAGCTATCCAGTAATTCCGCCACTGCCTGAACCCCATGGATGTAGACCGGCGTTGGATCGGTCAGTTGCGCCGCTACGGATTCGCGCACCACAACCTTGAGCGGTTCGCCAAAAGTATACGGCATCGCCGAGCTAGATGACACGTTGGGGAACGGAACTTTCATTGCCGCCTGGATCATTGCGGTTACGTTCACCACTTTCGGTCTATCCTTGATGTTAGACCGACGAACCTTTTCTTTTGTAATCAGCTCATTAACGAATCCATGGGGCAGTTTCAGCTCACCCCACACCCACAGGTCATCCAAAGCCTGCTCCGGTAGCTTAGCCATCAAGCGCTTGTCTAGGCCAGCAATCATTGAGGCAATGTCAGCTTTTGTGTCTGCTGCTAGAAGATGGCTGAATTCGTGATTGATCTGATTCCTCCAATAAAATTTCTCCACCAATGTTAGCGACGTCTTCTCTGTGTCTAAGTCTTGATTTTCGTTGCTCATTTCCCAAACCCTACCTTTCCATCGTTTTCGTAGCTAGCCGACGTTGGCGTTTTGTTCATCCCACGCAATCGAGCAATAGTAGCATCAATTGTATTACCAAGACACCAAACATTTACAATTAGTTCACGAAGGTGAGCGATTGACAGCCCGTCAGTGTCCTTGACCAGCTTATCCAAGCTGATACCATCTTCTTTCAGGGTATTTCCAAGCTTGGTCTCTAAGTAGATTCGCCGAGCAGCGGCAGACGGCATCCCAATCAGTTCCACCCGGTCAAAGCGAGACGGACGGTTGGTGATGCGCTTCTCTAGGTCTTCAGGGAAGTTGGTTGTCGCAATAAAGACAACGTGAGAGATTTGAGATTCACCGTCCAGGACAGATAGAACCTCTGACTCACCGTACCGCTTAATAATGGAGTCAATATCCTCCCAAATGATTACAACCGGGCGAGTCGGCTCAACTTCACGGAACCTTTTAAGGCAAGCAGACAGAATGTTGGGGTGCTCTGCCAACATCACCAATCCACCCATAGCAATCATGCGCTTCATGATATGGGAAAGCGTTGAACTTTTGCCCGATCCGTGAGGGCCGTGCAAAAGGTAGCCGCGTTTTTGTGAGAACCCAAATTCCTTGAACTTCTCGCTTAACGTCCAGAACTTGCTGATTTCAGCAATGACTGATTCAGACACCGAGTCAGGGAATTCGATCAGCTTGTCGGTAACTACCCGGCACGGAACAAACACGGTGTGACCTTCAGGGGTTATCACTGGTCGATACACCCCGGACGGCAGTTGACTGATAGTAGAGGTGGTTGGAAGGTAACCACCACTGAACGTGCTATACTGAACCAGCGCTGACGGAACTAACTCTTCCTCTTCGGCAGCGTTGTGACCGCCTTCAAGGGGTTGGGTTCCCTCTTTTTTCTGAGGGAAGAGTTCGTCCATGAAATCATCAAGGGTGCCACTCATCGCTTGCCTTTGTTTTTCTTGTTGCCGCCAAACTTAGCAACCAAGCGATCGGTGAAGGTCTCTGGTGTTTGCTCGGGCTTTGAAGGGAGCAGATCGACCTCAAAGGAGGCTAGTTCTTCTTCCTCTTCTGGGGGCGGTGGAGCTACAACAGGAGCTGCGTCTGTGACATCAAACAAAACAGGCACACTGGGCTGTTCAATGTAGCTGACTTCTTCAGGGGTCAACTCACTTTGTTCTGTTGCAGTTAAGAGCAGGTCAGATCGTGGATCCTGTGCGTGCTCCAGAGCCAATTCGACGTTTGCTACCCAGCCCGCTTCTTCAAACTGAGCATACTCCATCAAAGAAATGGTTGTATAGTCCGCTGGGTGAGCAGCTGAGCTTTGTGGCAAGATAGGTAAAACCTGAGCAGTCAGAACTGCACGAAGCAGGGATGCATCTGCAAGCTTTGACTTTAGATATTGAACATAGGTATACAGCCGAGTCACAGCCTCTGAGCCCTTGGGTGGACCAACTGGACTGTATTTAGCGAACTCGTCACGGAAGTTAACATCCAGATTCATGGACGTTGCCAACTCTTCCTCCGTCATCCCGAGGTCTTTAACGAGTTCGGTCAGGTAATACCCAGCGGAGGCGTAGTTAAAGTCAGTCATCAGTTCCGTTCCTTCTGTTTCTTGGTCTGCTCATCGAGCGATTTGACCAGCTTAAGCCCAAAGTTAGTTGCCCGTACTGATGTTGTAGTAGCTCTAGTGAGCCGTTCATCGAGTTCAGCCTGGAAGCGTTTAGATGCCAGATACGACTGATATGCTGAATTCAGTAACCAACCGGCAGCCATCCCCGTCGATGCAATAAAAAAGCCAAGTAATTCCAACATGTTAGCTCCAACTGTCTTCTGACCCTAGGTTTTCATCCTCGATGTCCCGAATGCACTCTTCCAAACAGTTTTGGAAACGATCATTGGCGTCTTGGATTGTTTCATTCGTGGCGGCAAAAGATCCGTACATCTCCTTAACCGCAATCAAGTAATCCAGAACCTTCTCCTTGAACTCATCTTTTTTCTTGCCCATGCTCAACCTCCTATTTGATCGTAACAAACTGAGAACAAAATGTCGAACTTATTCGTAACCCGACAATAATGTCCCTTTACACGCTTCGTAAGCTGTGATAACGTGCCCGCTAGGAGCCAAACATGTACCGAACAAAATTTGTAGCCAGAAGACCGCGTCGTCCCATTAAAGTCAGGCTGTCTGTGCGTTTCAACCTACTTATCCTCCTATTTTTGGGGGCTGGGATCTTGACTGTCGATCTTTTAAGTTAAATCGCATTCTTTTTTAAGCTGATTCACTACCCGTCTTGTCGCCTCAACCAACTTATCGGGCGTAACCACTTCAATACCCAAATTTGCAGCTTCTTCCCAATACGGGTCATTTCGAGAATATTCCCTCTCAACTAAAATGACTTCAGAGCACGAACCGCTCTCAAAGACGTCAATCACCGTTTCCGGTTTGTCGTCTATAAGCAGGTCGAACTTCACCAAGTGTTTTTGAGCGGTGTAGACCGTGTTCCGCTTGTTGTGGCCAAAATGGTTGTCTAGCCAGGTGTCGCGCCCTGACGTCCAGTACGGTACAGACATTGGTGATGTGATGACCAGAATATGACAATCAAACAACGATTGATACAGCGGCTGAGCCCACTCATAGGGGAGAAGTGGTTGTGGTAAGGTTGGAAACCCCAAAGTGAACTGTTCGTTAGCCCACAATGCCTTGGCTATCTCTAGCTGTTTTGGGGTCATCTGCTTAACAAAGTCCCACCCTGAAGCCGTTGGAGTGCCCATCGGCTCACCATGAGCCTGAAGTTCGCGCAATGTCTCTTCGTAAAACGGAAACAGTACGCCGTCTACGTCAAGGCCGACAATCAGCTTATCGTTTTTCATTGCACGTGCCATTTTTGCGACAATGCCTCCAGCTCCATACGAGCGTTGGCGTCTTTCTGAAGCTGAATTAGAGCATCTGATTGAGCCAGATGGGTCTCGACCAACGCATTGACTACCCGCTCTAGCGAGGATACTCGTTCGTTGGTTAACCGAATCATTTCCCGCAAAGCCTCAAAAATCTTCAGTTCATCTTCACTCATAGTCACATTTTGCCAGCTGGCAAAACATTCGTCAAACGATTTAGAAGCTTGGATGATTCAACAAACAGATATTGAGTGTGGGTCATTTGCGCTGTATGTATGTAAATATGAAACAAGAATGTACTAAAATGAACTTGACGGGTGAAGATTTTCACGGCATGCTGTCTAAATGAAAGACGTATGGGTTGTAACAGCACTAGATTCTGAATTTCAATGGACCGTGATTGGGGTGTACGCTACCGAGGCGCTTGCTATAGAGGCGGAAGAGCTGTGTCGACGCTGCGCTGTCGCGAGCAAGTACGGAGCATTTAGTGAGGCTGAGAGAAGTAGGGTCCGAGTGGAAGAAGACACAAAAGACTTGCAGCTCATGACTCTTGAGATAGAGGAGTCAGACAATGAAGACTCAAGCGAGGTGTTCGGTCACGGACACGGTGTCGTTAGTCTTCTTCCCTCGACTGAAAAATCGAACTAACTCCACATGTCTCTTGGTGTCATCGTTCACTTTGATGAATTGGCTTAGGCTCCGTTGTTAGCGCCGCAACCTGCGGCGCTCTTTAGATAACCTAATTATCGGTGTTTGCCAATGGATGTTGCGCACACATCCACTTATTTCTCAGAAAGAGAGCTAGAGCGAGGTCGCTTAGCCCCAGGTGGGGCGTTCTGTCTACATTATCGTAATGTGGGGTGTTTGTGTATACAAAAAAAGACGCAGCATCAAACAAAATCAGCAAGGATGCCTGGCGAGTTGTCTGGCCCCATCCCGATGAGATAGGTCTTACCTTTGAAACCTAGCTCCAGACGAACTGTTCCGTTTGGCTGCTGAACGATCTTCCAGCCGGTCTGAGAGGTGAATCCAACAATTTCAGGAGGGAACCTGTCGGCAGCGGAGTCGTGGAAGGCGTACTCTACGCTCTTTACGTTTCCGCCAGCTGAAGACGCTTGTCGATCGGTGTCGATAGATAGGTCCAGCACCAATTCAGTGCCCTCTGTTTGAAGACTCCACTTGTTACCACTTGCGATTTCGCTCATTTCTTAATCCTTTCCTTCAGCCATGAGATGGAAGCCTCGAACTCTTTGTCAGTCATATCGGACATATCGGACATTTCCTTACCCCAGGAGTCGTCAAAGTTACCCCGCTCAAAGGCATCCCTTGCGACCTCCATCAAAGCAGCCAGCTCCAGATCGGTTAGCTGTTCGCCGTCTTCATACTTTTCATTGATGATTTTGAACTGTTCTTTGGTCATTCATTTTCCAGTTTTGTGCTCATCCCAGCAACAATCGTAATTCGTGGGTCTCCAATGTGGGTGGCCAAACGGTGCTCCAGACATTGAGCGGCGGTCAGGTACAAGTCAGAGTGCTTGTTGTCGTGAAGCCGGTCTGCCCAATACCCAGTTGGCTGACCACACGCTGTATCAAGAACTTCAAGCATTCTTGAGTCAAGATATTTGATATGGGCAGCATCGTTGACTAGATCGGGCATTTTCCCCCACCCTCCAGAGCTGACATGGTGAATCATAATCTGAGCGTCACGGTTAGCGAATCTAATGTGACCAGCTGCAAACAATAGGGCACCGGCTGACATCGCCTTGGACCGGGCGACAGTGATAACTTCAAGTCCGCATTCCGCTGCATGACGGATGGCGTCTACCATACGAAAGCAGGCGTAGACGTCGCCTCCAAAACTATCGACGGTTACAACCAGGAACTGTTGCTTGGCTCGAATCGCCTGCCCAACCCCAAGTTCAAAATCCCGAGCTGATTGCTGGTCAAACTCATTGACTTCTATGGTAACTGGTTCATAGATCAGAAGGTCTTTCAAACAGAGTGGTTTGAAATCTGGTGAGGTTAGGATTTTGTAGGAGAGCGAATCCGACACGTGAGTTGTTACACTCCCTTGCTTCGGAGGCTCTGGCGGATGATTTGATTGAGGGGGTTGAACTGGTGTACTCATGTATATCTCCAGCTTAAATCCTAAGTGAAGAAAATGACTGATGCAAGCTATTTTGCGAACGGGTCGATTCCGATACCCAGCCAACCAAGAAAGAAGATTCCTGTACAGGTAAGGATGGTGATGACTACGCACTCAAAAAATGACAGTTCATGGTCGATTTTCATTTGGACCTTTCCTTCTGAAGCTGTTCTTCGTAGTTGAACTTTAACCATGCACTGCAAAGTTTTCCTTCAAGGAAGGAACTGGCTCGTCTGAAATCCGGCAAATAGTGCCAAACAGTGGAACCTCCGACTAATCGCTCAGTGCGATATTCAACAGTGGAGCCGTAACCCACCACCAAGACCAATCGATGTGATGGGTCAACTTGAGTGTCATGAACACCAGGAAAAGAAGAAACAAGCAGAACTCTGTCATTTGTTTACTCATAGTAGTTTTCTAAAAAATCAATAACTGAATAACCTACACGCATGCGTGTTTCACGAAGCAGCTTGCCAATTTTCTTAAGAATTTTAGCCTTATCTCGATTTTCAACCGAAGTCAACTCAAGTTGGTTGCCTGGGTTAGGAAGGCAGTAGTCTTTGCCGTACAGAACTCCCTCTGGACCGGCTTGGTTGAGCTTTGAGTAGTTGACGGCAACCTGATTGATGTTGAAATCTGTCTGATTAAGCAGATCATCCATCGAACGAACCGCTTGGTAAAACGCTGACTTTGAAATCTCCCAAATGTCCATCGAAGGGCCGAATTCGGTGGATACTGTGACATTGTTGGGGTTCGACCGAACAACGGGTGGAAGGAGATGTTTAAGGACGCGAACGTGGTTGACGTCCATACCTACGCCACCGAACACGCTTTTAACTAACGCCAGAGATGGCGCTAAGTTCAGGGGACGCACATAACGCATACGCTCAGCTAAAGATGTTGGAGCTTTTAGACTCTCTGTGTCGTCAATCACAATATCGAGGTCTTTAACCATACCCAATAGAGGGTTGGGGTAATCGGAATTGCGTTTGAGCACGGTGTAGAGGGGCCAGTTACTGGCAACTCGACAGGCTCCCCCGTAAATGTACACCTTGCCTGGAAAATCCCGTTCCAGTGCGTCCAGCACTTCGGTTTGCTCTGGAAGTTCTTTCAGAAGATCTGAAAGAGTGGACTTTAGGTAGTCTGGGTTGTTGGGGTTAGTCATCGTTGTCTATTCCGTTTAGAGTCCGGTAAGCCAGCATCTCAGCTTCCATTTCTAGCTCTCGCACTCTGGCAATCAACCTAGGGATAGCTTCGCGGGCTGCAACGATGAAATTGGCGTCGTTAGATACACGGGGTGTCACTAGCGACTCCTGCCTGGACAGAGCGAAGTTCAACTCGCCGACCCACACATTGTTTCTACCCCAAATGCTTACCCCAGTAGATTCCCACGGCCCGGGTGTCGCCGCATTCGTGAGCGCTTCGAGTTCGTCGAGTTCGTCCTTAGTCATTACCGCACTCATTTTGGCACCTTCGGTGTTTCGATTCGCATCCACGCCTCGATCTGGTCAAAGCGAACGTCGTTGTTGCCAAATGATAAAGCTTTGATTCTGATGTCATCAGAGTCAAGCTGGTATATGAAGGGCTTACGATCGTACAACGGTGCCCCTTTTGCGGGGTAAACCCAGTACCAGCCGGCTTTCTTTGGCGGTATTGTTGTCCACTGACCGCCCGGTTGTTTGTCAGGAAGGGCAGCGGTCTCCGTACACTTCTCAGCGAGAGTCAGGGCTCGGTTGGCCAGTTGTCTTTCTACGTCGTAGTGTTTCCAGTACAGCAGGTCCAGCAACGACGCAGCCTCTTGGAGCACTTCATTTTTCTCTTTGATACTCATTTCTCAAGTTTCCTTTTCATCCTACGAAGAACTTTTAACGCTTTCTCTAGCTCGTCACTAAATGCGTAGTTTTCCAGATAGACATTACTTTTTCGATCGATGGCGCCACGCTGCCACGGCGGTCTTGCATCTACTTGCTTTTTAACTTCACGTATAAAGCTCCAGAACTTCTCCTGTTCTGTCATTTGTTTACTCATTTTCAGATGTCATATCCCAAGAGATTTCCCAGGCTGGACCAGTGGTTCTGGTACTTGGACCGCGATCCATTTCGACCTCGTACCCTAGTCCTTTAATATGAAGAAGGACAGGGGCCGATAATCCCGACTTGGAGATAGAGAACTTGCCGTCAGCGGCGGCTTCCTGAATCAGCATCTTGAGCAACTCAACATCCCTTTCGTCTGAGTAAGAAAGCCGTTCAGAGGCAGCTTTTGCGGTCAGGAAGGACTGGTATGCTTCATTTACTTTGAGTTCACTCATTGTTTTACCTGTAGGCAGCTGATGCCGCCACCGTACGAGTACGAGTGGTAACAAACGACATTGCGCTCAAGGTCGTCAATGCGCTGGACATCTCTTGCGATTGTTGTTCCTGGTCTCGTGGGCTGTGCGGTTGCCTCGGATAACAAGATGACTGGACCCAGCACGGCACCAACCAACATGATACCTAGTCCGAGCCTTAGACCAATTGCCTGAAGTGTTTGTTTTGACATTACCACACTACCTTTGCTTGGGGTTGGAGGATGACCTTTGTGTTCACTGTATCGGTGTAGTATTTTACTGTGCCGTCAGCTTGAAAAGCTATGTACGAATCCCCGCTGATCTTCATAAGCAAATCCGAACCTGTTTCAGAAAACAAGAAAGTGTCTCCTGGTTCGAGACTAGAGAACATCGGCCTGTCATACCACAACAACTGTATTTGCGGCTTGGGAATGACGAAATAGTCATGGTCATCAACCCCCTTGGTGGCACCAAAGGATGGTAGCGTTACCCACTCGGAAGGCCCCGTCTTTGCTCGCAGAGTGTCTGGAGAAATAGTGAACACGAAGGCGTCTCCAACACTAATGTCTCTGAGAAGACATGATGGGGACTGTTCAGGTCGTTTGATTTTCATGAGGGAGGAATATCAGAGGTAAGATTTAATGTCAAGAGGACGTTTTCGTATCAGCCTTCATCTGTGACATCAATAGTGCCTACAAACAGGGTGACTTTAGGATCGTCTTCGTCTTCAAGGTCAATGTTGCTGCCCGTTATCAAGTCGACCGCCCATCCGTCAGAGTCGATCAGGTAAATCTTCCCTTGGTTCATGATGTAGGTTCCTGGTGGTAGTTTGCCGACCGAGTAGGTTGGTTGGGGTTTAGGCGCGACGGTCACAAGAGAATCCCTAGAGAAGTCCTTGATCTCTCCAGCTGTCAGTTCGACAGCTGTGGGGGGCATCCCAATTCAGTTTTACAAATTCCAGATTATCAACTACGAATTTATCTCCAGCGGACAGATCACGGAAACGTACTTCAAAGGATGGTTTGTGGGTGATTTTGACATTAGATTTCATCTGTGACCTCAATAGTGCCGGTGAAACGCTTAACAAGAAACTCTTGTGGAGCAAAGGTGGTGCCGTCATCCAGTCGGAACAGCCCGCCAGTTCTATCGACAACACAAAAGATGCCACCGAAGGTAACAAAAGTCCCGCCAGGAAGGCTCCTTGGTGGAACTTCTTTTGGGGGAGGGGTGTTGGATATGGGTAAAACTTCGGCATCGCAATTGAATGACTCAATACACCCAGTGGTCAAATTCACTGCCTGTATCTTGACCGGAAAAGCAATGTTGGGTGCAAGTTTGACGAACTGATCGTCCTGGGGCGGATCGTCAAACTTGAATTGAGTCCCAGGAGGGAGAGACACGATAGGTTGGTATTGGAGTGTATTTTTGTGGGTGATTTTGATTGGCATGTTACCACACGATCTTTGCTTGAGGTTGAGGAAGAACAGGAGTGTCTTCAGCAATCGGTATAATTCTAACTTCTTTGTTGTGGATGAAAAAGATGTACTTGTCGCCGCTTATCTTCAAACAAAGCGTGTTTGCGTTTACTGGATCAGTAAGTGTGAAAGCCTCACCGGAGTGAAGATCGCCGAATGTTACTGTGGGGGTGGGAGCTGTTTCTCGTTCTATTTTCATGAGGGAAATAGTATCAGAGGGAGGCAGGATGTCAAGGAATCTTGGGTTGGCCAAAATTTGCCACTTCAAGTTCATAGGCGGCTTTTGCCTGTTTACGCTTCATTCTTTGGTTGTATTCCTCGTCGTTCTCTAAACGTGAGCCAACCAGGAACATAGCAAGGTCGACCTCCTCGGAATCATCCTCGGGATCGTAATATCTGTCATGAGGCTTGATCTCGACAACCAAATCGCCGTAACCCTGTTCACGAAGGTCTCGCTCAGCGGTCTTGAACATATCAATGAAGACAGCTAGAGGGGTTGATTCAAAATAGCCGTCGTTCACTTCAAACATCAAAGTCTCTTCATGGAAAACTTTTCGGTCGGTCATGTTGGGGCTCCTTGGGGAAGGGAAATAGCAGGATTAAGCAAAACTTGCAAGATGTTTGAGGATTGAGTCCGAATAATCATCGGCACTGATATTGTTGGTGCCACCCTTAGACATGTTCTCAGCTCCCATTAACGGCTGGAGGTTAGTCCAGTGAAAGCAGGCAGCGATGTGGGTGGGGTTGGTTAGATCCCAAGCTGACACGGGGATAATGTGGTCAATGTGCCAGTGACTACCGTAGTTCTCCAGAGTCATTTCTGGAGTAAACTTGGATACCAGATGAGCACGAAGTTCAAGCGGGGTACAGCCAAGCCAGTCTAGGGTGTGGCCATTCTTCGTTACATTACGAAGCTTAAAGGCGACGTTAGTGCGGCCACGAAGGTTTCGGACCATGCGGAACAGTGGATCGGCAGCGGCACGTTCTCGGGTGTACTTGACAGAATAAGCAATACGAGTTTCCTTGTTGGCCTGATAATAGGTACTTTGGTATACCTGACGATTTTCGCGATTGTCGAGATAATGTTTTTTGTCTTCAGCTTGCTTACGTTCGGGATTCAGCTTAGCGCGTTCCTTGGCACGTTGCTTTGCCGGTTCAGGGTTAATGGCGTACTCCGCCTTACGTCTAACGGAGACGCACTGCTTACACTCGGCGTGGTACGTATTCAGCTTAACCGAACGTTTTTGAAAATTATCAATCGACTTTACAGTGTCGCAAGCGAGACATTTACGTTCCGTAATGTCTGGACTGGGCTGACGAAGAAGCAAGGCGGCCTTTTGCTGGGCTGCGAGTTTCTCCTTGTTGGCTTCATAGTAAGCCTTGTCACTCGCCTTCTTGTCGAACTTATTCGCTTGCTTCTCTGCCACACACTGATTGCATCGTCGCCCTGGACGGTTTGGATCGTTGGTTGGCGGAAACTCGTTTAGTTGTTTGGAACATTGGCACTTAAGGCATCGTTGCGTTCGGTTTTCCATATACCCAATAATAGCATAATTCTGGATAGCGTCAAGTGCTGAAACAACAAAAAAGCCCGCAACACCTTTCGATGTTGCGGGCTCAAAACACTAGCTAACTAGTTGATTTTATTTGGGCTTAGAGACTGCCGACACAGTTGTCAATCAATACTAATTTCTTAGGATCGAAGCACCGGAGGGTGGCAAAGCGAAAATACGCACGGGGTGCAGTCAAGTCCGTGTGTGCAAGTTCCTTGGAGCTGTAAGGCGCCAATTCTGGACAGTCATAGACGTCCGATTGTTGCAAGACACAGGTAACAAAGCCGGGCACTTTGTTGTTTCTATCGGTGAAGGTAGTGGTCGCTGCACCACTGTTCACAACGCGACCGATGAAGCGGGTAACGGTGCTACCAGCTGCGGAACGGTACACGTTGAACCAACGGTTGTTGGTTCCTGGGGTGATGGTCAAAGCAACGGTTTCACCGGAAACACCAATGGTTGCGGTTTGGGTTGCAGTTGCGGCGCTCTCAGATAGCTCGTTTGACGCAGAAATTTTGTAGGTGAACACTTGTCCAGCCACGAATGACGTACCAACGTTAACACCACCGAGAACAGGAACCGCAAACGAAGGAGCCGTAGGCGCATTCGTCACGCCACGTGGAGCTTGTGGCTGGAACTTACCAGACAAGAACCGGCTGGACTTCAACTTGACTTCGCCTTCGCTGACAGATTGCTCTTTCAACGAGGTACCAGTGCGCTCAACAACTGCACCTGGGTACATGACGCGCTGGTTCGACGCCAACATGATCTTATTGTATGCCGATTTCACGAATGGATCGACGCACAGGACGTCAGCCGAACCGTGATTGATGTTGGAACGCAAGGCTGCGTCTTCGATCTTCTCTTGGGTCAGCGTGCCACCTTGATTGATGACCGAGCTAAGAGCGCCACCGTATGCCAAGAACATTTGGTCTTGTGCATTGGCTTGGCTGTCAGATTGACGAATTTGCGCTTGCAAGCCGAGGATAGCTGGATCTTGAGCCGACATTGCCAATGGGTTACCATCGAACACGCCAGCGTTAGAGAAGTCATCCTTACCACGGAAGAAGTCAAATTCAAAGTCACCAGCGAGACGCAAGTCAGCTGCTTCGCCTTCCATGTCTTCAGCCTTTTGGCCGTTCATGGTTTCGATGAGGTTAGAAGCCAACGTGGTACGACGGATTTCCGAGTAGAAACACATTGGTACACCAACGCGCGCTACGTCAGACGTCTGCTCTTGACCAACTGCTCCTTCGAGCTGGGCCGATCCGCCGAACTGACCGTAAGACAAACGACGTACGAACTGAATCCAGGTGGACTTAGCTTTCTTGACCGTCATGTCTTTTTGCAAGATAATGTGTTTATCTTGGAAAGTTGTGTTAATGTATTGTGCTTCGCAGTCTTCGATCTGCGTTGCTGCACCTTGGCGCAACTGGTCAGGAGCAACGTTAAAGTTGCCTGCCTGCCACGCCTTTACGAGAGATTCAATTTCTTGTTGTGTTGCCATAGTATGTGTTCCTAATTCCTTCGATTATTTAAGCAAGTGGACAATATCGTCCAGCTTGGCTTGGTTTTTGAAATAGTTCGTGATCAGATTACGGTCAGACTTAGCGAGGTCGGTTTTAGCGACTTTCTTAAGCTTCTCGTTAATCTCGGACTTGGACAGGGAAGTTGCTGGCTTCTCGGTCTTGCCTGCTGCCATGTCATTGCCGGTGACAGCCTTACGCTGTGGGGCCGTAAACATAGACTTGAATGCTTCCACCAGGACGTCTTGCGACTTCTTGAGGGCATCAAACTCGTCTTGCAACTTCTCAGACTTCATTGCCATTTGCGCAGCTGGATCGACCGGAGCCGAACCTTCGCCAGGCATTCCACCAGCACCTGGACCAGGGGATGGTGACGCTGGAGCCATTGGGTCTTGGGCGCCAGCTTGGGCTTGCTTAGCTGCTTGGAATGCTTGTTCGTGCATTGCGAACTCTTCTGGGGAGAGCTGGCTGTAAGCAGAAACGAGTTCTTCCATCGTTGGAGGTTGGTCTTGCATCTCGCCGCCAGCCATTGCTGGGTCAGCAGGAGCAGCCGAGGCTTCTGGGGCTGGTGAAGCTTCTGGAGCAACAGCAGGAGCTGAGTCTTCCATGTCTTCGCCAGGTGCACCTTCAGCTTTGGCCGTGACTTCGCCGCATTTTTCCATATCTTCAGATTTCTTCAGCTGTTCTTGCAAGCTCGATTGCTCGGACTTGAGGACGGACTGCAAATCTTTTTCGATTTCGTCGATTGCGGCCTTCAATTGATCTTTGGTGTATTTCATCGTTTTCTCCTTGTTCCTCCTCCTTCTTAGGTCTGTGCGGTGAGTGGGAAGTACAGCGAAGCAACCAAAGACGCCTTCAAGTTGGCCGACGTGATGTCAGTCTCTTCAACAGCATTGGTGTTTGCGGTCATGTACAGTTCAACTTTACAGCCAGTTTTGTCGAGAACATGGAACAAAGGAAACTTGTTAGCTTCCAACATCAAAGCCACGTTTGCGATCGTCGAGGTTTCGAGAACCACTTGAACGATATGTGGCGTGTACACTGGAGCTGCTTGACCGACCGAGTTCAGTTGCAGGGTTGCTTCTGGAACGATACGGATAAACGCAGACTGCGAGCCAGCGGCTAGGGAACCGAGGGTGATAACAGGATCACCAGCAGTGCCAGTTGTTTGAACGAGCGTCAGAGCAGGAAGGCGGAAGCCAAGCTCTTCTGCAATGTTCTTCTGAAGAACGGATGCCATTTTCGTTGATGCCATTTTATTAACTCCTAAGATCGAGATTGATCTAACGGATGAAAAATTGCAGGTGAGGTACGGAGCAGATTTTTGAAGTTTCTCTATGTTTTCCACTTGACCTAAAATGTGGTTCTGGTATTATCTGTTTATGAGCAACGAATTCATCAGTGAGAGCCTCGATGAGCTTATACTTGCCCGGTGCCAGAACAGCGATTTGCAGAGAGCTGCCATATGGATGGCCAACCTAGCGAACGCTCAAGATTTGGTATGTGACAGGGATGAGGTGGCGGTTAACGCCTGTTTGATGCATTTTAAGACGTTCGTCGAGACAACTGACCCTGATGCTATGGCTGGAACTGAACGTTTGCTGACTGATTGGATGGCCAAATGAAAGTTTTCATATTAAACGGTTGCTATGATTACGAAGGCGAGTACACTCTAGGGGTATACGCCTCTCTCATGAAGGCTGAGTCTGCTCGGGATGTGTTTAAGACCAAGGATCTGAGCTTTGATAGATATCAAATTGTGGAATTTGAGTTGGACGCACCGGCTGAGTATGTTTTCTAAAGAGGGTGGGTAATTATGGAAGTTTTCGTGTTGCGTGGGGTGAACTTGTTTGAGGTTAAGGGTGGGATTATTTACCCAGTTTCGGCAGTTCTTGGAGCCTTTTCTTCGCTCAAGATGGCCGAAAAAGAAGGAAAGGCTTGTGTTGATGCAAAAAGATTTTCCGAATACAAAATCAATATAGTCACCTTAGACGTGCCCCAATAGATTTGGACGGAATAAGCTTTACGGCTTCCCTGTGTGATTCCCACCTAGATAACACCGCTTGCAAACTCGCCTGCCTGGGTAGAAATCAATCCCCAGTTTAAGATCGCCACACGTTCGACAGCACTGTAGCCCGCCAAGGGCGTTGCATCCCCGACATAGCCCGTTAGCGTCCAACCTACTTAAGGACAGACAGCCGATGCACTCGGTTTCTATCCCTTTTGTTTTTCTGCATTGTTTACAGTGAGAGTGGACTGGACGGTGGCGGTCAGTTTGAGGATGTCGATGGAAATCTACCTGGGGTTTAGTTTTCCCGCATTTTGCACAGGTGTAGCACTCCCCAGATGGTTTCAATGGTGTCATCGTGCCCTTGATGATCGAATAGCCGGGCGATGGATAACGCCCGAATGGTTGGCGATGGATGGAAGCTAGTCTTCTTAAGCATCGGGACAGACAAGGTCGACACCAAGGTTTCGTCAATGACCTCAATCGCCAAACGACACCAGCCTTCATCGTACATAGACTCGGTTAGAACCAGATCGATAAGGATATCTGGGTAAGTCCGAGCGAAGTCTTCTAGGACTTCACGATTAGGCTGGAGAACCTTCACTTATTACCCTGAAGGTCGCGAATCGCAGTCTCGGCATCCTTCCAGCCGTCTGGAGCTTTAGCGTTCATGTAGGTGACAGCAACTGTAGGCTCTTTACCTACTTCATGGAATCTGGTCGTTGAGCCGTCTGGATTGACCGTTTTTAGCTGCCCCTTGGCATCAATCATGGCCTGTTCAGCTAGGTTTCTTGAATGGCCTAGGCCGATAGCTGCTGAGATAGCGTGGCCACCTGGGGCGTGCGGGCTAGCCTTGAATGCTTTATCTACTTCTTTGATAAAGTTCTCAGCGTGGTGCGGCTGAAAGAACCAAAGCTTAAACTCATCTCCACCTGTTCGGAAGACGCGAGCACCATGGCGTTTGCCGACTTCGCCAATGATTTTGCCGGCTTCCTTAATGACACGATCACCTTGATGGTCGCCATATTTCTTGTTAAGGAGTCCAAATGAGTTTAGGTCTAGGTGACAGTGAACGCCGCTGTTTTCGTGGTTAGCAATATGATGTTCATATGCTAGGCGGTTGCGAAGAGTTGGAATCATCGAGTCGTTGAGAAGGAGCTTTTCAAGCTCTGTCGCGTCAGATTCGCCCGTATTCCCCTGTCTGACCCGTGTCAAGATGTCGTCTATTGGGTTTTTCATTTTGGGCTCAGTGATATCTTACCAGATCTAATGTTCTGGAACAAGGATTCCGTATCCTGTGGTGACAGACTCTTCCCATCCAAGGTTAGGTGGTCGTGGGGGTAAACTAGAAGATGTTGGCGTTCGCCGTCTTCATTGATTAGCTCGTACACGTGTTCAGGCTCAGCTCTTGGGTGCTTGGCGTGGCCCTGCTCACGGGTAACCTGCATGTGAGGGTTGTGGAGGAGCTGGTACCAACGCTTGGCCGCTTTCTGAGTGACTGGTCCGTCTGGGAACTGACGGGCCAAGAAGTTGCGGTGATCTTCTAAGACGTACATAATGTCTTCATTGATCATAACACGACCAAAGCGGAACGTCTGGTGATCTTCGTCACCGTTTCCAGGGAAGAGACCGTCAACGATGTAAATTCCGGGCTCAACTATCCTGCTGAAGTCAGGGATAATGACGCCTGGGATTTCAGCTTTGGCTAGAGATTTTCCGTTCAAGCTCTGAGTCAGAGGCTTCTTGGAATTAGCCAGTTTTTGAGCATGAGCTAGACGTTCCATTGCTTTGGCGACGTACTCTGGCGGAACTGAACTGTCAGTCAGCGATTGTTGAAGCTTGGCTGGATTAACAGCCTTAAGCCAAGATCTGGCTTCAGGGGTGAACTCTTGGTGGTACGGCATATAGGCCATGTAGCCAGCAGCGGGCGGATGACCACTGTCACTAAACGTATCGCCATGATCAAACAGATGGAGCTTGCCGTTGTGAATTTTGTAGTTGCCATCATTACGATCGGAGTTACCAAGAATGAAATCGCCTAGAAATGCTTTTTCAAGGTCCGGTTGAGGAACTGTTTTGATGGTTTGTGGAAGATCATCGAAGTGTGGGTGCTCGCCGTCAACCCACGATTGAACAGTAGCTGGACCACGATGAGTTTCGACAGATGTGGTTGTTGGAACAAAATCCAACCCCAGCCCGTCTTTGGACGCTCGATAAAAAGCGGCTTCACGAGCATGTAACGGAAACTCGGTTGCCCCAGTGACCAACGATTCTTGAATGTCTGGCTCCGGGCTGTGTTTAATGAACACTCTTTTTCCGTCAACCCCATCCATGTGGTATGGAGGATTGTTGAACTCTTTGGCGTGAATTCCTTCACTAACCATTTTGCGGTCAGTCAGATTTTCAATATCCAACCCGTCAATCAGCTGGCGCTGGTCTTCGTTCAGTGGATGGTGCGAGTGCTCAGCGGAAAGAATGTGCTTCGGGTTGGACTTCTGTGCCGGAAGCTGGTTGACCTTGAACGACGGGCCTTCATCAGACTTGAGGGCTAAGCCTTCTTGTTTGCCATCCAGCGTGACATACCCGTTGGCAGTCTCTTTGATGATTGGTAGTTTTCGGCCATCGTGAAATTGGATTTCACCTGGTTTGTACCGAATGGACTTGTGCGAGATTTCATCCGCCATGGTATTTAGTAGCCAGAAGGCGAGGCGCCAAGTGAGCCAAAAACATCATGAGTGCCATTTTGTGGCCGTGCTGTTTAATCCACTGGTCAATTAACGGCAGGTTGGACTCAGACTTACCCAAGAAGTTCGACTGGCCGGAATCTGTCTTCCCTTCTGACTCCTCTTGCGACGGAATGGTCAGCCAATGCAACATAGCAGCCGGGAATTGTGACTCATCAGAAAAGTTGTCAAAGTGTTCTTTGTGCTCGCCTGACTTTACATGCTGAAAAGCGTCATGGTTGTTGCCATAGAACTTAACTACATCGTCCCACACTGTCGGATTAACAGCTAAGGCTTTTTGAATGGCTTTTAGGTTGGTCTGGTCATTGACCGAATCCAACCCAAACATAGAGCGGATAAGGTGAGGGTCTTGCGGAACAACGTTTCCTACACCAAGAGCGGCGATTGCGTACTGAGCGTTAGGCGTCGACACAGCGAACGGAGCAACAGCTTCGTGGTGGTCGCCCATATACCCACGCCCATCATTCGAGTATTGCTGAACAAGACGACGCAAGTTGTCGAGCTTGGACTGGTCGAGTTCTGGCTGGGTTGTTAAATCAGCCGTTTCATTTGACAACAGCTTTGATTTTTCAACCGGGTGTTGGGCGAACTTAGACGCGATCTGGATAATTTCGTCTGGGGTCGATTTGGCTCTTAAAGCCGAGTTCAATTGCTTCCAGCCAGCGACTGCACGCTTATGGAACGATGACACCAATGGATGCTGGGCGAATTCCTTGAATTGATCAGGATTCGACTGAGCAACAGGGAACGAGCCCTGTTGAATTGACAATGTACCAGACTCTGGGTGGAAGAACGCCGTTGTGGCTTCTGCGGACTTAGCAAGATAATGCTCACTGGCGGTCAGCTTTTTAGGCATCGCCGACCAGCCGTCAGAATTGGGCGTTACCACTAAACTAGGGTCAGTCTGCAAAGTAGAGATAATCGACTGAGACTTCTTCTTTTTGTCTTGAGGTGTCATCCACTTAGACGAGAACGCCTGAATGCCCTTTTTGTTAATCAAGTCGATTGGCTTGTTGGGTGCGATTTCTGGCTTGGTTGGAACATCATCAGCGGCTGGCTGATGACGGGTGTCTGCTGAAAAATTAGGCAGGGCTGCAATCGCCTTTTCGCGTTGCTGACTGGTCAACGATAGCTGAGGTGTTGGTGGCTTAAGGGCAACAGTTGGAGCTAATGGCTCTTTAGGCTCTTGGGCTTGGAATTGTGGAAGCCTAGCTATTGCGTCCTCAAGTGCCTTACCTTTCATGAGAGAAGTCATGTGGTTCTGGAGTTCGGTCGCTTTTTTTAGACGGAGGGTATCTACAAGATCACAAAAGTGGTCAATAAAAGACTGGGTAGACTCTGGCACTTTCTTTTGGAGGTGTTTGCTGAGTGGTGACTTTTTATCCCAGTCACGAAATGCAGCCGTCACTTTGTTCATGAACGTCTTTTTGACGGCAAAGTCTTCTTTTTGGGTTGCTGCACCCTGGGTCAGGGATGAAGGTGAGGCGGCGCCTGAACCGGCCATCCAAGCTTTCTCAAGTTCTTCTTCGGTCTTGAGCAGGTCATCGGGCGTGTCTGGGTAGTCGAACGTCATCTCAAACGAGACACCAGGCATACGGTACAAGCCGTTTTCCTGGTAATGAGACGGATCGTCACCCTTGATGCGTTTTTCTAGCTCTGCCTTTGGCTCTTCCATGACATCTGAGTTACATGAGCGGTTGCACGGCTTCATTGTGATGGCGACGTCACGGGCAATGGTCTGTTTCAAAATTTGGGGGTTTTTATCGTCACGTTCAAGGGTAGAGCCGTCAATTGAGAACCTGGCCACCAGTGGAAGGTTTTGGGATTTGTAGAACTTAATTTGGGCAGCTAGGGCATCAGCGGCGATATGTGGAGGATCTTGGGAGTCAAACAGCGCCCCTTCGATGTACAGGAAGGGAAGTTCTACTTGTTTCCAGTATTTACGCTGGTTAGCGTTATCGCAGTCGGATTCTTTGAAGATTTTCTTAGCGAACGTGATGGCGCCAAGGATATCGAGCGGGGAAGCACCGGAAGATTTTGGATTTCTGTGCTCAAAATTAAAGATTCCTTCACCAGCTTCCAAAGAAGAGATATCCATGCCTTCGATGGAGATTTTCTCGGCTGACGTATCTAACGCCTCGGAAGCGGCTATGCCTGAGATTTTAAGCAAAATGGACTCCTAAGACCTTCCCTAAAGATTGTGGGCGAAACAACTTGCAATTTTAGCCGGTTTTTGATAAACGGGTGGGTATGAAGACCTGTTTTATCATGCGAGGTTGTTCAGGATCGGGCAAGTCGACTGTAGCAAATCAACTTGTGGGGGTTGGAGTCATCTGCTCTGCGGATGATTTCTTTGTAGACCCTAATGGGGTTTACACCTTTGAAAAAGACAGACTAACTGACGCCCACAGAGCTTGCTGGAACGGATTCCAGGGGAGCATCTATCTTGGTGCATCAGTAATTGTAGTTGACAACACCAATACAACAGAATGGGAGTGGTCACGGTACAGTAAAATGGCTGACGAAAGCGGCTATGAAGTTGTTTTCGTTGATTTTGCAGTCAACTTTGACCCAGTCACTAAAGAGCCATACGATCACTACGTGGATACACTTCACCAGCGCAATCGCCATGGGGTTCCACGAGAAACCATCCTTAAGCAGTGTAAAAATCTAATCAAAGAGCGAGGGTTCTAATGGCAACAAAAATGACTTCTGAGTCCGAAATTGTCCAAAACACAACCTTTCCACACAATGGCAAGGAAGTAATCATTAAGGTGACTAAACACGGGGTTTGGACGAAATTTAGTGGCCAAGCATGGAAGAACGCCATGTTCGCACCATGGTCGGCTGTCTATGACATGTCCGCAAAGTTGACTTTAGGGGTTTCGACCCAGCTAAAGCCGAGGAAAGCTAATCGTGGTCTGTTGGGTGTTGGCGGTTAATGCCTAGGTGTGACGTATTTATCACAGTTTTAACAGTAGCTGGTTGGTCCAGAACCTGTTCCGATAATTCCAATAGCTGCTGTACCTAGAGCGCCACTTGCTGCACCTGGAATGTCAAACCTGATAGGGGTTTGTTTGGTCAATACAAGTGCGATGTGGTCTTTAATCATCTTAGCTTGCTGTTCATTGATCGCTTTAGCGTCAGTCAGCTCTAAAAATCCCTGTAGCCAATACACGAAATTGATAGCTTCCATTTAGACCTTCTTAGTCTCTGCAACGATCTTGTTTAACGCTGAACGAGCTTCCTTCTTCCATGAAGCCATGACATTCTTAACCGTTCGCTTGTGTTGCTGCAAAACACGACGCTGAGCTGGTTCTAGCTGAGATTCCGCCTTAGATAGTTCTTGTTCCATCTGTTGGGCGTCGCCACCTGCTGAATCCTCTGCTGGCTGTTCCTGCTCTTGCTGCTGCTCCTGACCTTGAGCTTGTGGGTCTGCTGGTTGCCCTTGGGCTTGTTGGCCAGGTTGGGCTTGTTGAGCTTGTGCCTGGGCTTGCATTTGCTGCTGTTGGGCTTGCATCTGCTGGACCTGCATCTGGAACTCTTGCCACTGGAACCACATTGGGTCACGGATATAGGCCAGTGCCGGATCTTTCAGAGCCTCTGGTCGACCGAAGAAGTGCGCTTTAATTTCACCAACCGTAAAGTGCTGGAACAAGATTTGCTGGTACGAAGCATTGAATGGAAACTCACCGCCCCATTCCCTGCCGATTGGATCTTTCTCAACCCGCTCAAGCATTTCGTCGTACGTGCCATGAAGTGGCATGTCTTCTTGGAGACGGGTTGACTCTTTTTCTGCTGAGTCCGAATCGAGTCCGTAAAACTTAAGCGTACAGATCTTAGCTAGAGTTGGATCGAGAAGAGGTAGGATTTTCTCGTTAATGAACGTCTGAAAATGGCCAATCAGTGGGCGAAGTCCGGTGTCGCGGGCTGCAATCAGCTGGTACTCATTCGAGGAATTGTGGACAATCACGCCTTCTGCCATGAAAGCGTGCTCATCGTTGAAGATCTCAACGTCGAGCATTTGAATAGAGTCTTTAAGTATCTCGATTTCACAAATTGATTCACAGTAGAACGTTTCAAGCCATGATGGGACGGGAATGCCAACCTTACCGTAAAGTTTCTTGATCTTATCGACGCTTATTGAACGATTCACTTTATCATTCAGGACAGTATGGGCGTTGACTCTGTCAGAGGAAGACAGTTTTGTTATGTCCCCCTTGAGGAGGTTAGCAATTAGGAACTTTTGAGTTTGGCGAGGCAGTTTTTCCCAACGGGCGGACCGACTAAGCATTTTTTGCGTTGGCTGTTTGTGAGCCTGTAGAAAACCAATTTTTGCAAAAAACTCGTGTTTGTCCTTAACAGTTAAGGTAGTTTTACCCGGAACAGATGTTCTCTTCCTTGTTCCGTACCCAAAATCAAGAACTCTGGTCCCTTCGGACAGCTGGGTTCTTACACCTACACTCATCAGAAGGTGTTTGGTTTGTTCTCGAAGTCGATCATTGTGGATGACGATTCTAGGCGTTCCTTTGTTCAGGGTGCCGTCTGCACTGAAGAACCCTCGAAGGAAGGCGTATCTCAATTCAAGTGGCCAAATATAAACAGAAGGTGGGATTGTTTTTCCTTCCGTAGATGAAGTGAACCCCAAATCTAACAACCAACGCCCCAATTCCGTACAGTAGAGGGAATTGGTGATGCGATACGGCGCTACGTTTTTGACTCCCTTGCGCAGACGCATAGCGTCCGCTTCTTCAGCGGAGACCTCTCGTTTCACCTGTTTAACGGAAAGACCCATGCTACGCAACAATACGGCGTGCTTTTCCCAAATATCTACCTCTTTCTCATGATGATAAAAGGTTTTGAAAGTGATATTTTTAATATTTTTGGTGTTTTTATTTCTTACAATGTTGATATTTCCGTCGCCAGTTAGCCAACCCAAATACTCGGCAAAATCAGGGGTGATTTCAGTCCCCCTAAACGACGGAGCGGAAGTTCCCTGAACCGGAATTTTGTTGGTGAGTACAAAATCTCCAGGATTTAGCTCCGATTGAACTTTCCACAACGGTCCTGTTTCACCCACAACCATAAATTTATGATCTGGAGAGGTGATGATTTGAGTTCCATTGTTTAGCTTAGTTTTGACCTGTTTCTTGATGTCAGTTTTGAAAATTCTGGCTTTTTGCCATTCCTTGCCTGTCCAAACTTCACTATCAACCGAATTGGCAGCTTTTAGGACACTTGAAATGGAAGAATAACCGTTATCTTTCGTGAAAATCTTGCTATCTGGATGTAAACACTCAGATAGTGTCATCGAATTTGAACCACGACTCAAGTGAGCCATACCTGGTAATTCTTCGGGGGACATCATGAAAGACGTCAAAATGGACCGGGCGTTAGAATCGCTTAGATATTGGAATTCCATATCGCGCCCACCCTGGGCTTCGATTGGTTGCCACATGACTTTATCGTTGGCGCCAACAGCAATGACAGGGACACGGAACGAAGCTGATACCGAGTTAGCGGTCGCCTGGAAGTGCTGGCGAACTGCATCGATAACTGCCTGATCGACGTCGTCTGACTGAAATACAACCATTCCACGAGCTGCACGTCCGTTTTGGAAGTACAATTTGTTGTGGGTAGTGATATTCATGTGGGTCGTGACAGCCGCGATACAGGCATCTAGCGGGGTCATTGGGTAGCCCATCAGTTCAACGTCTGTCGTTGGGTAAAACTGATGGACGAACATTTCGTTGTGCGTAAACGCCTGGATAGCTTGATCGTTAACAACTTGATACCAGGCGTAGTCGCGCTCAGCTTCACGTTCTGGGGTTAGCTCTCTTCCGGTTACCTGCTCAAGGAGATAAAGAGCACGATTACGGATTGCCTCGCCCTGGGAGTCTTCACGGGGCATAGCCGCATAGATAGTGGCTGCATCCACTGGGCGGAACGCTTGAAAGGTTTGCTCACCGTTTGGTTGAGTGACCCAGATAATTTCTGTAGCGAACCGACCGTACTTGATGCCGTTGGCCACTTGTTGGTACAGGAAGCTGTCTAGCCCAAGACGTTCATCGTGATCGAACCCTTCGGTGTAGCCGCAGGTTCCAATAATGGCTGAAACTTTCTTGATACGCTCTTGAAGCTCTTCTTTCTTTTCTGGTGACCAATCCTGAGTAACCCCACGGTTAGGCTCGATTCGATACCCAATAGAAAAACGATCTTTTAGTTCCTTGCCAAATGGAGACAGGAACATTGAGCGGGCTTGCACGATCGCAGCCACGAGATCGTCAGACATTGCAATGCGCTTAATGACGTGATCGGGAATTTGCCAGTTACTCTTACGCTTCCATACACCTACAGAGCGGCGATTCTTTGGATCTTCCTCAAAAGCAATTCTGGTAATTTCAGCGCCACGGCGGACAGCTTGGATAGAATTGGAGATGGACTTTTCCAGAGCTTCAAGCGGGGTGTCATTTGACACTTCCCCTTGTTTGATGCCGTCAAATTTAACCTTGGAGGTTTTGTGGAGAACTAGCCCTGGAGGTGGGGTATTCAGAGATTCAGGGAAGGGCTTTTTTTCGTCTGACATCTGTCACCTTTAGGAAGCGAGGACCACTGTAATGACAGTAGCTTTAAGGGTGTCCGAGTTTGATTTGTTAATCAAAACCGCCTGATAGACTGGACCCCAAAGCTCAAAATGTGCTACATCCGAGACCGATCCCGGAGCGCGAGGAGACATCGTTAGATTGTCCGTTGTGTCTGAGTTAAGCCGGAGAACCGCCTCTTGGTCAGCTTCCACCCGGATGAATGACTTAGCGGACGAGTAAATTGCCAAGCCTACTGCTGTAGGGATAACATCAGACTCAAGCGGAAGCGGCTCGGCTGAAGTAAATTCTACCCACAGATCGGTTACTGTAGAGATTACAAAGGTCTTACGGGTGACAGTCGAGAACCCACCTAGGATCTTGAGGGTATCGCCTGGCTGGACCCCAGTTGAGGAGAACACCTTGAACTGGGAGTTAGCGGTTACTGAAACGACTTCTGAAACGCCGACAAATGCTTCGCCCGCTAGGCGCTTACAGATGAGCTTACGGTTTGCGCCAGCCCCAGAGTTAGTGACAGACAGGACCACCCAGAATCCAACGTTTAGGACGTTGAATGGCGAAGCAGAGTCGCCAGTCGTGGTGTCGGGGATGAACAAGGTATCCCCCGCAACAACAGCCGCGAACGTAGGTACCGAGACTGCCGACAGAGCGAACTCAATCGTAGCGTTGTTATTGACGGTGACGGTGACCGATTCGCTGGCGATAGCTACAGCACGGGTAGTACGAAATCCAGGGGCCGTACCTGCTGAATTGGTCATCCGATACACGGAGGTGTCCAGAGCAGACAAGGTCAGGTCAAATTCGGTGGTTCCATCAACAGTCAAAGAGCGTGTCCCCGAAAAAAGCGTAAGAGATTCAAGGGGTTGAAGCTCGTATTGACGAGATGACGGCTGTGAAACTTGAATCCCAGTGAACGATTGGGTCCAGTCAACGTATTTGAGCGCTGGCTGGCTGGTAACCGTGTCTTCACCGAAGATAATGTGGTTAGAGCTGATGTTGAACGTTGCCAAATGACACTCCTGGGGTGGTGTCAAAGATTGTTTGGAAAGTGAGTTGACAAAATAGTGGGTTCTGGTATTGTTAGTGGATGAGCAACGCCAGACGTCCGACTAAACCCTCCGCAGTTAAACGCGCTGACGAGTTAAGAGCAGCAGGCGAGAGACGGATACAGCAAGAGAGGGCTCGCTGGGAGTGGTACGACACAGAGATGGAGGGTTTGAGTTCCGAGTCAACTGAAGTTGTTGTTAAAATCAGATTGGACGAAAGAAATGACTAAACGCATCATTTTAGGCTCAACCGCCGCCAGACACTGGTATCCCGACTTTCGGGAACCTAAAGACCTGGATGTTATCACTCAACAGCCTGGGCCCCGAGTTAAAGGGGTTGACGCTCACTCTCATCCGCTAATTACACAAAACTGGGACATATTCACTCGGCATTTATCTGTTAACGATTTTGCTACCCCTGACCTACTTTACACCTGGAAAATGTCTCATTCGTACTGGGACATTCATTGGGACAAAACAATCCACGATATCATTTGGCTAAAAGAACGACATTGCCGGGTTATCCAGCCAATCCACGACCTGCTGTACAAAGTCTGGGAAGACGTGCATGGCAAGAAGCGTGCCAACTTAAACGTCACGAACGATGAGTTTTTCACTAAGACAGTCAAGCGCATTTACGACCACGACATGCTTCATGAAGCGATGAAGTTCGGGGACCGTCCGATGTACGAGCAGCTGAAGAAAGATCCGAATCGAGCCTGGATATCTAAGCCAATGTGGGATGAACTGTCAACAAGCCTGAAAGTAAAAACCGTTTTGGAGGAAGCGTACGTCATCGCACTTGAGCGGTTCGTTATTCCTGGCAAAATGAACCATCGGCAGGCGTATCGAGCAAGCCTGAAGCTTCTGGTGACCAGTCTGAGCAAGGGGTGGTTTCCACAGTTCATTGTTGACAATATGAGAGATTTTAGGCAAAATCCGCTCGAACAACGGTATTTGGACTTCAAAGGAGACAGTGATGAGTGATGTCGTACTTGTTCAACTCAACAAAGCGTGGGAAGCCGATCTGAAAAATGATTATCCCGATCCGTATAGACTGGGGCGTGGGCTAGGATTTAGTCTTTATGATTCCCAGGTTTTCTACGATGAAGACTCGGGGTTAGACAAACAGCAGATAGTGGTCTTGGAGCATCACTCGTCTGGACGACTATTTATGGTCAGTGCTGAATACTCAAGCTGGGCCGATACTAGTTGGGGTGGAAATGAGTTCGAGGAAGTTGTGGCTAAAGAAGTCAAGGTCACTAGGTATGTACCTATTAAGGAGTCAAAATGAAGACAACGCAAGAATTGATTCAAGAATTGAAAGCTAAAATTCCATGCGGGAACGCCATTATTTACTACGAAAATTACGCTAGAGATCCGGACGGTGGCGATGACGTTGAGCTAAACGAAGCCAACTTCCCAGGATGGCAGCGCCAGCCTGAGCTGAAGATAGGCAATACGATGTATATCGTGTTTCGTCATGTTGAATCCAACAAGTTCTTTGCCATGACTGGTGAATATAATTCATGGGACAGCGGCTGTTGGGATAACGAGTGGTTCTTGGCTGAGCCGTACCAATACCAAGAAACCCGTTACCAGCGTGTGATTTGATGACCTACCAAGAGCTTCGCGATAAATACGTCACTATGTGGTCTGTTGCTTTAGACCTGTCTAGTTGGGAAGACCACCAGTGTCTAGCTCAAATGTGGCGAAACCAGCATCCGGGAGAAGCAATGACACTGGGCCCTGACGAACTTAGGGCGTGGGGTGTGCCACTTGGCTTTAAGGCCAACACTAATGCAGCAGCGGTTTTTGCTGCCATTGTAATGGGTGAGAAGCGGTAAGCTTATGTTGCTGCGAAGAACTTCCCACGTTTAACTACCACACCCTGACTATCCCCACCGTTGTTTTCCTGTATCTGCTGACTGATTTCCTGCGCCATCCAGTTCTGGTTGGGGTTTGGAAGTTTATCCTGAGGGGCTTTAGTATCTGGAGGCTTATGGCCCTTACCTAGGTGTTTGCCATAAAGATTCTGACAAAGGTATCTCCAAGCCGCCGCAAGATCGTCATCCACATCTTCGGGTTGATCCGTTGGGTTATCCTGAGCGTCAGTCTTGTAGTGGTACTGAGTTAGGTTCTTAAACAGAGCCTCACATCCTGGGTCATCCTTAAGAAAGAAAACTTCCGGATCTCCGCCCATAGTGGGCATGATTTTTGAACGACCAGCTGATATCCCCAGCTGGACGTCTTTGTCGAATTTTCTCATATCGTATCCAGCCATGCGAAATGACTTGATATCGCTTGGATATGCTTGGTCTGGGTAGATGGTTGCCCCGTACGGTCTAAGGTGAGTGTTACAGTAGTCAAGCTTTTCGTTAATTTCAAGACCTGACAGAGCAAACGCATGAAACATATAGAGCGTCACACCTACGTTCCCACCTAGGCAGACTGCAAAGTTGTGAGTGAAACCATAATCCATTCCGGCAGCGATTTGTCCTTCCATTCGTTTAATCGCGAGAAAGATATCCTGTTTGCCCACTGGACCTCGTGGGGCGTCTCCAGTGATTCGCTCGTACATTTGAGCGGCGGTAAGAAAGTGGCGCTTCTCTGAAAGATGAGGGAAGACCATCCCACTACTTTCAGGACGATAACACATTAGCTGAGCCTTAGCACGCTCCACGTCCTTAGCGAGTGCTTTGAATTGATTAGTGACTAGATGGAGATTTTGAAGCATCTTGGACTTGGACTTTTGCTTGGTAGCCAGTCTGGTTTTACAGACAGCAAAAAGCGAGCAGTTACTGAGACATCCGGCATAGCCCTTAAGAACTCGCCATGATTCCTGCTCTTTCGGAGTAAGTTCGTGGTAATCGTCTACTGTTCCGGTGCGAAGACTGTCTTCCGAAAAGTAGATATCAATCATTGGCTCATTAGGTAAGTGGCGCTCAGGAGGGCATGGTTCCGAGATGTCGATTACGTTCCAATGGCGAATAAGGAGCCCCGTCTCTTTTGCCGAATCGATCTCCCTCTGCACAAGACCGTAAGCATATTTTCTGGTAGAGGTGATGAAGGTGATCGGTAAGCCGCCATCCTCTGCCATACTTGGGATCATTGAAGCTTCACGAAAAACATTTTCGGCCATCAAATCAGCTTCGTCTACTATTAGTAGTGGACAATGAAGACCGTTAACACCACTAATAGTGCCAATGACGATTTGAACACTATAGCTACGTTTTATAAGCGTAGCGGCTTGGCTTGGTTTTTCAGCCAATAGTGTCTTGAATTCTGCTGGTGACAAGACCGTCGAGCGATCGGGAGACTCGTGGTACGATATCTCGATCGTACGCTTGTTGTTCGAGGAAAGAAAATCGCGCAAAATTGGAAGACGAAGAAATTTCTCTACGTAAGTTGCACAGCGAGAGGCTTGAATTTCTTGCGTCGCCAGATGACCTACACTGCGCCTAAGGTGAAACATAGCAAGAACTTCAATCACGGCACAGGAAAGAGTTTTGCTTCCGTTTCTGCTTGCATAAGCTAGGAACTTTGTCTTGTGTGGATTCTTGCCGTCCATTGCAGAGCTGTAGATTTCCCAAATCAGATCGATTGGATTAGAATTAGACGGTTCATTAGTTACATCGTCATCGCAGATGGTGGTGTCCTGCAAATCCAACTGTAGATAGGTCTTAATCCAAGACTGTAGGTGGGCTCTCGTCTTACATGGAGCCCAGAACGCCGATCTAAGAAGTTGTTCTTTGCTTAGCGGAACCATCTCATGACTCTCTTCCCGAACCTAGTCAGCTTCAGATACAGCTGATATCCTGGCAAAGCCTTAATTGTCTCAAACTCGTCTTCAAGGTCGCGATAAAGTCGCTTAGTTTCCGCCAACTCCACTTCGATCTGAGATTGGGGCTCTGCAATCTCACGATAAACGTGAGTTTCTTTGTTGTTGTCGTATTCAACGTCGTACAGCTCGTACCGTCTCTTGGTGTAACTTTTCTCCATTGATGGCGCAATGAAGGATGCCGATGTGAATCGCTGACGGGGAATTGCGGTGATGTACTCCGAGCCCCGGATAGGTCTTGGTCCCATATCCTTCTCTAGTCCGTCCAGCGAACGCAAAACCATTCTAACCGATTTTGGGGATTCGTAATCGCTCAAGATATTCCTCCAGTTTAGCTTTTGGTAGACCAATTCCAAGGGCTAGACAGATGTTGCCTAGCGAAACGAGTTCGTTAATCACGTCATTACCTGAAGAGTTCTCCTTGGTAAGATCCGAGATTGGTTGACCAACTAATCGTTCTCTCAGGTGTTCCTTTAGTATTTCAATTGCATCCTCTGGTGACATTACTCGTCCTTTGCCCGAAGCTTTTTCCATTCTCGATCCACGTACCTTGCTGCTTCGTACACGTTTTGATACCTGCCGTTGTAATCTTCGTGGCGGCAACAGTCACAAAGATAGTTGTCCTTTACGGTGTCGGAAAGGTAATCCATAAGCTGGATGAGTTCGTTTTGTGTTTTCTCGTCCATCACTTCTCCTCATCCTTGGCTTCCAGGAATTGTAAAACCTTCATAGCTAGCCCTGAGTCGAGCCGTTCGGTTCCACCTGGAACGATCTCGCCGGTAAGCTCAGTCGCTTTGTCGCCAACTGAAACTGGACCTGCCATGGTCATTTTCTCGGTCTTTTTGTCCTGTCCGGTTAATTTCATCAATAATTCTGCGGTCTTAGTGTAAGAACTAAGATTAGTCAAACTTAATTCACCAAGGTCTTTTTCGTCACCGGACTGTAAATACAGCTTCAGTTTAGTCCCGAACTGCTTGTGGGCGACACTCAGCAGGTCAGACGTAAACGTGACTGCTTCCATTTGGGTCTGCTTGACCCGATCGACCACTCCACCAAACAGCTCGGCCAGATACTTGTCTTTGCGCTCGTCCCATCCATGGCTGATTCGAGCTTCGTAGATTTGTCCTAGGGTGTACAGGTGGTTGTTTACCTTTGAGATTTCCTCGCAGGAGGCTCCGTTGAGGAACAACTCGAACATTTTGAGAGATAGGCCCACCGCTAACGGGGGCTTGGTTTTATTTTCAATCCAGTTCTGGTATATCTGCTGTTCATCAGCTGTCAGATACTTCAGATTCGCCTGGGTTGGCGGGATAGTCAGAGAAGTCGCCATACAGGACAGTAGCCTCCAGGTACGGATGAGTGGCGTCCTTAATTGCTACCCGGACGTCCTTGCCAAGGAGCCACTGGACGCAAGTAGCAAAGTCGGCGGTCAAGATGGGGAGCAAGTCCAACGCCGACTTTGTCTTGGTCTTCATGGTAACAAACAGCTTTCTGATATCAGGTTGGTACTCGATATCCGATTTGGCGTTAAGTAGGGCTAGCGTCCACATTTTGATCTGCTGGACCTGGAACTCATGAAGCGCACCAAATCGCTTAGTGAGGTCTGCTAGACGCAGTACCTGCTGGTCGAATGCCTCCCCCTGGACTACTTCCACTTCGTCTTTGTCACTCATTGAAATAGCTCCTACTGTTAGGACACTTACCATCTAGCAGTCTATGATAGCTGGCTTCCAAGAAAATCAAAACGTCACACAATCCACCAATGTAAGCTGGTGAAAAATCCGCCGTTTTTGCGAAATTTATGCGATTTTCGACGATATCTATCGCAATTTTCATACCATCAGCTAATTCTTGGTATTTTACCTTCTCTTCATCGCTCATCCCAGCACCTCTTTAATGTGATTTATGGCCGCTTCACGTTTCCCTGTGTGAAGAAGGGGGACCGTTTCGCAGTATTCAGCGAACGCCCGAGGAATCCCCTTAGCTTCGCTTACCTTGACAGACTGGCTAGTTTTGGGAAACCGTCGAACCGACACGTTGGTTAGAGTCGCCGAAGTTTGACGAATCCAATCTACCGATCCGTGAAGGTTAAGCGTCACCTTGCCGTTTGGCGGCATCTTTGGCTTATCTTGTCCTTCTGTCCAGTCAAGTACGAAAATCGGAGTAGCGTGCTTGCTTAACGGATAGTTAACTCTTTTGGCGGTTGCCCCGTCATAAGTAACAAGAGTTAGGTACTTCTGCTGGTTAGCATCCGACTGGGTGACCCAACGGGACGAGCCAACGTAATACACTTTGTCTCCTACTGGTCCTGGCTTGTGGATGTGCCCTGAGATAATCGAAGCATATTTCATGGCATCCACATTGACGCATTCTTCTGGCTTGACGTAAAAGCCGTTCTCGAACTGAGCGCCGTTGACGGTGACGTGTGCAACCAAATGGGGCGCCAGCTCAGGCAGTGCCTCAAAGTCAGTGTTCGAGTGCATGTACGGGCGGTACTCAATCCCTTGTTTGACATATGGAGCTGAAATAACTTGCACATTCGGAATGGATGCCAACGATTTCAAGGAGTTAATGACATTTGGGTCGGCTTTTCCTGGGATGTCATGGTTCCCGACCAAAAGCATTACCTTAGGTGCCCAAACGATAGAGGAGGTCGGAACCGTGAGCTTCTTAAGTTCCTCCATCCAAAAGTTCAGCACGTACAGGTTAACTGTCTGGTGGGTATGGAATAGATCACCAAGAATGACTATGTTGTCCACTTGCTCAGAATGAGCCAAGCTGTTGGCGTACTGAAGGACAGCTCGGACATCTTCAAGGGAGTCTACCGTAGCGTGAGGGTCGCCTACGTACAGGTTTTTAACGATCATGCTGGGATGGTACTAGACTGAGGCGGGCTTGACTAGTGAAATCATTTGATCTGGGACCAAAATAATATCCTGGCCTTCAAAGTGAATCACTTCCTTGGCCCATGGTTGGGTAAGGAAGTTCGTGTACACATACACAAGGTCACCGCTTTTTGCCTTTATCGCAGACGCTTGGTCAGTGTCGTACACCACCTCAAGCTCAGTCAAGGACAGCTTCTGGTCGACAACCATCATGCCCCCCATCTTTTTAGTGGTGATAGTTTGAGCAAATTTATGTTTGACAGCTACCTTGCCGGGGGAAGTGCGCATTGTGTTCATAGATCTCCAAACATGTCGTCGACATTAAAACCCCGCATGGCCAGGACTTTTCTGGCCAGGACAGGGAGTTGCTTCACCATTACTAGTAGCTTAGCTTGCATGTCGTTTTGTTCAGCTTGAACATCTGGACGAACAGAATCGTCAGCTTTCAGGTAGTTGACGAACGTCGTTTTCTGACGAGGAGACTCACCTTTTTCGCTTAAAAGCGTTGGTGGGGAGTCAATCGAGAAGTGTGATGCAGCGTTCATTAAAACACGAATCTCGTCAGGGGTGGTTTTGCAGTTATCTGGAAGTTTCTCATTCATCCGTTGTACCAGATCATCTGGACCGCTGGCAAATCGAATCGACTTGTTCGCGTGGTACAGGCGTTTAGCGTCTTTTGGAGGGAAGGAGAGGACAGGGCGGGAGTATGCCGCAATCAAGTCACCAGTGATGCGTCCACAGATAACCGAACGAAAACTGACACCAAACGGTAACACATACTTGTCGACAGCGTTAATGAGACCTTCGGAAGCGGTCTGCATAATGTCCATGTAAGACAGATGTGACCGCTGGGTCTTTTTCCAAAAAAGGCGTGCTCTTGAGATGGCTAGGGGTAGGTTGGTTTCGATAATCTCCGAACGTTGAGCCATCAGCTCATCTGTGATCTTAAAAATGTCGTGAGGTTCGTGCAGGTGCTTGAAGTTAAGCAGGTACCACTGAACAAAATATCCGTTAACGTGATGGTTAAGCATCTCATCGCCGGAGTTTCGGAAAAACATATCCGAAATGTGCTCGTTGAACACTTCAGAGCGTTCGCGGAAGTACGGTTGCGCCAGAAGGATTTTGCGGTAATCCTTGCGGATCAGGTGGACAAAAGCTGCCATCACTTGTGACTTGGCCGGGTGTAGCTTGAGAGCTTCGCGGAAGTCGTTCTCAAGTGAGACCAGCCGTTCAACCTTCTCTTTTTGCTGCACAATGGATTTTTTGTTCTTGGCGGTGCCAAGTTTTGACGTTAACAGAGCTGTATAAAGCTCGAAATGTTCGTCTGGTAGGAATTCTGCCACGGTAGACCTCTGCCTACCAGTAGCTTTGGTCCGTTACATAACCATTAAAGTAGATGCTTCAAATATAAACAGGTTGTAGTATTGGCTCTTACTGCCTGGCAGTTTTCCCTGAAAATGGCCTTCATCGATTCGCCTCTGAGCTTCGTCGATGTCGATCTTTCCGTCATAGTAATCAAACGCCCATTCGGCTACTCGCAACTCTGGACGAATCCCCTGGTCGGTCATCTTTGCTCCAGGCTTACGATTGACGCTTCGTTGCTCACGAAAAGCAATCCGCAAACACTTTAGTCTGGACATTGCGATGTTTCGCTTATAACTGCCCGCCTTAGCAAACATCATTCTGGTCGTTACTAATCCCGGAGATATTACCTTGCTAAGGTCTTGCATCGCGGCAAGCTCTCGGCAAGTGTTGAGTTGTTGCTTGTGACTTGGTTCCCATCTTGGGACCAGCGCCTCTCTATCTTTGTGAACTCTATCAATTTGAACAAAAGCTTCGTTGAGTTTTTCGGAAACTTTCATAGCTCACCCTTGATTTGCTTAACAGGAAACTGGCAGTACGTCAATCGCTCCCTGAGGTGGCGCTTGAATGGGTTGTGCGTTGGTCCAAACGCCGGGATCTCGATATCAAAGTCAATGAAGTTGAAGTAGTCTTTACCTGGCACCTTACGGGTTCCACGTCCCATTGACTGGCGGAACTTAATCTCGGACTTGCCACCCTGAAGGTAAATGATCGTTCCAACCGGGCGAGTATCTGTCCCGGTCGAGATACAGGATGTTCCAATCAAGATCGGAAGCTTACCAGCGTTGAACTGAGCGACCAGTGCGTCTGGGTCAGACTTTTGGAACTCCTTAGGAAGGGTTTTAGCTGACGCTTCGGTCGTACCACCATGAGCAAACCCAAACTCGTGCTGAAGATGTGGGTAGATATATTGGAACTGTGTCACTTGGTCCAGCAAGATGAGAACCTGGTGACCTTGCTTTTCGACAAACATATTCGCTAACCGCGCAGCGGCCTTCCCTACGTTAGGGTTGGAATAGAAGTGAGGGTCCGCCATAGCAAGGAAGTCAGAGCTGGAGTACTCCGAGTACGAAGGCACCGTGCATACAAAATGACGAGGCTCAGCCAGAAAGCCTTCTTTGACCAGCTCGGGAAGGTCTTTGCGATGAACAGTCGGTCCGATGATACCTTCTAGTAGCATGTCTTTGCCGTCGTTGCGAAGCTGGGTAGCGGACACGAAGAAACGGTAAGGCGCTTGCGGACATACGTTCAGAGCGACGGTGCTGACCGTTTTTGCGCCGAGGGTGTGTGATTCGTCAACAATCAGCACTTGGACCTCGGAAAACAATTTGGCTGCATCCGTCCCTGGAGTTACCCGAACAAGTGAGCCGACAATCCCTACCGTGATGAGCTTTTTGTTGTCTTTTTTGCCATCGCCGTACAATCCGACTCTCTTCGTTCCGAACGCAGAGGTTAGTTGCTTGAGTAGTTGCATCGCAATTGAGCGCGATGGGGCCGCCACGAGGGTCTTGAGACCAAGGCGTTTGATGAGATTTTCCAATATCTTGGATTTACCTGCACCTGTACTGTGCTCAATTGAGCCGTGTTTTACCCTTAGAAGAGCTTCCACCGCTTCTTCCTGGTAATACCGCATCTTTTCAGTGGGTACTGTGTGCCACGGTAAAGACTTCGGCTCTGGATACTCGATATTGTTCTTGACTGGGCACCCTAGCCCCTCAAGCGTAGATGCCAGACCTGACGGCAGGATTAAGGTGCCAAGATCGTCGTATTCTAGCAAAGAGACATTGACGAGCTTCTTTAGGCGATTGCACTCCTCCTCAAACGCTTCTTGACCGTTTTTGTTGGCGTACCAGCGGTTCTGGCGGAAGCGCTTAACAGCAAAGTCAGCCGCTTGATCCTTGTAGGTGAACGCCTTAGTGAGCTTGCTCCATTCCTGGTCAGTAAACTCAGTGATCCCAAGGTGGGCCGGGGTGAGGTATGTGGCTTTCATGAGGTTTTGCTTTCATCTTCAAACAGCCAAGCTGTGGCGGCGTCTTTGTTACTAAGGTCTTCCTTATCTGAAGACTTTTGACGGTTAGCATTAAGCAGTTCTTCGATACCGTTAGCGGTCTGACGTTCTTGCAATTCAACCTCTGATAATGATTTACGAGGGAGGTAGTCAGTAATATCGTCAAACCACTTGTAATTCGCGCCAGCAATCACACCATCGTGGAATTCCGTCATGGTTAGAAGCTCCGCATTGTCGTCAAGAGAGTTCATGTACTTATCATAAGCACGATTCAAGTCTCGATAGAAGTGCTTGAAATCAATCTGCATCTCTTTTGCTTTTTCGTCCGCAAAATTCTGAAGTTGCTCACCTATCAATCCCCAAAAACCTTCGCTGTGTTGCCCTAGCTGGGCAAATTGAGGAAGGGTGAGGCGGTAGCGGATAAGTTCATCAAGTTTGGCTTCAAGGTTACACTCGCCCCGTGTCGCACGCCAAGTAGGAAACCGGACAGCCCCCTCCTTAAGGACATTCTCTCTGAAGTTTTGCTTAATGTCTACGTTGATACTGGCGATGTCCAGAATCTCCTTTGGTAAGCTATGTTTTGCCTTGGTTTTTTCTGAGTGTTTACGAAATTTATCTACCAGTTCAGCTTCAGAGGTAGTCCTGTTTTTGGAGATAAACGCCTCAGGGAGTGGCGGAGCAACCGCTTTGTCTTCGCGTTCCTTCAAAGCTTTTCGTGCCCGCTCCTTCTCTAGGAGTTGGGTTTCTTGAACTTTGACAACTAATTTTCTAAGCGGAGCTATGCTAATCACCTTCAACGACAAACCAGAATGCTTAGTTTTTTTGAAAATTTCAATGAATCCAACCTCAAGAAGACTGGATAGAACTCTAGCTACAGTCTTGGCGTTTAGGTTCAGCTCATTACCTATCTGTCCATCCGTCAAATCTCCATGAGGGTAACGCTCAAGTAAGAGCGCTATCAATGCGATCTCGGCAGTTGAAAGGTTGTAAGCCGAGATAAGTTTACACATTCCTCTAGGCCACTTTGTGTAAGACTTCACCTCTCCGTTTGTCCAGTCTAAGTCATTTTTCTCTTGCGTCATTTAGCTCGTTTTCTCCTTGATCTTACTTTACCGATAAGCAGGTAAAAATGTCAACACCTAAACGTAGAAATAGACCAACACCTTCAATTAAGCGCTTACATAAAACGTAAACAAGCAGTGTTTTTGATACTGTTTTCTTCTATGTCACATGGAAAATTTGTCGTGTTGACTGTGCCACAAAACGGTATACATGGTGGAAGTTTTTTCCGCGATGGTACCAACGCCTTCGCCTAAAACGGTATACATGGTGGAAGTTTTTTCCGCGATGGTACCATAAATGCCGGACCTCTTTAACACTCTTAACATTCTTAGAGATTATAGAAGAAAATAGAAAGAGTAGCAAGGAGGAGTAGCAAATTTTAGACCGTGTCGGCCTACGGCACGCCCCGGGATGATCGCTGGGTGTTAGCGTGCTTATAAAATAATTAAGCGCTTAAACAGAAGCGGAACGTTTGGGATTTCTATCGAAATCTTTTTGGGAACGGGGAGGGGAATGTTAAGCCGAACGTGACCTTCGGTCAGACGGTCAATTGCCAAAGAGACGCCCTACGGGCTGACTTCACCCTACGGGATGAAGTCGAGATGTTTAGCCTAGCTCTCGCTTCCTTACGTTGCGAGGCCCTATCGGGCGGGAGCGGGATCGGGAACGCAGTAAGTTTACAGTGACCTTCATGGCCTACGGCCTAACAAGTCACTTCCCTGTAAGCTATTGGTCTGTCAGAAGCATTGACCAAGACTCTTCGAGTCTAACCCTGCTAGGAGCAACGATGAGCGTTCAATACCGTAAAGTGAAATCAGTGGCCAAAGACGTTTTGCCTAAAGGCGAGAAGTTACGCCAAATTGTTCTTAAAACAATGGCTTCTATCGCCGCCAACGTTGGAGCTACGCTCGGGCCTGGCGGTTTGCCGGTTTTGATTGAACGTCAAGAAACTGGTTTTCCCAACATTGTGACTAAAGATGGGGTTACGGTTTTTCGCTATTTGGGGTTTTCCAACCCGTTCGCTCACTCGATTATGGAAACCGCTCGTGATGCGTCTGTACGTACCGCAACTGAAGCAGGCGATGGCACGACTTCGGCCACCGTTCTTGCAGAGGCTTTAGTTCGCAAAACTGACGAGTTTGTAATTAACAATCCTAAGGTTTCGCCACAAAAAGCCGTTCGAGTGATTGAAAACTGGTATCGCACCGAAGCCGAACCGTTCCTTAAGGCCAAAGCCATCAGCGTCACTGAAGAGATTCAGCGTGCTGTTGCCCTTTGCTCCTCGAACGGTGATGTTGAGTTGACTGACGCTGTCATGAAATGCTTCGAGATCACTGGCGATGAAGGTAACGTCACGATTGTAGAGGCTGGTGGGCCTTCTGGTTACCAAATCGAGCAACTTAAGGGGTACGCTGTAGGTACAGGGTATGAAGAATCCTGTCGGCGGTTTTATCCAGCTTTTGTAAACGACAAGTCCAACAACCGGACAATCATGAAGAATCCGGTGTTTGTGTTGTACTACGGCAATATCACTGATATTTCTTCGCTAATCCCTCTGATGGATTCAATTGACGCTCAGCATCAAGCTGATAACTCACGACCACGTGATGTAGTGGTTTGTGCTTTGAGTTTTTCAGAAGGTGTGTTGGGTTCCTTGGCGGCCAACTTCCAAGAGCCCGGAACTCTAAACGTGTTTCCGTTGGTTATTCCGGTTAACGCCGTCCACAATAGCCAGCTTCACTTTCTCCAAGACCTTCAGGCGGTCACTGGTGCCGATATTCTTGATCCAATGACTCGCTCCCTGGAGCGGGCAACAGCGGCCAACGTAGGGCAGCCTCTTGAGTATTTTGAGTCTTTGCGGTACCGATCTAACATTGTTGGTCAAACCGACGAGTCATTGCTGATGGCTCGAATTGAAGAACTTAAGGTTCAGCTCCAGAACCCAGAGTCGATTTACGAAAAAACTATGTTGGAAGAGCGAGTCGCCAAATTGACAGGTGGAATTGCTCGCCTGACCGTGGTTGGTCCATCGGCTGCCGAGATCCGTGAGAAGAAAGACCGTGCTGACGACGCTGTGTGCGGCATCCGTGGTGCTTTGAAGCATGGAGCCATACCTGGTGGTGGATGGGGTTTCTTTCAGCTTGCAAAGACTGTTAAACGTGTTTCTGAGAAGAAATCTTGGAACCCCTTTAAGAAACTTCCTCCTGCTGAATCTCTTGAGCGCAAAATCAAGTCAGAGATTATCTACCCAGCTCTGTTGGCACCCATTCGTCTGCTGATGACTAATTGTGGTTTATCAGACGAAGAAATCGAAGCCAACTTGGCTCAAATGGCTAAAAACCCTGAAGATCCGACTAAAGCAATCGTCTGGGATGGGACGTGTGACAAGTTTGTGAAACCTGTCGAGTCTGGGATTGTGGATTCACTTCCAGCGGTCAACGAAGCGTTGCGCAACTCGATTTCAATCGCAACCCTGCTTGGCACCCTTGGTGGAGCTATCGTGTTCCAGCGCGATGCTCAGGTCGAGCGTGAGAATTCGTCTGACAGCTACCACTACCTAGCGACCTCAAACCAACGTGACCAAGAGATTGCATAATGCCACTGTTTTACTTCGGCTGCCCTAATTCAGAGTGTCAAGAGCAGTTCTTCAAAATGACTGATATAGCTACGGCCCGTGGTGGATACAAGTGCCCTAAGTGTGACACTGTGTCACCTAGAACACCTAAAGCTCCTTCTAGCCGGGTAGTGGAGGTGGTTGACAACGGCATGATGGCTAAGCGCCTAGAGCGCCTTCCTGAAGCTGGTAAGGTGTTCAAAGAACGAGAAAAAGCTAACGATATCAAGCGCAAGGCTGAAACCGGCTACTACCGATTGTCTCCTGAGGATCAAGAGCAGTATGACGAAGACGAGCTTGACAATTTCGTAAAAAAGAGCATAAACTAGGGAATGCTCGTTCTCAAGTCAGTTGAACTCGAAAACTTCCGCTCCTGCCTTGACTATCAAATCGTAGACAACTTGCCACCTACCGGCCTGATTGGTATGGACGGTCTTAACCGTTCAACAGGCGGATCTTCGGCTTCAGGTAAGTCGACTTTCCTGTATGCAATCTCAACGATTATAGGCATCTGTCCGGTTCCAGCGAGTGAAAATCAGTCTATTTTTACTAAATCAAAGGCTGGTTTGTGTGGCCACTTCCTGGACACTGAAACTGGCAAGGATATCGCTATCACCGTAGGTAAGAAGCCTATGGTCACTGAAGATGGCGTCGTGGTTAAGCAGGGTACAACCGAGGTCAATGAGTATGTTAAAGCGATGTTTGGCGGGTTATCGTCAGATGTTTTGAAGGGTTTGTGCTTTCGGGCACAGGACGAAGGTGGATTATTCACCGGAGTAGCAGCGGCGGATCGTCAACGGTTCTTAGTGAAAGTCTTAGGGCTTGAGACCTACGAAGCTGGTCTTAAAAAACTCAAAACTAACTTGTCGGACTTGACGGTTAGAATTGGAAATCAGGAGGCAACCGCACAAGTTTGTACGACTAATCTACCCCCAAAACCGTCATATCCAGCCATGGTGACGTTACCAGACATAGAGCCGGTCAAAGCAGAGTGCTCACAACTAAAGGGTCAGATTACTGACCTGGCTGCTGTTATCGACGAAGAGCAACTAAAATCTCAAGACGTTATCTGGAGAGCCCAAAAACAGCTTGTTGAACTCAGACCAAGCAAACGAAACCTAGATATAGCAGTGCAAGAGAGTGAAACCAAGGTTCGCTCCCTGGCTGTTGGCGAGTTTACTGGTCTGACTCTTGAGGTCACCACTGCCAAGGAAAAGCTTAAAACGTTCCTGGAGCAGAAGCACAAGCGAGTTTCGGCATTCGAGTCAGACAAAAAAGAGGCAAGCAAGGTGGTTAAGGAACTCAGCCGGCTTGAGTTCGAGATTGCCAACAAGAAAAGTTCCATTGAGCGCAAACAGAAGCAGGTCGACGATACCAATGAAGAAATCGTTCAGCTAAGCAAGGAAATTTGCCCCACATGTACCCAGGTGTGGCCACCCAACCAGGCTGGGAACGCCATAGGTCAAGCATCTGTTCGGTTGTCTCACCTGACAACTCAGCTAGAAAATGAAGCTAAGGAACTGGCCAGACTAAACGAAGAGCGCACTCTTCTTCCAGTTCCAGACATGGAAGCTTTAGAGCTTGCCAGTCGTAACTTCACATCCAAAGCAAACGAGATTGAAGGTCAGCTCAGAAATGCGATTGAAAGCGCTAGTCAGAAAGTGTCCGCTTTTTTGGTGGAACTTGAAAAGCGAGTATCTGACGAACGTCTTAAATTCGCTGATCGAGCGTCAGCGATTGACAAGGAGATTCAAACGCAAGAACAAGTCGTTGCCCAAGCTTTAGACAAAACCAACGAACAAAAGC